TTCCAACAAAATTCAACTTCCTTCCAACAAAATTCAACTTCCTTCCAACAAAATTCAACTTCCTTCCAACAAAATTCAACTTCCTTCCAACAAAATTCAACAGATCAGCGTTTTAAAACAGCATAATGTAGGGTTTTCCAACAAAATTAAGACTTACAGTGCTTTAAAACAGCATAATGTGAGTTTATTCTACAAAATTCAATAGGTTGGGAGTTGAAAACTATATTCTATAGATTAGTAGTAAGATTTGAGTAAGGAGGGAGAAGGTTCTATTTTTGGGGTGAAAGGAATAGAAGGTAGTGATGGTATAGTATATGCTAAGGTAGTTAGCTGTGTAGATGTTAGGGATTACAGTTGTGAGAGTTGTATTTTTTATAATTGTTATAAGGGTAAATGTTTGTTATCGCGTAGTGAGAGTTGTGTAGATGGAGACTGGCTTTGTGTGTACGAACAGGCTGCCATAGAGGGGGAGTAGGCGGCGCCTTGGGCTAAGGCCTGCGGTCGTAGGTAGAGCGTAGGTCGGAGCAGAGCCAGGACAGTTTATTGTGGAATGTAAAAATAAAAAGGAGGAAATAACATGAAAAAGGCATTTAAGATATTTTCTATCATGCTCGTTATTGAAATGGTATTGATATCTATTTTAGACGCTATGGCGTGAGAAGAATTTTCTTCATTAATTTTCTTATGCTTTAGACAGAATGCTCCCGTCTGCGAAGATCGGAGCATTTGCTTTATGGGATTCATGGTGCAACAGGTCGGTTCGATTCCGACGATCTCACACAATATTAAAAATAAAGGAGGAAAGAAAAATGAAAGACGGAATTGTATTACACCCAGAGTATGGAGTTAATCCATCCATAGAAATATGTATAGTATGCGGTGAAGAGATGGGGATTGCTTTATTAGGAAATGGGATTAAAGGGCAGGCGCCGCATCATATATGCACGGGCGAAGTATGTGACAATTGCAAAAAGATAATAGATGATGGAGGTTGTTTTATTATCGAAGTCGAGGATGGATCAGATCAAAAGAATCCGTATCGTACAGGAAGATATTGTGCGATAAAGAAAGAGGCAGCGAAGAAGCTATTTGGACAGGAGCATAATATTGTGTACATGGAAAAGTCTGCATACAGTCTAATAATACTATAAAAAACGAAGAGAGATATGTTTACAAAAGAAGAGCGATTATTCATATGGAAAAAGGTATATGAGATGATTGATAGGCAAGAGGATGGGGAATACATATGTGTTGCGTTAAGAAATGTAGTGTTTATGTATTTCAAAAAACATAAAAATATCTATGGGTTTCGTTCAGACGAAATGGTGAGAATATATTTCCCGGAATTGGAGGAGAAGATAAGTATGGCCACAGAACCAGAGGAAACAAGAACGTTTTATGGGTGGTTTGGTTGTATTAGTCCAGAAACGAAGGAGGTAAGGCTGAATATTGTGAAAGATATTATAAAAGAATTAGAATAGTATTTTTGTTAATCTATTTTATTCATCAAATTAAGTTTTGGGTTTTGGCATGTCGGTTCGTGAGGATAGGCATGCCTATTTCTGTATCATAGAGGGGATGACGCGGCGTGCCGGTATGTATGTGTCGGTCCTGGTTCGATTCTGGGCATCTCACAAACAATAAAGCATAATCATATGGAAGTAAAATAAGACATGATGGGGGAATTTAATGCGAAAGACGCCAATTTCTTATGGCGTCAAATTGGTAGGATTGATGGGGTGATAGAAACTCTGAACCGTACCGAAGGAGAGATGCCGGAAATTATAGCCGGAGTGCTAAAAAGAATAAGAGACGATATAGATAAGTTTGTAGATAATAAAACGAAAGATTATGAGAATATACAAGAATGATATTATAAAGGCGTCAGCGATAAGTACCGGCGCCGACAGAGGTGTGTTGCTGTGTTCAATAACAGATTCAGGATTCACGTCTATAGTGGGCGTAATATCGGCTGTTAAAGATAAGTTACCAGGCAAAGATCATAAGAAGATGATTTTTGAAATACGGAATGATGGAAGAAACGAATATGGCAGATATAATAATTGTGGAGGAAAAATATGAAATACAGAGGTCTGTTGCTCCCTATGATATTAGCTGCAATGTGCGGAGATGATGCCTTTGTGCTAAATACTAAAAGGGGAAAAGGAATGCAATCTACATATAGAAGAGAAAAGATTGTCAGAACAGAAAAAGAATTTGATATTAATGGTACTAAAGTAATGGCATACTCAAGAAAGGATGCTATTAAAAGATTAAAACATAAGAAGTAGAAAACGGATTTTATGTTAATGTTAGTTTTTTCATTTTTATTGAAAGGAGCGCCGGCCTGTGAAGGTATGCGCTCTTTGTATTTGTATAATGAATAGAACGATAATAATATGACAGATAATAACATAGATGTGAATATCGTACCTGTAAAGAATGGTGCGAAACGTGTTGTGGTATCATATTACCATTATTCACGCAAGGACAAAAATCACATGAGTTCTCAAACGGATTACGTGTGGGAAACAAAGAATGAAGAAATGTTTAAATACTTTGAGGCCAGGAGGACAAAAGTATTTTATAGTCAGATTCGTGCCATGTGTAGATTCTATGGCAAGAAAAATGTACGTAAATACAAAAAATTATGATATTAAAAACAACAACCAACGAATTTTGTTTCATTAACGTAAGTTTTTATGAAACAGTAGCAGACCCGCGTCATTTCTTTTCACAGGAATATGATGAGATGCCGGAATATGAAGAAGAATCGGATTTTGATTTTGATTCTTATTGCAATAAGTTTATTCCTTTTGTACAGGAATGGGCGAATAAGGTGGGCGAACGCCTTTATGAATATGGTGTGAATAACATAAAGGTAATATCGGTCGGATATCCAAAAGAATACAATTATGATACTGATTGGATGAATGTAAGGGTAGAGTTTTGTGATGAATGGAGGCAAAAGATGTTATCTAACATTGGTAAGATTGTCAATGATGATAAATGCAGGAAGTATGCGGAGGCTAATTACCGATCGGTACCAGGATACATCTTTTTAGGGCCTGAAGATTTAAATGAATTTGAAAAGAAAATAATAGAAAGAAAGTCAGATTCCGGATATGATGTAACAATATTATTAAATATGTATCTAACTTTGGCTTTTGTAAAAGAATTTGGATTTAAAGCCGGAGAAGCATGGAGTGAAATAACAGAATATGCTTACGGATGTTTGTCGTATTCCGATTTTGCAACAACGGAAACGCTTATACCGGAAGGTTCGGAGTATTTATTCAATGATGTGCATACAGCAGAAGCCGACGAATTATATCATCATGTCCTGGATAAATACGGATGGGCGTGGCGTGATCCGAAATATAAGTCAGAAACAGAATTATGCGCAATGTTAAAATGGGCAAAAGAAAAAGGCTTGACCATTGAAGAGTTAAGTATTTAATTGTTAAACATAAGGCAGTATTGGTGCGTGAGCATAGGTGCTGCCGTTAAAATATTTTATAAGATGAAAAAAGAAGAGATTCAAACTATTTTATACACAATCAAAGAAGGAGACAGTATTAAGATCAAAGTACAAGACAAAAGTGAAGAAATAAGACTGCGGGATCATGTAAGAAGAACGCAGAAATACGGATACAGGTTTTGTTTGTCTCATTTACATGATGGAATTTTCTATCTGGAGAAGTTGGAAGAAGGGGATAAGGATAAATACTATAGAGTAATAAACAGAGGAAATGGAAAGACCGGAGTATAATAAGCTACGCAAAATGGCTAAGACTACTCCAGGTCTGATAGTGGACGAGGCACAAAACATGATGCGTGTATCGCTATACGATAATGGGGAACTTAAGAAGGTGGTAGTGGTAATGAAATGCGATTCTTTTTTACAGTCAAAAAGTAACATAGAAAAGATAATGTTATTATCATCTTCTATAGAAGATAGAAAAAACAAAGAAAAAAATAAAACAAAATCAGAAAATGAACAGAATAACAAAAATAAGAGAAGAAATAGGAGGAAAACAGGTTGATTTAACCTTTTACGGGCGCTTTTGCAGCCTTATCGAAGGTGATAGAAAGATAATACTAAAGGCAATAAAAAACGGTCGTAAGAAGGGCGTAATCGGAGCCATTCAACCTGGGAGACATGACAGAATTTGGACCACATGGTCTATTGCTTTTGATGATCTGAAGGTAGGGGATACAGTAGAGTTCACTACATCCGGAAAATATAATCCCGGATTTCATACTACGGAAACGTATGTAGGATGTGTAGAATGGATAAAAGGATCGGAATGTGCGATAAAAACCGGCAATGGAATGGCGGTAGTATTAATTAAACACGTGGAAAGGGTAGTGAAATGATGGGGTTGAGAGAATTTGTGGAACTTTTTGACAAGAATGAAGTAAAGAATTTGTTTAATGCATTGTCTTTATGTATAGAATACGTAAGGATAGATTTGCATGTATTTAATATAGGTGCCTATGTTACGTGCCTGTACAGTAATGATCTTGAATCGCTTTCACAGACAGAAGGTTGTAATGTGAATATGATAATAGAGGTACCACACTTATTCGAAGCATTCATGGAATACGCTTCACCGGAAATGAAGTTGTATTACGAAAAACTAACAGAGACAGTATAATATGAAAGAGGAAGTAGAACGGATAAAGAAGTTGGTTGGCATAGATCATAATAGATGGGAGCAGCCTTGTACATGTGATAAATGCAAGAACATGTGTGAGGTTCCTTGTATTGGTACGCCAAAAGACATAGAAGCTATCATAGATGCCGGATACGCTGACAGATTAAAAGAAACAATGTGGATGGTAGGGTATCTTGCAGTGAAAGAAAAACCAATAGCGATGATCCAGCCAACAGTGAAAGACGGGTGGTGCGCATTCCGCCGGCCGGACGGTCTATGCGAGCTGCATGACCGTGGACTGAAGCCGACCGAAGGAGTTCTGGCTTCTTGTAAGATGATTGAAGAAGACAATATTCCAACATATGAAACGTCTGTACTTAGAGCAGTAGCTCATGAGTGGGTTAAGGTGGAGAACTTCGAAAATGTAATGAAGGTCGTTTTTAAATTTTTGCATGAAAATGAACGTGGAAAATAAATTAGATAAAGTGGTTAAGATCCTAAAAGAAAAAGGATTTGTAGTATATAGAAAGGGTGGGAAAGAGCCAGGTGTGTTTTACGCTAAAGAAGGTGACAGTCGAATAGGGTTCGTTTATCCTAATAACGGATATATATATGACAGAATAAAAATGTGGTCTTTTTCAAGAATGTACAAACCACATAAGAAAACCGGATCTTCGTGCTTAATGTGTGTCAGCGACGAATTTACGATAGAGAATGCGATTAAGAACATAGAGGATAGACTGTGGGTAAATTGCATAAAAGACGGTAGCAGAAAACGACCAGAAGAATATAAAAATATAAGAGAATTTGTTGGTAGCTTCACTAAATTCTACAGCTCTGTAGAATTAGTTGAAGTTAAGTAGTTTTCCATGTAAGTTAGTTGCCGGCACTGGTCTGTGAAGACAGGTGTCGTTTTTTTTATTCAAGGAAGGAGGACAAAGATGGAGAAAATAAGAATAGAAGTAGACAAAGTGATATTATACTATATGGATCGGGTAGACCCTGACGGGAACCTATACCGGTTCTATGTATATAAAGATATGGCATCTGAAATAGAATACTTTTGTACGGAAGAGGCAGGTAATATGACTATACCAATCGGAGAAGGAAAGTATATTGAAATCGTGCCAAGGGAAATAGTGAAAATACCAGTAAGGGGATACAGAAGGCTTGCTGGAAAATGGAATTGTGAGACATGTTATGGGAAAGGCTGGTATAGGCTTTTTAATTATTTCAAATACAAGCCAGACATATGTTATATTAAAAACATAGGGCGTGATAAAAATGGAAACACAAGATATGAAATATCATTATTTAATGCCACTATGAATGTGACAAGGTATTTTAATCTGTGGAGAATGAAGCCAGGGAAGCATGCTATGATAACAAACGAGTACAGAGCCGATATTATAAAAGAAAAATTTGATAACATAAATATTGTGAGATATGGATCTAAATAAATTGTATAAAGAAATAGAAGAAGCAGAGGCCAGTCTGAATGCAAAGAGATTAGAGTACATCAGAGAAGCATTAGCAGAAAACAATGGAAATATAAAGCTAAAATTTAAAGAGTTTAAAGAGTTTAAAGAAACTAATGATGCGTTTGACTTTGATGATCAGTTTCCAGTGGTAATAGAAATTGATGGAATTTCTATGTATTTAACGGAAGTGTATGTCAAAAAAAACGATTTTCGTGTAGTCATGCTGGATTATACTGATATGGCTTTTTATGATTATAATAATCCAGGGGAAAATGAACAGGTTGCTTATTTTATTAACTATTGCTTAAATCAAGACAAAGATGGGGAAGAGTAGGAAAGATTATGAGAAGTATCTTAACTCCATATCTCCAGATAGAGACGATGAAGCATGGATCATTGGAGGAAAGAACAGGTATTGCGGTAGAGAGAATTATGGTACTATGATCAAAAGGTATGATCCTATTGGTTTTAACGTAGGGTACAGGGAGTGGGCAGAACAGCCAGAGTAAGGCGGCGCCTGCCCTGCCATGAGGTCAGCCTGGCTGTCTGTGGCCAGGACCGTACATTAGTCAGATAGTGAACGACGAAAACAATACAAATGTTTGTTAATTATGAGAGTAGAAGATTTAACGAAGTTTGAAGGAGAATGTCCTAACATAGTCGTATTTGGTACATATATGGATATTAGGGTTCCATTAACGAAGAAATGGAAGAAAATTATTAACGAGAGGGGAGATAAGCCAAACACGTATCATAACTGTTTGATTAGTTATATCTCAGAGCAGATCGTGTTGTCCGGATTCAACATGAAAAGCATCGGGAACCTGTTAATAAAGGGAATCGTTTTCAATCAAAACGATTACTATAAGTATAACGACGTAGGAGGATTCCCGGCAACTATCAACGATTTGGGATATTGGGATAAAAACAGGGTAGAGCCAAATGAAGATTTTCACACTGTTAGGCTGTTTAATACAGTAAGTGTATATGGATTGATGTTTGGGCCCATAAAACAAAATAATTTCATTACGTTAAAAAACGATATAATGCAGATTAATGTTGGCAGCATAACTTACATCTAAAGAGATAAATCATGAAGCTATTATATTTAGTAGAGTCAGGAGAATCGAAGTTCCTTGTCTTTGACGAAATGCCTGATAAAATTAGCACAAAGTACGGAGATGATACCATTATTGGAAGGATAGGAGGTATATTCTATGATTTCCTTGCAAAGAGAAATGAGCGAAGAGAAGCTTTCGGAGGTAGAAAGTTCGATATCGTACTTGACAACGGGGAGATAGAGAAGTGTGAAGGGCAATGGTGGGATGCGGCCTGCATCACATGGCGTAAGGCTACAGTAGATGAAATTATTGAACATTTTAAAAGCAGATAATTATGGGATATATATGTACAAGATGTGGTGGAACAAAGGTTGCTTGTGAAGCCATAGTAAATCCGAATACCAGAGAAATAATAGATTATCTTGATGAATCTTTCGCGCATGCTATTTGCGGGGATTGCGAAAACGAGGTAATAATATCTAACGTTGAAGAAGTCAAACATGAAATTGATTTAAGATTTCATGAATTTGTAGAAAGAACAGGGAAGGAGCCTGAATACGTAGAATGTCAGATTGTACGGAAAGAGACAGGAGATGAACAAAGAAAGACAATAAAACTATCATTGAGCATCAACGATGATGACAATGATGATGTTTTTTGTTATTGCAATGGGATAGAATCGTTTAAGCAACTTGCTGAATACGGAGTGGGAAAATTTATCGTAACATTTTGTTGGAGTTTCTTTTAAAACCTATACAGATATGAAAATAATAAAAATTCCTATTACAGAGCAAAACAAAGAAGTCTATTGGTCTAGAAACAAAGATAAGAAGGCTTGGGAGAAGTTAATGAGTGAGTGCCCATTCATGACATCAAAAGAGTTTTGGAATAATGAATGGGAAGAATTTGATAAAGAAGAGATTTCGACGCATTGGTATTTCATTGTTGGCAAACCGGAATCGATAATAGATGAGTTGATTAATTTGAAGATAGGGGACACAAACGTATTCTATCCAAATATAAAGGAGAATAGACCTTGGGATATTGAAGAAATGGACTGGTATGATCTTAGAGAACATGCCAATACCATGAGTGATTTTATTCAGAAATTATATAACTACATTTAAAAAATGCTTTATGAATGGAATAATATTTGAATTAGAAGAAAAGTCGAAATATACAGGGAGATACATGGATGGGGAAATCTCCTATAATGACACATCTATAGATTACACGAAAGAAATACGAGAATGTGACAGAAAGAGTGAGATCAAGGATTTATTAAATGACCCTTGTCTTGGTAAAATATTTGAAAAGGGGGAAGTTGATGATGAAATTATATATAATGGTAATATAGAAGATGTAAAAGAGGAATGGATGCGTGCTATACAAAATGGGGTAGATAAAATGAATGTTAACAAAGATATGAATGGGCATAATCTTATTTATGTAATAAAATATGGGATTTGCAGATACGCGTATCGTATTTGCATTGATTCATATCCGGGATATGTTGTAAAAGATCCAATAACACTAATAGAATGGATTCAAGGTTTAAAGCCTGGAACCGTCATTAAAATAAGAGGAATATTCATTTATCATTTTTTATAACATATCTTATGAAAACACAAGAAGAATATGCACTTGAAATTGACGAAATAGTTCGCCGGGATGTGGAGAGTCGCCAGAGCGACTGGTTTAAAATCGACAAGGAGATATTTATGCAGCCAGAGAATAAGAACAAGGCATTTATTTTGGGAACCCGGAAGACCGGATGTGATTTAATAATACTGGGTGGCACTAATTGTGATGAAGGTAGTATGGATTGGCTTTTTGGGAGTCTTGGCAATGAAAATTTCTATGTATGTAAGCCGCTATCTTTCTATAAATCACGACAAGAAATCCAGAAAGTAAATCCGCTTTATGCTTTCAAGGTGGCCACTGCTTATTTTAGAGAACAAGGGAAGGTTCCGGTATTTGAAGATAGTAACTGTAGATTAATAAAACTATGAGCATAAAAGTAATAAGATACAGGTTGCCCTCTTATTGGGCTTGCCCGTTAATCAATGATGATTACACTGGATTAACGGATGAAGAATGTGAGGAAATCCAACGCTTCTTGGAAGCAGCAGAAGGTTATCCGGTAGATGTAGATTTGGAAACACAAGGGTTTTACCGTTGTAATGACGCAGGAACACTTCCCGGAGAGTGTGCAGATTTTATTTTTCATAAGTGTAATGATTAAACTAAAATAATATGGAAACTACAAACAAACTGTTTTATTCAGGTACAAAATTCTTTACAGAAAATGAAGAAGATTATAGAATAACAGTTAGAATCTCTTTGGATGATGACTGCAAAAATAACATATGCGACTGGAGCATAACAGCCGACGTTGACTGGAAAAACAAGCATGGAAAATATGAGGATTACTTAGGAGGCTGCTGCCACGATGAAGTCGCAAAACATTTTCCGGAATTAGCGAAATTCATATCGTTGCATCTTTGTAACCATTATGGTGCTCCTATGCATCCGGTGGAAAATGGCATATATCACGTTAGAAGAAGTGGTATGTCTGTGGCAATGGAGTATTTGCGTATATCAGAACAAGAATGCGTAGAATTATATAAAGCCTCTGAGGATAAGTTGTATTTCAGGTATATGCTTTTCAATCTGGGGATCGTGGATAGATGGAAAAGAGAATCAGAAGAACTTATTGCGGAACTTGAAAAATTGTGTGGTAAGAAGTGGGTTAATCCATATAAGCCGGAAGAAGAAAGATTTGTTTTAACACTAACGGACGAGGAACGATCTCTTATTGAAGAGCGTATTAAAGCCGGGCATTATTCCTCAGAAAATATAGAGAAACGCAGAGTGGAAGCCCATAAAGCAAAGATGGCGGCAAAACGTGCTGAAATTTGTGAGCGATACGATAAGAAAATCAGACAAGCAGAAGCAGAAAAGAAGATAATACTCTGTGTGTTTGATTATGGATTGCCAATTAATAATGTTATATATTATCCTCACACGAACACTTTATCTTTCAACTGGAACGATTATGGAGGAAAAATCACACAGGAAGAGTTTGATGATTTTGTGAATAAGGTAGACCGCTCTCAGTTGCCGGAAGACATTAGGTTTGAACTTAAATAAAATATTGGATATGGAAAGATTGAATTTCGAAACATTGTTTCGTGTCGTAAGATGGGATTACAATCGTTGCTTTAAGGATGAATCACTGGACAAGGATTTGTTCGTAGAAAAATACGGACGGGTAATGGGTGAGCATTATTATAACAAGTTTGTCCATGAGTTTGACGGGAATATCCTGAAGATGGTTGGTTACTTCAGAGGTTCCGAAAAAGAGGGGCAAGTCTTCTGCGATATGATAACCGAACGTATTGAAAAATACGAAAAGAGAATGCCATATGATAAAGGTAAGTTAAACAATTAAAAAGATACTTATATGAACAATTCAATGGTCGCTCACTTGTGGGCAAACGAAAAGCAAGAATCAGCGAATGGTAGTAACTTCTATTTTGAAGGAGAAAGTATTTACTCCTATGGAAGACATTTTGAGGTCGGAAGAATCGTGCGAAACAAGCGTGGGGAAAAGGCGTATTTGATTAATGACATATATTATTCTTCTTCTACAAGCAAACATCAATGTCGTGTTCGTAAAGCAATACCAACTGGCTCAAAGGTGTTCTATGTTGAATGTAATATATCATATTGTATCGGTAACATGCTCTTTGTTACCAATATGTTGGAATATATTAAAGATGCTATTGAAAAATACAAGAAAGCCAGAACCGAATTGTCTTATCGGGATGTTTGGGGAGCTTTTAAAAATATGATGGATTACATTGAGTTCTTCGATATGGGGACTCCCCAGCGTCTTCTTAAAAAGAGCGCAAACGAATGGCTTGGAACTAACCATGAATTGTCACTGAAATCAGATAAGATTAAACGTGAACATGTCCGTGAGTTGAAACGTGTTTTCCAGATATTGTTGAATCATAAAGCACTGGAAGTCCTTGGAACCGTTAATGTGATTGTAGATGAAGTTTGTGGTGAAGGAACTTATTCGAAATATCGGGAAAGAGTTGAAAAACATAGAATAAATATAGAAACAAAACAGGAAAAAAACGAAGGGCAAGGGAAGAAGAATTAGATAAATTTCGTAAGGATTTTTATGAAAGATTAGAAAAATGGAAGTCGGGAGAACTTAATTTCTTGCATTCATATTATTTTATTGATTGTGCTGACGTAAATGCTTGGATGCGTATAAAAGGAGGAATTATTGAAACGAGCAAACAAATAAAAATCGGGATAGAAGAAGCCAGAAGAATGTGGCAGGTAGTGTCGCTGTTGCACCGGGGAGGCCAGTTCCGGCATGGTCTGGTAGAGGACATGAATGGCAACAAGTGGAGCATAAACCGGTATGAAAACGATATACTGACAGCTGGATGTCATCGGATAGCATATAACGAAATGGAGAGAATAGCAAAACAACTGGGATGGGTGTAAGTAGTCCATCTTATTTTATTAATCACATAATTAAAAACGAAAAGATATGGAAAATTCAATTATTGTTCCGTTTGATTTAAATACGGCGAGAAAAATTAAAAGTGGAGAAATAGAAGGTTCGGTATTAATAGACGATATTAAAATAGAATTTGTATATGAGTCAAAAGACTGTGCAAATTCTTATAGTTTACTTTTTGTAAAAAAAGATGGACATGGAATAAGTGCTATATATGCCGATATAGAAGGTTGTACTCTTGACGGAAACGCTCTGGAATTGAAAGTAGAGGCTGGAGCGTATTTCAAGAAGGGGGATATATTGATAAGCACGAATGGGAACCCATTTATATATAATGGTATTATTAATAGAGAAGGAGAGATGGGATGCATATATGGTATATCGACATATGGCGAGATTAGATCTAAAGAAGTTCCAATATGGACAAGTGTGTGTAGTGAGGATAAATCCAAGTATGTCAGATTAGCCACAGAGGAAGAGAAAAAATCTTTTGCTGAAAGAATTGCTAATACAGAAAGCTTTGAAAAAACAGAAATCATAAAAAAATATCTAAGTAAGTACGAATATTTACTTGACGAACAAAAGAAATGCGATTTTAAGCCATTCGATCAAGTATTGGTGAGAGCAAGTAATTTGGGAAATTGGAATCTACACTTATTTGCCAGAGTAAGAGAAGAAGAATACAAATATGAATGCTTGGGAGGTTTGAGATACAAAGAGTGTATTCCATACCAAGGAAATGAGCATCTTTTAGGAACTAATAAAAATAAATAAGATTATGGAACAGAAAACAGTAACAATTCCGTTTGATTTAGAAATGGCGAAAAAAATAAACATAGGGGCAATAGAAGGTCGGATTGTGACAGAGAAAGGACGAAATAGAGCAGAAATCGTATATGAAGACAATTCGTCAAGTTGTCCGTTATTGGTTGTAATTCATTCGATTTCTGTATCGGCAGATTGGTTTTCTGCTACAGGAAAAGCACTTAGCAGCGAAAATCGCCTCCTTCTTGAAGTTCCAGAATATATTACATTTAAAGATGGAGAGGTGTTAAGCAACGAAGATGGAAGTTTTATTTTTATTTTAAATATACATGGGAAATATTTAACATCTTTTTATGCGAGTCTTGCAGCGAGAACAGGTCTTAATATATCGGATAATCTTGCTGCATGTAATAACAAAATAGAACGCTATAGACTTGCAACAGATTCGGAAAAACAGAGGATGATTAAAGCGTTAAAGAAAAGCAAAAATCCTAAAGCAAAAGAATATCTAAAACGCTTCTTCGGAATTGAAGAAAAGCCGAAATATGAGTTTAAGCCGTTTGACAAAGTGCTGGTAAGAGACGAGGATGATAAAGAATGGCATATCAGCTTGTTTGCAAGGGAAATTGTGGACGATTCTGATGGATTGTCTTATAAGCATGAATGTTCCAATGGAACATTATGGGATTGTTGCATTCCTTTTGAGGGTAACGAGCATCTTTTAGGAACTAATAAAAATGGATAACAAATATGAAAACAATAACATACGAAGGGGTGCAGCATGGAGACTGGGTGAGATGTGTCTTATGTGGGGCGCAAATGCTTCTTCCATGTGGGGCAGATAAATGCCCGGAATGTGGAGAAAATGGCACTTTAAGATGGGTCGACGAAGAGAGGCAGGAAATAGATGCTAAGGGTCTGGATTGCTTAGATTATGTAAGAGAGTTGAGGGTAGATGATTATTTATCTCCAACAACATTAGAAGAGATCGCGGAAGAAATAAAGAAAAAAGTAAATAGAGGATAACTCTAATGAGAAAATTATTAAAAGTAAAATTTATTCAAAAATGTGCATGCGGGGCGGTCACTATCAGATTTGATAATGACCGCTGAATTAAGTAACATAGCTAAGAATTGTAAAATATAGAAAATATGTATGAGAATATTTTAAGCAACATGTTAGGATGTCAGACATATTGTATATCAGACAGTCCTTCGAATGGATACTGTCTTATTGGACCTATTGAGTGCAATGAGAAGTTAATAGAAGTGTTTAAGAAGGGGATAATGGTAAAACTCAAATACGTGGAAAAACGAGTCCTGGATACATTTACGGACAACGGAGTCGACCTGAGCAATTACACTCACTGTATTATTGTGAAGCGGAATTTTTATCTCGCTTGGTAACAGCAAAACATAAACGATATGAACAATTTTATAACGATGTATTTTTGCAGAATACCAAACGACGATTAAGGTATTCACAACTAAAGAAAATTACGGCATGAAAAAAAATAAGAAATTCACAATATCAACCACTACTACGATCAGAAGTAGTAAAAGTGGAAAATTAGAGAAGGATATGAAGAGAATAGCTAAAGGTGTATTTAGCTATAATCCCAAAACAGATCCTAACGACCCTCTTTTTGATAAAACCACCTCTAAAAAAGGTGGTAACGAAAAAGAATTTTAACCATATAAAACAGAAGCCGGATATACGTTAATCATTATCCGGCTTCTGTTTTATATAGATGGTGTAAAGTTGTATATAATCACCTAATCAAAAACATAGAACCATTATTGGAAAAACTTGTAAAAAGGTGCATGTATAATACATACGGAGGAAACAATCAGATAGAAAATTGGATCAGATGTATGGTAAATGATGAACTTAAACAAAGGGATTATGGTTTTGTAGAAAGAATAAGCAAGGAAGTCATAAAAGATCATGTGTTGAATGAGTTGAGCATAATTGTAAGACCCAAAAATGAAAGATGCGTATGTGAAAATAGAGTGCCATCAAGAGAAAATGGTTTGTATTTAATCTACAGAGACGGACACGCTGAGCTGTTTACCGGCGATAACTCCAAAGATTGTGTACGATACATCGGGTTGAAGCACGGATACATGTCATTTGCAATCTCACTGACGGAGCATGATAACGTACAATTGCTTGACGATGATAGCCGTGAAGAATCCGGAAGTGAGACATATTACGAACGTAAATGTGATGCGCTGTTTGACATTGACGGACGCGGCAATACGGAACGCCTTGTGGCCAGAAATCCAAAGTTGAAAAATTTGCTGAAAGATGGCGAGTATATACCATCTCTTGGTCAATTAAATTTAATGGCCCATTATATGGACGAACTAAACAAAGCATTCGCTTATGTTTCGGCATCTCCCCTCTCCTCGACGTGGTATAGGTCCAGTACCGAGAGCAGCCCGAGCGTCGTGTGGTACGTGGACTTCTCCATTGGTAGCGCGTACTACAGTGACAAGTACAACAGTAGCAGGGTTCGGGCGGTAATTGATTTTTAAAAAGGATTACAATGATAACATCAGTAAAAATAAAAGACAATACAAAAACTCCATTTGAATATGTTTCGGATATAGAAGCATTTGAAAATGGCAGAGAATTTATTTTCAAGCCAGGAGTGAATGTGATTATAGGGAAAAACGGTAGTGGAAAATCAACCTTGCTTAACATCATATCAATGTATGCGTTATGCGAGAAGTCCATGTGCTCTGAAATACCGATCGAGGCACTGGATTTTCCACCTATATTTGATGATGATGACAAGGTTCTTGATGGGATTGACATATCATCCGATTATGCAGGGAAAGTATTCCGTTTATTGCCATCGGCGGAGATGAATCGAGATAGCGTATTGAAAAATATCAGCAATTTCGATTTGTATGTGAATAATATTCGAAGATCTTATGGAGAGAAAGTGGTGTTATCATTGGAATCACTTTTCAATTTAATGTTCGGTCAAAAGGATTATACGTTTCCAATACAAGATCTTGTAGAATACAAGAAAAAATCAAATGCGTTTTGGATTAAAAGAATTGATAACCTGTTGAAGTATTATAAAAGAAACCGCATAACATTAACAGAAAGCAGTTTTGAATACACGGTTCTCATGGATGAGCCAGACAGGAATCTTGACATTGACAATATAATGCAAATTTATAATGTATTGTCATTCCATAAACCACAAACGCAAATTATAGCCATAGTACACAATCCGGCATTGATTTACAAGTTAAGCAAATTAGATTGTGTAAACTTTATAGAGATGACAGAAGGGTATCTTAATAAAACTTGTACATTTGTGTCCAACTAATTAAAAGTGATATGAACTGGAAGAAATTTAAAGAGGAAAAACCTCCAGAGGGAGAAGAAGTGTTGGCTTATCATCCAAGTTGGATAGATGAAGATTTCAATCCAAGAGGTATAAGAATAGGGTTTTGGAATGGAGGGGACGATTTTAAATCAGCCCATTGGTGGGATTATCAAGATTGTTATATCACAATCTCTCATTGTGATTGTGATGATAATTCTCTTTTCAGTGATAGAATAAAAAACAGCATAGAGCCAGAGTTATGGATATCACTTGATGTTATTACAAATTACTTACCTAACATAAAACAAAATCACTTATCACAATGAGCTATTTTATGATTATTTAACCAACAAAATCACCATACTTTAGAAGGTGGATGAATTGGGTTGATTAATTTTGAATCAAAATTACAGATAAAAAAAATGATTTCATACAAATACAACATCTATCATTCAAAGAAAACGAAGTATCTAGACAAGATGCTTCGTGAATGTTGTTTTGTATGGAATCATGCTTTAGCTCTACAACGTAGGTATTACAAACTGTTTGGAAAATATATATCAATTGGTAAGATGAAGAAGCATTTTGCCAAAAGAATTAAAAGAAACTTGCTTCATTCCCAAACAACACAAGAAATACTTGAACGTCTTGATGAATCTTATAATCGTTTCTTCAAGAAATTGGCTAAACGACCTCCTAAGTTTAAATCACCGGAGAAATTCAACTCTTTTGTTTTCAAACAAGGAGGTTTTACCCTAAATGGTAATTGTCTAACAATTAACAAAGGAAAGAAACGATTTAGATTCTCATACAGTAGAGTCTACGAAGGTAATGTTAAACAAATTAGAATAGTTAGAGAAACCTGTTCACGTTTTAGTTTGATTATAGTTACAGACCATAATCATTCAAACTCCTATAGAAAGACACATGATGGTGCATCTATCGGATTGGATTTTGGGCTGAAAACTTATCTGACTAAAAGCGATGGTAGCAAAATCGATTCTCCTCTATTCTTCAAACAATGTCAAAACAGGATTAGAAAACTAAACAAACGGTTTTCTAACGCAAAGAAAGGATCTAACAATAGAAGAAGGAGACTGTTTGAACTACAACAAACGTATCGTAAAATAAACGATCTTCGATCGGATTTTCAATGGAGATTAGCACACCAGTTATGCAAACAGTATGATTATATTTTCATTGAAGATCTAAACATTGAAGGAATGAAACGTTTGTGGGGAAAGAAAGTTTCCGATCTTAGCCATTCTTCTTTTATTGATAAGCTAATGTATGTTTCTTCAAAGTATGGAGTAACGATACACAAGATTGACAAATGGTATCCTTCTTCCAAAACTTGTGAATGTGGCTGCATTAATAAAGGACTGTCGTTACGCGACCGCACGTGGGTATGCCCCTCGTGCGGCGCAGTTAACGACCGTGATGTTCTTGCAGCCCGTAATATACTTCGGAAGGGCATTTCCGAATTGGAGAGCAAGAGTAATTCCAGCGATATTAATATCGGGGTTTCTTGCGTTTGCATCCAAGAATCCCATTTGCTTTAACGATGGGAGTATGTCAATGTGTTTCTCCCTAAGAAATCAACAATAGGATCAAAGAATCCAATTATGGGTATATTGGAAGAGAACAGAACTTTTATATCCAGCCGTCCAGGATGTATTTTATGCAGATTAGATGAAATGGAATCATGGGCTTATTTGGATGATCTATTACCTTAGGTAATTATATACTCAATTTTAAAAGTTAGAATTATGAAAAAAGATTTAACAGACAAAGAAAAAGAGGAAAGAATGAATTACCTTACCATTCATAAATGTAAAAACGAGGATGAACGTAAAGAGTTAAAAGAATTATGTGATTGGTATTTTAAGGATACTCCTACATTAACTATGTCTTTTTCTTTAACAGAAGAAGATTTTCGGGTAACAATGGAAAGGGACGTGGAGTTGTCGGAGGTAGCCAGAGCGGTAAAGAATCAACACCATAAGAAGAAAATTTGAAAGGTTATGACCGACAGAGAACTTCTTGAAGAAAACAATAAGATGTTAAAGGAAATTCTAAGTTTTGTGAGAAAAGTTGATTCTGCTGAATACAGGGATCATCAAGACTTTATGGAATTTCTTAGAAATGTGGCAGCCGATATATGGGTAGAATATACGGAGCCTGAACAAAGAGGTAGATTGTTTAATTTAATAAATAAAAAGAAATGAAAACAGTTTTTGATTTAAGCAGAGATGAGATTGTGGCATTGACAGACGAAGAGATAAGTCTGTATATAGACAAAGAGCTTGCTGGTAAAGGTATTCCAATTGAAGCTAAAAACTGGAATATAAAGAACGAAAAAGAAGTCGTGTATCCAAGAACTGGAGTTCCAGTATTTATGTTAAAAGATATTGGCATCGGTTTTAGAACCGTAGAAGGTGCAACTGAGGTGGCTAATTTGCTTGTTAAATATAATGCATTTAAAATAGAATCAAGGTTTCTGACAGGATCGTATGAACAGTTTTGGATCATAAAAGAAAGTGTTTGCCCGGCTATTAAAGGGGAAGCGGGGTATAGCAAAGAAGAGTTTGATAAGGTAAACAAGGAAAGCAAAGATCCAGAATTGGAAAGTATAAATTCCTTCAATGATACTGTGAAAAAAGCCAATGAAATTAAAGACAGGGTGTTGAAATACGTGTACAACATAAAACAAGAGCGTTCATATAACAATGACCTGGTTGGTATCTTTGAAAGGTATAAAGATATAGCAGACGGTGATATGGAGGTAGCTATGAATTTTATTAAGGAGGCCTATCCATTCAATGAAGAAACAGAATCGTTTATCAGGAAAAAGTTTGACATGCCTATGCCGGACGAATCAAAAGAGTAGTAATTAAGCTAAATTAAATCATTTTGAATCTTTTTTTATTATCAAAAGACATATCTTTGTCCAAAAAAACAAACAGAATGGAAGAAAAAGAGATAAAAGAAGCTATGATTGAAGCCCTGACGCACTTAGAGGGGTGTAAGTATTTCGTAGCCACGATAGTAAATGAAGAGGAAAGAAGATTTGATATGAGCCTAAGAATGTCACAGCATCAATTGGCGTTAATTATAAAAGGCATCTTATCTAATAATGAGATGATGATGATGGATGTTTTGCAGTGGTGTTCTGAAAGATTTAAAAATAGTATAGAGAAAGGAAAGAAATCAACTAATTAAATATTAATACAATGAATCGCTGGTTTGAAATTACGGTAAAAGCCGAGATTGATAATATCGAGAACGGCAAAAAAAAGAAAGTAACTGAAAAGTATTTGGTAGATGCCTTGTCTTATACAGAGGCAGAATCAAGATCTTTAGAGATTTTCAAGGATTTATTTCAAGTGTTCGACATTATTAAAATAAATCCTATTAAAGTGTCGGAAATCTTCTTCAACGGAGAAGCTGAGTACTGGTATAAGTGTAAGGTGAATTACATTACACTGGATGAAAAGAAAGGTAAAGAAAAGAAAACGCCATGCTATATGTATGTCCAGGCCGGCAATCCTAAAGACGCCGAAGCTGTGTTGACTAAAGGTATGCAGGGTACGTTGGGAGACTGGAATTGCGAAGCTATTGCTGAAACGAAGATCATTGACGTATTCAAATACGATCTTCAGAAGGGAGCTGAAAAATTAGGCGAGAAGAAGAGTGAAGAGTAAGGCTGATGTAGTTTCCAACATAGCGCTTGTTGTGGCGATAATATCATTGCTTTCAGCAGGCGCTTTCCTTCTGATAGTGATTAAGACAGACGAGGTATCTAAATTATTAATGAACGTACCTTATCTACTGGCTTCAGCGGGATTGTTCTTTTCAATAATATCATTATTATTCGAATGGAAAGCAAGGAAAAGAAGCTATACGTCTGCGAACGATGCGGACGAAAAGTGATGATAAGAAGTCATGGCTTATGCCAGGCTTGCAGGAGCAAAGAGTTGACTCCGAAGAAAAAAAACAGAATTACATCCATTAAAAACAGCAGCAAGAAGAAAAAGTTAGAGAACCCGGATTTATCCGGGTTTTTTCGTCTTATGTTGGAGGAGTTGGGTAGCATTCGAATGTCTATGACTGGTAAGGCTATTCATTTTCCTACAGTATGTAACGTCTGTCACATACTTCCGAAAAGGATATATAAGTCGGTTGCTACTTGCAGGGATAATATAGTTTTCCTACATGAATCGGAGCATACGGTATTCGACATGTATCTTGACAGGATGGAATTTGATAAACTTGAAACAGAATTTCCTTTTGTGTGGAAGTATGCGGTAAAGAAGGTACTGGATATGGAAAGCAGAGGAATGATTAAAGAAAGAGGTAGATTAATTATTGAAATAATTGACAGATACGAGAAATAAAATAGTTAAATACGATTAATAGTATATTGTATTTGAAATAATATAGTATATTTGCGACATGAAAACAAATAAAGTATTAAAGATATTACAAATCACAAGACCCACTTTGACTAAATATGTCAAAGTGGGTAAAATCAGAGTAATCACAAAACCGAATGGTTTTTATGATTACAACGAAGATGATGTATATTCACTCGCTGGTTATTCAACAAGAAGGTTGACGGTTGCGTACTCAAGAGTTTCTACAAACAAGCAAAAGAAAGACCTTGAAAACCAAGAAAAATCAATCGTATCTTATTGTAATAACAATGGGATAAGAGTTGATAAATCATACAAAGATATTGCAAGTGGAATGAACTTCGATAGGAAGCAGTTCCTTGAAATGTTTAACGATATCATAGATAGAAAAATACAGACTGTTTATATAACATATAAGGATAGGTTGTCAAGAATTTCTTTTGATCTGTTTGAAAAACTTTTCAGGGAGTTTGGGTGTGAGATTATTGTAATAAACAATACGGAAGATAGAGAAACAAATGAATCAGAGATATTTGGAGAAATTATTTCCATGCTTCATTGTTTTGCTATGAAAATGTACTCGAAAAGAAGAAAAAATAAACTTGAAATCGTAAGTAAGGATTTAGAAAATGAGATTAGTCTATAAGTTCAACATAGGGAAGAATGAAGAGATATCGAAGCTGTGCAAGGTTAGCAACAACCTGTATAACCAAGCTTTGTATGTCTTTCGGGAAACATTGAAAAATGAATCCAAATGGCTTTCCTATTTTGAACTTGATAAAATCTTGAAGGATACAAGAAACTTGGATGGAGAAATAAATTACAGATTACTGAAGGCTCAATGTTCTCAACAGGTACTTAAACTACTTGATAAGAATATAAAAAGCTATTACGAATCTGTTCGGGATTATAAGAGGCATCCAAATAAGTATAAGGAAAAACCGGGTCTTCCTAAATATAGAAAAAGAGGTTCCGAGTTTAACATGTATTATACGAATCAAAATTGTAGAATAAGGAATGGTAAAATAATTCTATCAAAGGAACTTTCGATAGATATTCCTCAATATGAAAAGTATTCTTACTTGCTTGAAAATTTCAAACAAATCAGAATATTACCTAATCACATAGGATACAGGATTGAAGTTATCTATGAGGTGGAAGATGTTGAAATCCCTAAAAGGAAGGAAGAGAAAATAGCTTCCATTGATTTAGGAATAGACAATCTGGCGACTATTGTCAGTGAGGATTTTACTATCATTTTTAGTGGTAAATTTGTTAAATCACACAATCAATTATTTAATAAAACACTTGCTAAATTAAATAGCATAAAGGATTTACAAAAGATAAAAGGAACAACAAAACGAATAAAGAAATTATATTATGATAGAGAACAGTACATAGAAGATGTCTTTCATAAAATCAGTAGAAAGATAGTTGATTTACTTATCGATTCCAAGATAACAAAATTAGTTGTAGGTTATAATAAGGGATGGAAAACTGGAGTAAACATGGGTAAAAGGAATAACCAGAAGTTTACACAAATCCCTTTTGCGAGATTGGTTAGTTACTTAGAATATAAATGTGAATTAGCTGGTATTGAAATAGTTATTCATGAAGAGTCATATACTTCAAAATGTGATTTTATTGCATTTGAGAAGATAGGAAAACATGAAAACTATTTAGGAAAGAGGAAGAAACGAGGATTATTTCAATCTTCAGTAGGAAAACTCATAAATGCAGACGTAAATGGAGCATTAAACATTATGAGAAAAGTAGTCGGTGATTCCTGTGAATCAATTCGTAGGATAATCGATAGAGGGTTATTGTTTAACCCGGTAAGGATTACGAATGTATTTTGCTAAGAAGTACATTTTGAAACTTATAAAGAAATGTAATAAGTTTTATTTAATTTAATATTTTTCATAACATGAGAAAACTTTATAAAATAAGAATAGAAGCTGACGATGAAACTATCTTTTATGCTCACATACAAAGAGAGAATTATGGCAAGGATATAGCTATCGCAGTGAAAGATAGAGATAAAGATGAAGTGGAAACAGTGTTACATTGTATTAAAGAAGAATTGATTAGAGGAAGATCATGAAAGAGAAAATAAAAATATTGACAGATTTAGGGTTTGCGCCTATGGTAGAAGGAGAAGGAAATACGTTGTTTAGAATGAACGATGTTGTGATGTCGGTATCAGATCCTGATCAAACACCGGAGCAGTTAAAAAAGGAAGTTATGGCTTTGATAAAGAATAAAGACATAGCAGAAAGAGGCGGACAGGTTCCAGTAGTTAAAGAGCCGGCGCCTGAGCCAGAGCAGGCCCAGAAGGAGGAGGAACCGGAAGCTCTGGCGGAGGAAGCCGCTCCTAACCCTGGAGAAGAAGATTCGAATCCGTTTACAGAAAATCAGGAAACGTTAGAGCCGTTTTATATCTGCGATGAGTTGAAGAAGATTGAGACTCCCAAATTCGTAAGATTGACATTAGACGATAATCGTTTTTATGTAAGGAAGATGGATGATGGAACGGCCAAGATATATGCTTCGGTAACAACTTTAATCAAAGATGGGTATGTAGATGATAAGACCGCACTTCAGGAATGGAAGCAAGAGATGAAGATGCTTGGTCGCAATCCGGAAGAGGTGGCGCAGTATGAAGCTGATAAGGGAACGATCATGCACTACTTATACGGATTGTACCTAACAGGTAGAGATATGGTCTTAAATCGAAGTTTTATAGTTAAGACAGTGCAAGAAGGCAAGCTGAAGATATCGAAAAAGAATCTTGACAAATTCTTTGGTAGCATAGATGATCTTGACGATATGATTGTCAGAGTTATGAAGTTTGCTAAGTTTTGTTCGGAGTATAAGGTTAAGCCGATGATGATTGAAAGAATATTGTCATTAGAAGACTATTTGGTAGCTACGCCGATAGATGCGATGGTTAAAATGACATTCAAGTACAAAGAAGAAGGTTATTTTGGAGCCGTGTATCAAAGGGCTACAGGGCAGTTTAAAAAAGGTGATCCGAAGAAGGAGGTAAGAGAAGTGGAGAAGGAAGAAGTGGTTATTCTCGACTTTAAATCAGGGGGAATATGGGAATCATACGCATTTCAATTAGAAGCTGAAAGAAGAATGGTTAAAGCATGGTATGGGATTGATGCACGTATTATGAACTTTTCTCCAAAAAGCACGAGCAGCAAAGGATATACGCTGAAAGAATGGACAGAAGACAGTATAGCACTTGAAAAGGCGGACTGCGTGTTCCAACAAGGTATGTTGAATCACCTTAGAAAAGATAAGAAGTTCAAAGTGAGAAAAGGAGTGCTGAATATCAATAAGCCGTACAATGAAGAGGATCATACGGTCGTGTATGATATTGCAGAGGAAATGTCTAAAAGATTCATAATATGAACGATATTGTTATTCCTGAAGGAGATTATATAGAAATCGTAAAACCGATATGTATCAATCCTTTTGGTGATTATTTTATTAACATCAAAAGGGGTTCAAGATTAAGATTATCGAAAGATTTGAAAATAGGAGATAAATATGCAATATGTGTACTTGCATCTCATAAGAAATATGGCAAAACCATCGAAACAATAATGCCTATATTGGTCAGAAATACAAGAAGAGTATGAAAAGAAAAATTAGAAGAACAGGAGAGATAATAGACGTAATCACTTTCAGTAGCTCAACTACAAGAAGCGACCATGACAGAATACAGTTCTATGGTGATAATGGGAATGTGATAAGTGAGAGTTTAAATTTTTATCTCGATACCCTTCCTGTAAATGACGAAAACAAAGATGTAGACTGGGAGCAACGTAGATTCGATCTTATCAAGGCTTATTCTATTGAGTTTGTTAAAGCACAAAATAGAAAAGGTGAAATAGATTGCGGAGTATATGTACCAGATGTGGTGTCATGGTCTATAACTATAGCAGATAGAATCATAGAGGCGATGAGAGGAGTTAAAAATGCTTGATTTTAGAAAATACGAAAACGTACCTCGGTTTCAACTTGACCGCAGGCCGGGCAGGAGCCGACTGAAGCTAACCTGCCCAGCTTGCGGGAAAAGCCGGTGCCTCACTCCTTATATTGATGTGGCAACAGGTCAGGTTGTTGGCAACGAGTTCGGAAGATGCGATCATGAACGGACTTGCGGTTACGATAAACGACCTACCGGTAAGGATGTAGGTGACAAAGATCTTTGGATTTCAGGAAACAAGTGTATAAGAGCTTATCGTCCTCCTGTAAATCCTGACGTTGTAAATTACATACCTTTTAGCGAGTTTGAGAGGACTGTGGTTCCAGATGATAGAAATACTGTATTTAGATTTTTATCGTCTCTATGGGGAAAAGAAAGGGTATCTGACGTATTTAGAAGATATCATGTCGGAACAATGGACTTATGGGGATGGAAAGGGTGTTGTATATTCTGGCAGATAGACAAAGATTTTGTATGCAGAACCGGCAAGATCATGGACTTTTGTATAAAGACCGACAGCCAGGGGAATGAGATTGATGTAAAAAGAGTGAAGGAAAAAGACGGTGACAATGAGCGGCCTCATGTTATGTTTTATCACTCGTTGCATGCAAGAGACTTCTTGTTTAGACAATGCCTGTTTGGAGAACATCTTCTAAGCCAGTATCCGGATAAGGTGGTTAATTTGGTGGAATCAGAAAAGACGGCTATTATATGCGCTGTGAATAAACCAGATGAGTTATTTGTAGCTACCGGTGGGTTGCAGAATCTAAGGCCGGAAGTGATAGATGTTTTAAAAGATAGAAAGACTGTAGCTTTTCCGGACAAAGGACAAGCATTTGAGACATGGAGTAAAAAGATAGATGGGATGATGATGAAGTCAAGGATAAAAGTATCGGACTATCTTCAAAATGTTGAAAATGTAGGAGACGGAGATGATGTGGCAGATTTGATAATTAGTAACAAGATAAAAGAAAAATATCATGAGCCTGGATGTTTATATTAAGAACAAGAAGAAAGAAGAGGATCGTGAATGGGTTGCAAACATCACCCACAACATGAACAAGATGGCACAAAGAATATTCGTATCGGAAAATAAAGAAACGCTGTACGATTATGTTTGGAGACCAGAAGAATTGTATAAAGAAATATATACCAATGAGATGAAGAATGTACTTACAAAAGGTATATGTATTATGATCTCTAAGAGAAAAAGTCTTTTGAGATACGAGCCGGAAAACGGATGGGGGTCTTATGATTCATTTCTTAAGTTTCTTATCAAATACAAAGAGGCGTGTGAAGATCATCCGGGTTATATAATTGAAGCAAGTAGATAACAACATGGAAAATTATAAAAATACTTTAAATGAGGTAGTGGTGATCGAATCGTCACCAGAAACGTATTTTGTTTACGCTATTCGTAATGCTATTCGTATCTCTAAATGTGCGTATCCGACAGCCAAGAAAGTAATTTTCAAAAGAGAGGACGTAGAGGTAGAGATCTCAGAAATGGAAACTGAAAGCAGTTTGCATGAAAAGTTTAAAGAAAAACAAAAGAATAGGGTATGGAACCTAATGAGCGCCAACAACGGGTTTTAAGAGGCGAAATTTGTCCTTATTGCGGAAGAGAAACTGAGCTGGTAAATGCCGATAAAATATATAGCAGAAAAGGCTTAGGGATGGTTATGATGTGCAAACCATGCAACGCTTATGTCGGTGTTCATGAATCAGGGCCGAATAAGGGAAAAGCTAAAGGCCGGCTTGCGGGGCCATCACTGAGGTCTCTTAAGATAAGAGTCCATGCCGAACTTGACAGATTATGGTCTACGCCGGAGGAACGGGAAAGGATGTATAAAGATTTATCTGAATTTCTATCTATACCGGAAGAGTACACACATATAGGTATGTTTGGCGAGAAGACGATGGGAAAAGTCTTTCAGTTCTGTCATGTAAACAAAGAACGATCAGGTTCGAGAATAGAATGGCATAAGCCTGGAGATAAGTGCCCTAATAAGAACAATCAAATAGTGTCAGGAAGTAGCGCATGTAGAGGATGTCCTGAGTATCTTCATGATGAGAAAGATGGGTATGTCTGGTGTGATCCTGATATGAGCTACGGCAGGTTGAAATAGGGAGCGAATTGCCTATCTTTGTGCTATTATTAATCAAAAAAAATATAAGCACATGGGCAGATCAACAGAGTACTACAGGACTCATCCCGAAGCCAGGAAGAAAAAGGCTAAAAAGGACAAGGAGATAAATGCCAGACCGGAACAGAAAGCCAAACGCCGAGAGCTTGGTCGTAAAAACTACGAAACGGACAAGAAGAAGGGTAAGGGCTGGAGAAAAGGAAAGGATTGTTCTCATACCAAGAACGGTCTTAGGTATAAATCAGTAAAAGCTAATAGGGGATCCAAATCGGATACAAAAGGTGACAAAAATGCACGAGGAGATAGCAAATAGGATAGATATAAGAAGGATATTCAAGACCTCTAAACAGGTTATGGAAGAGGCGTATGAGAATATCTTGAAATACAGGCGGGGAGAGCTTATCCCCGCTAAAACCGGATACGATTATATTGATGAGGCTTTGCTTGGAGGTATTTTTCCTCAGCATGCTATTGCTATAGGGGCCCGGCCATCTGTAGGTAAATCGTATGTGGCCCAAAAGATATTGGAAAATGTGATGAATCCGATGATCAACCCGCAAGCAGAAGATTATTTTCTTGTCAATTGCGAGTTCGAAATGAATCCTCAGGATCTTCTTCTTCGCAGAATGAGCCAGGATATGAAAAAGCGAGCTCCTGAAATATTAAGAAGGCAAGATTCTAATACAGTAGAAGAGATGAGGATGTTTGAAATCCTTCAAGGTGAAATCAGAAATAATATAATATACATCGATGCTCCGTGTACGGTAAAAGAGTTTGAGGCGGCTGTGTATCATATAGCTACCAAACACAAAGACAAACGTCTTATAATATTTAAAGTCGATCATATTGCTTTGATAAAAAGAATGGGATTAGATCCTAAGTCGGCTATAGATGATTTGGTGGCGGTTATGAACGAAGCTAAATTAGTATATAAAAACATATTTTTCCTCATCATATCCCAATTCAACAGAGAAATAGAAGGAAGGATAAAAAGCCCACAAGAGCAGCCTCCGCGTCTTTCTGATTTTTACCAATCCGATACGCTGGGTCAGTTATGTACGTTAATGATAGGTTTGCACAATCCTCGTAGGTACGGGCTGGATAAGTATATGATATTTGGGAAAGACTGGTATCAGACCCTTGATAGGTTTAAAACTGAAAACAAAACATCATTCAGAACAGCCGGACTGGTGTTTCATCATATACTGAAGGTAAGGCAAGTTAGTATGGAAGAGCTTACTAATACAATCCACCCAGAGATACTGCCGGGACATGGATGGATGTACGGGGAGGGCGGGACGAAGTTCGTGAACCCCAACCAGCCGCCGACGCCGCCCAAGCTCTATACTGTGGAAGACGTTACGGACAATCAGGAACAAGAACAAGAGACAAAAGAAGAACAGTCATTGTATTAAAAAAAAATAAGAACCATGAGACTGACAGTAGAAGAAAACGAATACCTGATAAGTAAGTTCCTTTTGGTTCTTACTGAATTTGCAGGGGATGAAAGAGAGATGTTTTTAATCAACTCCATACATGATAAGGCGGTGGCGGATATGAATTATCGTCTTCCGTCTTTAATAAGCAGAGAACGTAAAAGACGAGTTATTGAGCTCCTTAAAGAAGGAACCAGAATAATCAAGGACTTTTCCGGCTATGCAGGTGATATGGGTATGATTAACGAATACGATCGCCTAAAGAAAGAAATAGGAACCGTCCAAGACCAGCTTGGTGACGTAGAAGGTCAACTTCGGGCAGCAGGAGAAGTTATTAAAAAAGAACTTGATATGATTGCTGACCGAATCAAAGAAGATCTTCTTGACCGAGAGCTGGCCAAAAGTAATGCCGAGGCCGAAAGAAAAGCCAAAGTAGATCCGAGATACGAAGTAGCTTTAGGTGATTACAAGGAGATGCTGGAAGTGATTTTTACAACCAGAAACAAGTATTCTACGGTAGATTCTGTACATGACGATCTTCGACAGTCGGTATCTACCGGTAGAAATTCGATTATTAAAGAAGGGTACAACAGTTAAAAACAAGGAGGAAATATGGAAAAGAAGGAATTTAAAGTAGGAGAAGTATTTACTGCCGGACTTGTAAGATTAAAATGTGTGGAAGGTGATACATGCGATAGGTGTATATTCGAAGATTACGATTCTTGTTCATGTACAGACATAATTATTGGTCTATGTGGACATGTTGATAGACAAGATAACAAGAATGTTATTTTTATTAAAGCTGATTAGGCATGTACATCAATTTCAGACAACTTGCATCATCAGACATGACTCCTAATGATCTTGCTAATCTTCTTGCCATAAGACAGAAGGATTCGGTTATGATCGAAGCCATGCCGGAAGAAGATGCTGGTAGATATATAGAACTTGGCCTGGTTGAGAAATTAAAATCAGGCGTGATGAGATTAACCAACAAAGGAACGTCTTTTGTAAATTATATAGAGACACCGGAAATGACAGACGAGGTTCTGGAAACGTTGAAGATTATGATAGGAATGTACGAATCATATTCAAAAGACATAGGTGTCAGTAGAAAAGAAGCGGAATCCAGATTGTGTTGGTTTATGGGTAACACCTCATTTAAGAAAGAGGTCATACTTCAGGTAACGGAATCTTATATAGCAGAGTCAGGAGATTATACAATGAGCTTATGTAACTTTATATGGAAACCGCCTTCTCAGGTTTTTTCAGTCCATATGAACCTTAAAAACTCAAAGCTCTTCGACTTAATAGCTGAAAAATTCAAGATCGCTACCGAGCCTTATTTGGAGTCTAAGAAGAATAAGGAAATGGATTGGTTGTTTGCCGTATCTAAATTGCCTACGCCGCCGGCTAAAGGCAATCCGGATTATTTGTTTACCGGAAGTTCTGAAACAGACAAAGAGAGATTGAAAAACATAAAAACGTATTTATTTAACAAAATTAGAAAGCAATGGAAAAAGTAGAAATCAGAAAGATTATAGAGGATATAATTATTACTCAGTTTCTTAATTCAGAAATGGATATAGTTCATGAAGAAGATGTGACGTTTAAAGAACTTGGATTAGATTCTCTTGATCAAATTGAACTTGAAATGATGGTGGAACAAAAATTCAATATTGTTATTATTGATTATGATATGGAGACCATCAAAGATATGACTGATCTTGTTTACAAAATAATAACAGAAGGATATGGGAAGTGATATAATTTTATGCATGGCTTTAATAGCGTCATTTGCTTTTGTTATACAGTTTTTGTTGTCGATATTAGGATCTGATCTGGATACGGATATTGACATTGACAGTGCTTCTGATTTAAGCATGTCTTTGTCGGACATCATATCATTCAAGGGCATAACACATTTCATTCTTGGATATAGCTGGACTACTTACTTTTCGGGTTCCCATTTAGTAGGGGTTGTGATAGGGTCGTTTTTCTTTATCGTTTTGTTTTACGTATATAAGTTACTTCTTAAGTTAAAACAAGAAATGGCGTACGAATGTCCGGAAGATTTGAATGGCAGAGAGGTGGAGATAGTATTTAGATCAGGGAAGAACCATTATATGGTAAATATTTCGAAAAATGGAAGACAGGAGCAAATGAGAGTAAGATGCTTGTCTGGAAAAACTTACAAAAACGGTGACAAGGTGAATATAAAATATGAAGAAGGAGAATTAAGTATCTAATTTTTTTTTATCAACAATTAAATTTTAAAAGTTATGACAACAATCATGTACGTGTCAGCTATCTTAGCTGTAGTGATTATTTTAACAATCATCGGAGTCTTATCAAGGTATCGTAGATGTAAGCCTAATCAGGTCTTGGTCGTTTATGGTAAGACAGGTGGGGAAAAGAAATCGGCGAAATTATATCATGGTGGAGCGGCATTCGTCTTGCCTATTATTCAAAGCTATGATGTTTTGTCAATGGAGCCTATGCAAATAGATTGCAAGCTTACCGGTGCTTTGTCATCTCAGAATATTAGAGTAGATGTACCTACAACCATTACAGTAGCTATCAGTACAAATCCCGAAATCATGCAAAATGCGGCAGAAAGACTTTTGGGGATGGATACCGAATCTACTGAAAATCTTATTACGGACATCGTTTACGGTCAGATGCGTTTGATTATTGCTGAAATGACAATCGAAAAACTTAATTCTGACAGGGATGAGTTTTTGGATAAGGCAAGAAAGAACATTGATAACGAGCTTAACAAGTTAGGTCTTTACCTCCTGAACATCAACATCAGTGACATTAGAGACGAAGCCGGTTATATTATGAACCTTGGTAAGGAAGCTGAAAGTAGGGCTCTGAACGAGGCACAGGCTAATATCGAAGAACAGGAGAAGCTGGGTGCTATTAAGATTGCTGTACAGCAGAAGGAGAAAGAAACGGCTGTGGCTAATACCAAAAAAGAACAAGAGATTCAAATTGCTTGTACTGAAAAAGAAAAGGAAACGATAGTAGCTGAAACGAAGAAAGAAAAAGAAATAGCTTTAGCTTTAACCGATAAAGAGAAACAGATCGGTGTAGCTCAAGCAGATAGAGACAGGGCTGCGGTTATCGCAAAAACTTTAACCGACAAGGAATCGGCGATCGTAAGATCTAAGGCAGAACTTGAAGTAAATAAAGCCGAGGCTGAAAGGATGGAAGAAGTCGGAAAGAATAAGGCTGAAGCTGACAAGGAAGCAGCTATAGCAATACAAGACTCTGAAGCTCAGATTAAGAAGGCTGAGGCTGAGAAAAATGCGTCTATAGGATACAACAATGCCCAGAAGGAGGTTGCTGTGTCAGTATCAGAACTACAGATTATCAAAGCTCAATCAGAAAAGAAGGCCGGAGAAGAAAAAGTTAAATCGGAAGCGGCTGTAAAAACGGCAAAAGAGCTTGCTGATAAAGAAGTGGAAGAAGCTAAGGCTAAGAAAGTTCAGGCTGCGCTTAAGGCTGAAAAGATTGTGCCGGCTGAAACCCAGAAGGAAGAGGCTATATTACAAGCTGATGCTGAGGCCGAGAAGATCAAACGCCGGGCTGAGGCTGAGGCAGCAGCACATTTGGCAAAAGCTGAGGCAGAGGCAAAGGCTATTCAGATGAAGCTGGAGGCAGAAGCCGAAGGTAAGAAAAAGTCGTTAATGGCAGAAGCCGACGGATTTAAGGCTATGGTGGAAGCAGCAGAATCCAATCCTCAGATCGCCATTCAGTACAAGATGGTTAATCAGTGGAAAGAAATTGCTGGAGAACAGGTTAAGGCGTTCGAGCACATCAATCTCGGAAATATCACGGTATTTGACGGTGGTCAAAACAGCACCGGTAATTTCCTTAACAATGTTGTCAAGACCGTCGCTCCGGCATTGGGAGTCATTGATCAGCTTCCGATTGCAGATACTTTAAAGAAATTAAAAGGAGATGACAAAAAATAAATACAATGGCCCAAGGTTACACTTGGGCCTAATTGAAGAAATAAAAGCAGCATTCATAGATTTCCTGCCTGCGGGAACAGTGATTTTAAGTGCTTTACTAATTACGATATTTTTAACATGGATTTTGGACAAGATTTAGAACCAGAAGAACTGACCAAGCATTATGATCAGTGTTATGGAATTGATTTTGAAACAGAAGAAGAGGAGGATGAAGAGTATGACTGATGAGGAATTTGTATTGGATAATAAGAAAAAGGTTGTTGTAAGAAAAAGAATATCTTATTTAAGCAAAGGTGATAAAGTGTGGATCGTGTCTTCCGACGGGTATCTACTACACACGGACGTAGTTAGAGCCGACCGGGGCCGATCTTATGTGGATATAGACGGGATACTGTATTGGAAGCGAGGATTAGATGGCAAACATCGTAATCGTAATAACTACATGCAGTTTGCCATGACACCAGAAGACGGTAAGAAGTATGTCGTATATTACCCGGAAGGATTTAAAGACAATGACTTATGATGGTCCCAGAAACGCATTTGCTATATAAGGAGTTTAATGGTGTGAAACGTCTTGCCATTTCTTATTCCCAGATAGATACGTTTCTTACTTGTCCAATGAAATGGTATAAGACTTACGTAGAGGGCAAAAGGTCTACAGAAAAACAAGAAGCTACGTCTTATGGTACGGTTATTCATAAGACACTGGAATACTTCTTCAAGAACGGAAGGCAGCCTTCTGGCAAAGACCTTGGAGAAGCAATAAGTTACTATGCTTACCAAGAAGACATACCTTGGCTATCACCGGAAAATATGATGATAGCCATGAAACAATCTGGGGAGCTTCTTGCTTGGATTGTGGATCTGTTTAAAAAAGACGGGAATAGGTTTATGATAGCTGATAGTGATCTTAATCCCTGTGAGAAACTTATCAGACACGGCGCTATAGTTGGAGTCGAAGAAGATTTTGTGCTGCCGTACCGTCTTCCTAAGCCTGTTGATATAAATGGGGTAATTCATACCCATGTGTACATAGTAGGATCAGTGGATCTTCATCTGGCTATAAAAAGCAAGAACGTAGTTCACCATTATGTCATAGATTGGAAATCAGGAAATAAGGTTTTTGATTCTAAGAAGCTGGAAACAAATTTACAGCATCCTATATATTCATTTTACATCTATAGAAGATATGGTGGGGTTCTACCAGATATGAACATCTATTTCTTTACCAGGACCAGGCAGTACCAAAAGGTTAAGGTAGATGAAGAGCGTAAAACAAAATCTATAGAAATGCTAAATGACACTTTATCTAAAATGTATGATTTTGAAGATAATAGTGTAAAATCATTTCAAGCGTACATCCAGGGAGCAGAAGGAGCCAGGTATAGCAAGCGGCGTGCCACCCTAAGCCAGCCTGTTCCGCAAAACAAGCTGCCCTGCCCGTCGGCACTGTGTTATTATTGTGACTTTGGATTACATAACAAAAACGAATGCCCTTTCTCTTCAGATTGGGATCCGTCTAAAAAGATAAAACGATGAAATACGAGGATGTTCAAAAGTTAAGAACAAAATACCGGCAAGATCCGGAAGTTATAAACGTAGAATACATGAGAGATGTTGCTGTAAGATGCGGGAATTTCAAGAAAGCGTTTGAGCTTCAGGAAAGACTGGAGGATATATGGTTTAACTACTTAAAAGAGGTGCAATGAAAGAAGCATTGATAGCAGGAGCAGCGGTCTTTTTATTATCATACTTGTTTATAACGACTCTTATAAAAATAAGCAGGGCAATAGATCGGTATAAGATGAAGAAGAAGACCGACAAAATAAAAGTCGGTCAAAGATACGAATACGAAGGCTACTTCATGGATCCATTTGAAAGAGGCAAGCATGTGATTAAGATATTAGAAATAAAGGAAGGGTTCGCTCTGTACGAGTATGGAAAAAGCCCAAGTTTATTATTTTCTATGGAGCTTGAAGATATTGTTAAAAGATATGTTTTAATTACTGATATAAAATAAGGGATTATGGAAAAGAAAGTCACAATCAAAGAAGGAATGGATATTTTTTACAAAAATGCAGGGAAAGGTATATGGGTCTATATTGGACTTTTTGGAAATAAAGTGCTATCCATTTTAAAAAACAAAGGTGTTATTGCATGCGAAAACGATGCTGAATATTGCGTGTTGATGGATGGAGAAGATCATTTTATAAGTATAGCAAAAGACATGAGTCACGACTATTGTTGTGAGTACGTTGTAGAAAGAGCAGAAGCCTACAGAGACTACCCCTCCAAAGGTGCTACATGCAGTGTATGCCTGTTTGAAGATAATGAGAATAAGGCAAGGGAGATGTTGAAAGAGGCGATAATAGAACTTTCAAAAAATAGTAAAATAGATTGCGATGGGCTTTGAACTTAGACCTTATCAAAAAGAAGCAGTAGATGCCGGGCTTAAGTTTCTTACAGGAAGATCTAAGAAGTCTGGCATAATCGTAGCTCCATGCGGATGTGGAAAGAGCCTTCTGATATCCAAGATAGCACATGAAATAAATAGACCGACATTAGTATTACAGCCCTCAAAAGAAATTCTGGAGCAGAATTATGCTAAGGCTGTATCGTTTGGCTCCAAACCTACTATATACTCTGCCTCATGTGGCGTAAAGGAATTATCGGCTATGACTTATGCTACACTTAAAAGCATAAAGAAAGACGTAGCAAGGTTGAAAGATATAGGGATAGACACCTTATTGGTGGACGAATGCCACTCGGGGTATTCCCCGGAGGAAGGTTCTGAATTTATGGAGTTTATGAACGGGTTTCCAGAGGCGAAGGTGCTGGGCTTCACCGCCACTCCCTGCCGCCTCCGAACCTACAGCTCCATGCTGGAAGGAAACTACAGCAAGCTCAATATGCTGACGAAAGACGAACATAACTTCTTCAAGAAAATAGTTCATGTGACTCAAATACAAGAACTAACTTCTCAAGGGTTTTGGTGTCCACTTAAGTACGAACGATGGTCATTTGATGAATCGGCTCTGATGTTAAACAGCACCGGAGCCGAATACACCAACGAATCTATTAAAGAAAGTATTGTACGAAATGGCTTAAACAACTCTATCTACAAGCGCCTTCTTCAACTTATGAACGAACGTAAAGCCATTTTGGTCTGTATGGATTCTATCGAATCATGTAATAGAATATCAGAGTTCATGAATGCCAGGATGGGAGCCATAACCGGTGTCGTAACATCGCTAACAACCAAAAAGAAAAGAGAGCAAATCATATCAGATTTCAAAGAAGGTAAGTTGAAGGTAGTTTTTAATTATTCAACGCTTGCTACCGGATTTGATTTTCCTGAACTTGATTGTGTGATGTTTGGTCGACCAACTTTCTCATATTCAACTTATTACCAAATATTAGGCCGCGCCGTCCGCATCCATCCTGACAAGAAAGAGGCGCTGATAGTTGATTGCTGCGACAACATGAGGCGTTTCGGTCGGATAGAAGACTTGACAATCGAACAATTCCCTTCTAAGGGCTGGTGTATGTTTGCCGGCGATCAACTTCTGTCCAATATAAGGATGGGTGATATTATTACCAAAGACGAGATCCTTCGCCGGGCAGCCTCGCTTAAATCTGTGAATGGAGATGGTAGGAGAGAGGACGATCTTGACAGTATAATAATGTGGTTTGGAAAATATGAAGGAATTAGATTCAAGGACATACCGGTGTCGTATTTTAGGTTCTTGGCTGAGAATATGGCAGTAAAACCGGGAGATAGGAAAGAAAAGATTATCGAATATTATAATAGGATAAAAGCATGAACAACAAGAGAAGAAAAAAAATATCAGATGTTATCAAAAACGCAAATAAGTATAAAACAGATTTTGAATACATCAAATCAAAGTTATCGGAGTTAAAGCACAACATAAATTCAGCCAAAGATGATATTGATATGATTTTAGATGAAGAGACGGAGGCGAGAGATAATATACCGGAATCGTTACAAGACTCAGAAAGATATTGGGAATCAGATCGGGCTGTAACTGATATGGAGGAGGTGGTTGATGACATGGAAGGCATTATAAATGATATAGATGATGTGATTTCAACCATAGATGGGAGCATTAAAACCATAAATGGTTCTATAAAAGTAAATTTAGAAGGAATAATGTGAGTCTATAAAAACACTATAAGTAAAATTTAACACAATACGCGTATTAAAGTTACACAATCTATATTTTTACGTCGTGTAATTTTAATACAAGCGTATTTTATTAAATAATTTAAAAGTTATGATTTCTAAAGACAGGTTATTGTATGGAGTGGTAATCAGACAGGACATTAAAACTTCCTTTATGTCATTAACTGGATTACAAGAGGCATATACAAGAAAAAGAGTGGAGATGGGGTGGAATGATAAGAGAATAGAAAATATTCTTTCGAACAAGGAGAGTGCAGAAAGGATATTTTATATTCTTAAAAAACAGAAATACATAAAAAGTGAAACCTTGAAAGAGTTTATGGATATAGTGGAAAACAACTCTTTGATAAAAGTAATGAAGTGGTATAATGCCTATAAGACTACAGGAAGAGGAACAAACAGAAATGTTATGTGTGATCCCTACATATGGGTATTAGTCGCTATAGAATTAAATCCTATGCTGTATGCAGAAGTTACTGGATGGTTAAATGATAAACTTATTTTGGATAGAATAGAGATAGGGGATAAATACAATACTCTTTCAAGGTCTGTATCAAAATTTGAAGATGTTGATTATATAGAAATGGCTGATAAGTTAAACTGGATTGTATTCAATAAACATAAATATGTTTTAGATAACAGAGCAACTCAAGAGCAGTTAAAAGAACTTGAAATGCTTCAATCTAATCTTGCATTTTGTATAGAAATGGGAACCATCTCTTCTTTCTCTAATTTAATGAACATGATGAGATCTATATATGTAAAGAAATGGGGAGAAGAGGCTGTAACTTCTAAAAACGTAAAATAATATGGGAGTAAAAGAAATAAGAGAACTACTTAGACTCTACAATCTCGAACATAGTGTCGTCCAGAACAAAAACTCTGGGCGGTATTCTATTATTCTCCATAACAACATCATAGGAACGAACGTAGATGGAGAGAAGGTAGTTGTGTTCAGAACCATTCCGGATGGAAGCAATACGTTCTCTATGGAGCGAAATAGATTCTATGAGGGGTTTGTAGAGGCTTTTGATGACGATAAGGCGATTGAAGCCGTAAGACAATATTTTGAGAATAACAGGAATGATAGAGTGTAAGACGAAGATGGATTATATTACTATCGAAATGAGGTAAAACAACGATAAAACAATGGAAAAGATGGATGATAATACTAAAAATATCCTTTATCCAAAAGGATCTATTTTTCGCATATTAAAAGATGATATAATCAGTGCCGAATTTAAAATAGCCAAAGGAGCTATAGCGGAGGCAGTATCAGACATAGAAGTAAATGATAAATATGCTGAGGTTTGTTGTAATGGGGAGACGTTCGTCATAGAAACGGATATTATGGATATTATTCTTACCAAAGACCCCATAGGAAACAAATCGGTGAAAAATGACATCATTGATGATAAACTACGATGGGATTTGCTTCCGATGGAAGAGATTGAGGACATTGTAAAAGTCTATCATGCCGGAGCCAAGAAATATGGGCCTAATACTTGGCAGAATCTTGACAATGGCATTGAACGGTACCGTGCTGCGATGTTTCGACACCTAATGGAATACATGAAAGGGGAAAGAGTGGATTCCGATACAGGATGTTTTCATCTTGCACAATGCGCATGGAACTGTATAGCTATGCTGTGGTATGACAAGCACGGGAAAGGATTAATACCATTAAATAAGGAGGAAAAGAAATGACAAAAGAACAAATGATTCAACTGTTAGACGACGAGTTTGAAGCAATGGACAAACACAGAAGTAATATTGAAAGAATTAAAAAGGATTATTTCGATTCTGTTTATGGATTCAAGAAGGGAGATAAGGTAAGCGTTCTTTACAAACGTTCGAAAGTACCTCTTGTTGGTTTCTTCAAGAGCGTTCAAATCATGAGTACTGGAACAGTTATATTTATAATCCAGGAAGTTAATAAAGAAGGAAGACCTGGAAGAGGATCTTATTTGGTGTATGAAGGCGATTTGAGTGAAATCAAAAAAGTAGAATAACATGATCAGAGCAAGATTTTACATTAGAAAGGATGACTGTGACAATGATTACCGTCCAGTCAAATGGTCTATAAAATATCCATATTGGTGTAGTGCAGAATCCAGTAATTCATTTGTATTGGTAGCGTATGCTGAAGATGAAGACAGCATAAAAGAACTGTGGCCGGAGGCGTATGATATTAATGTCTTAGAGAAAGATACCGAAATTAGATTCACATTAAGATTCCCTAAGCCGGAATGGTATGAATTGTACGAAAGGGAATTAGAAGAATGTGATAGATTTATATGGGTTACGGATGCGTGCCTGAGAGACGGTATAATAAGAAAAGTAAAAGCTAAAATAGAAGAGTATGGTGGTCTTTTGTTAGCCGACATCCCTGATAGGTTCACTCCTTATGAAATAGGAATGGATGCTTTTGAGAGCAAAGAAGAAGCTTTAAAACATGCAGAGGAACGGAGAGCGCACCTGATCGAATCTATTAAGAAAAAATTGAATGAACTTGAAAATCTAAAATTTGAATGCGATGATTAATTACGCAGCAAAAGCCAGAAAAGCTTATTTGATAAATAATTTCGATAAGATTCTTAACAGTCTTAACACGCTTCATTCGACGGTTGAGACCATGACGTTGTTCGTAAACGACCAGGCTTATAATTACATTCTTAAGCTGAAGGGAGTGGTTAAAGGCGGTCCTATGTACAGACATAATGTTAAGCGTTTTTTTAATGAGATGGACAAAGAGATAAAGAGGTACAATGCTTCTATCTACTACATAAACAAAGAACGTAGTGAGGTTATTGCTGACATAACACAGGTTATGGAAGACTGTCTCATGCCATACATAGACGACCTGGCCGGCGCCATCAAGTCTGGCGTGTCGTCGAAGGGTCTGTCGGAGGAGCGGACGGAGGTGGCGGTGCTGTCCCTAATCGTATCCTCCTTGGCTACGACATCAGGCAGACTTATTTCAGGTGGATATCAGATCATGAAAGAAATGGGTGGTGGTCAAGGTGGTAACCCATTTACGTTTATGAGCATTGATAAGATAAGACACTTATCTACATCATTATCTGATGCTATTACCGGTGGAGAGATTGCTCTTGAAGAAAAAGAAGCCAATGACATAACTAAGGCAATGGATGTTTTTATTGAGAAAATGTCTGATTCGGATATTGTTGATAAGGTGATCAGCATACTCGAAGAAGCAGAATCTAAAAATAAGGAGGAGCGATCGTGAATTATTTGGATGGATATGTAGAAGAGGTTCTTTCCGAGCCGTATTATGATGATTACGGATCGGGAATTTTCAGGTGGTGGGTAAAAGTATCTTACGTTTGTGAAGGCATAAGAGCTGTCACTACCTTAATGTTTGATACAAAAGAAGAAGCAGAGGCAGTAAAACCAGGTTACAAATTTTTATGTTGAAAATAATATGAGATATTTTGTTTGTTGTATATAATCACCTTTTTTTTCATAACAAAAGAAACCGGTTCTCTATCATCTCTGACTGAGAACCGGCAAGAAAACAATTTCAAAAAAAATTAAACCTACATAATCTTTCAAGTAAGAACAAAAACGTACAATCTACTCTTTGACAATGCTAAGATAGTATATTGAAATCATACCAAAACAATGCAAGCCCAATATTCTTCGTCTACTTGTAGCTAACATCATCGTCTCCTTCCGAATCAGGAGTGGCGCCGATGAAGAACATCATTGACTTGTTGTTTGTCTGCTGCCACCAATTATAGGCGCGCGCTATGTCTTCCGGCGTCTTGATATTATACCATTGTTTGATAAACGTCTGTTTGGCGAGTTGCCTAAATAACTTAAACTCTCCTTTGTATGTACCGGATGTTACTTTATCAAGTGAGTAGTTCCTAAGATCGGTAAGATCCTTAAGTTTCCGTCCCATAACAAATGGGTCGTTAATGATATCAACCACGTTAAGCTCCATAATAAATGGCATCTGTGAAGCTATTTCGTTTATGGTTCTGAATCCGACGTAGGATCCGAATTGAGTAAGCCAACTTTCCTCGTTTTCATCATCATCACGCCACCCGGCAAGAAGCATAGATACGGCTTGCATGATAAGGAACGTGCCGGCATAGACACTGAGACGTTTTAGATTGGTTTTCTCTACCTCATTCATATTGTCTTTATTTTCGTTCCAGGCATCTATGATGTTTTTCATACCAGACTCGGAAGCTAAGCTAAATGTTTTGGCTATCATATTCTTTAACGTAATTGACAGTCCTTCCTCTTCTTGCATTGTCTGGAAATTGAAGCCACGTCTTTTCCACAGACGTTGAGCCGCCAGCACCAACCAGCCTCGGTGGGCGGTCATGAACCTGGCTATCCAGTTGCGCGATGCGGCAGTTCGATTTTCTTCATTCAAAGATCCGTTACATATCTGCGACAAGCTACGGACTTGATTCCTGGTTATAGCCATCTGGGTTTCAACTTCCTCAACAGTAACACCCGATCCCGGCTTTACAACCACCTTTCCATCCACGACGTCTACCATACTCCATAAAGTACGATCTTTTAATGCGTTCCATTCTCTTTTTATGGTACTCTGTTCTTTATTGCGTTCTTTTTCCATCTTGAAATCTTGGAACGTGTAGAACCGGCCTTTATAGTATCGCACGTTATCCATCGTAGCGATCATAACCTGCGGATCAAGAGGGTAGTTCAGGATTTCCATAAAAACATACATAGGTGAACGCATTAAAGTCCTGGCCACTCTATTGTATCCGGCACCATACATACGATTTCGGATATTGAATATTCCCATCCTCTCACCTATGACATATAATTTACTTTTTCTATCTATGTCTCCGATTTCTGCTATACAAGATGGCGCAAGACGTGAAAACTCAGCCGATGCGTATTTAAGGGAATCTTTGCTTATATACTGTCCTACGGCAGATTCCATGATGAGGTTAATATGACCTGTTAAGGCGCCGGTAGCTGCCACAAACGGGGACAGCGCCAGGTTCATGACCGACATAAATCTTTCAACGGCCATCATTATCCTGGTAAGGTCTACTGTGTATCCTCCGATGTTCACCGTAAGTTTTTTGGTGTTCATCCTAATGCCATAATAATGATCGTTGAAGAAGTCTCTAAACATCTGATATGCTTGAGTCGCTTCAGCTTTCTTCCCGCCTTCAAATTGCTTATTCAGTAACATCTGCTCCAGTCCTTGAGCGAGCTCTATAGACTTCTGCTTTTCGTTGTATAACGATGACTGCATCATAAGCATCGAATAAGAGTAGCCAAAATCGTGAGATACGTCATCTTGGTTCTCTAATTCATATATGTAGTATTTAGGTATGGACCGAACCCTATCTTCCGGATCATATACCTCACCCTGGCGTGTTTTACCATACAGGGAGTCATCTACGCGGTCAAGACATAAGTCGGATACGAAGTTCCTGACCGTACTTTTAAGGCTGATACCTAACCCTTCTATACGTTCTATATCTTGTTTGGATATCTGTGGAATAGCATACAGGTTCGGGCTCTGCTCTTTGTATAGATCAAGGGATTGTCTTTTTATTTCCTTGAGTTTTTGAATCATATTCCACTGCTCTACGTTTTTGGTAGCAACTTCATTACCGTCAGCATCATACTTAATGCCGAAGTCGTTGAAATACGATTCATCACGATACAGGCTCTTCTTGGGCATACGATGACCATACCCATGATCTTTTACATAATCAGGGTTACGACCGCTATTTTCGGCCTCAGATTCAGCCACCCACGCTCTTGCAGGGTCGAAAGACAGGTACGATATGTCCATGCCATAATCTTGAGTGGATGTACCGTTTTGTACGTCCTTAACCATCTGCGCTACATCTATCTCACCTCGACCAATTTTGTCGATCATAGCCGCGTATCCGGTAGGTGCCATGCGTTTATAGTACGAAAAGACCTGGCTCCTGGCAAATTCATTAACGATCGCATTAGCTTCTTCTACACCCTCTTCTCTTGTGTTATTTAAAAACAAGCTGGCCATCTTAGCATTGACAGCATTCTTAAAATCTCTACCGTTTAATTCTTTGCTTATACCAAGCTTTTCTGACAGGTAGTTGGTTTCAGATACGGTAAACAAATACCGGTTATCAGCAGCCTTAAACAGCTTATCCCTTAAAGCCTGAATCCTTTTTGCTTTCTTCGCCGTAGTATGACGTTGTACGAACTTCCATTCCACTTCCTTGGAGTCAGCAAGAGCATTTAAATAAGACTGATTTACTTCGTTTTCAGCCTTACTGCTTTTAGTAAGGTACTTATCAATATCTTCAAGACCCACCATCTTAGCATAATCTATCAAAATAGCGTAATCGGCTTCAATAGCTTCGGATGCAGCCCTAAAAGCATCTCTTTCGGATGAGGTAAATGTCGCTTCATTAATTTCTCCGATATCAGCCACATCGCGGTTGTTGCCGATTATTTCCTTGATAATGGCCTTATTTTTTTCTATATCTTTTACAATCGAATCCACGTCAGTCGCATCTCTATCACTTGTCGTAGAACTAATGATATCATGCGCCATTTTGAGATACGAAGCCTTGTTATTTGATTCGGTGCGCGCCGACTGTTCCGATTCTATATCATTCCAAAACCGATCGTTAAATGACAGGTGACCTCCCAACATAAGCGTCTTCAGCGCAGCTTCTCCTCCAGACTCATGCTGAATCGTTCTCAATTTTTGCAAAAACGATTCTGATACAGTATTAGTAGCATTATTTGATTCTTTTCTCCAAACTTCATTTATGGCTTGTATTTCTTTAGCCATCTTAAGCTGGTCTCCGGTTTTTTCAACACGTCTGGTACCAACATATATGTATTCCGAAGCTGCTTCCTTACGTTGTTTACGAAGCAGTCCTTCTTCTTCGTAGTTACTACTCTTATAGTAGGCAACCTCATCAAAATTACCACCGCTATCAATAAAAGGCTGCCTCAATATCCGTTTTTGCCGGGAAAGAGCATTAAGATACTCTTTAGTTGTTTGAGAAACCGGATATCCTAATTCTTCTTCAGCCTTTTTGTATATGGATTCCATTCTTGTGGCATAACTTTCGCTAAATTCCAGTTCCGAATTTTCAGCATCCCACTTTTCCATCTGTTCTGTATAGATCTTTTCCTGCTCGATGGTAAAAATATCGGTATTAACCCTATCAGACGATGGTTTGAATTTAGCGTTTTCAGTAACCGTATTTCCATCCTTGTCAACTACTTCTCTTTTAAATACGTAATTACGGTTATTGTCAACCACATCATTTATTTCTTCTTCTGATATCTCTATGTTCATGGCAGTCGCAAACGCTCGCATCTGCGCCAGCTTCTTATTACGATCGTATTTAGCCATATCAAGAGCACTACGAAGGTAATTAGAAGTTTTGCCGTCTACTTTCTGAAGCAGTTTTTCAAATTCAGATTTGTTAAAACCATGCTTTTTAGCATATGCCAGGAAGTCGGATATGGCGGGCTGGGCATTCACCATCGCATTGTAATTGTCTTTTGCAATCATAGCTCCAAGAGCGTTATTGAACGGACTGGAAGAATGCTCTAATATACCGAACCACCTACTTATCCAAGAAACATCGTGTTGAACCTTGTCAAAAAATTCTTTTACTCTCTTTACCTTATCTGCCGGCACATGAAGTTCGTTCATTAACTTATCAAGCAACGTACTTTCATCAAGGTCTTGTACTGATTTAATATCAGACTGAATACCATTGATGTCGGCAATGACGGTATTGATCCTATTTGTATAATCCTGCTTTTCACGTTCATCAAATTCGGTACTTCTGTTACGGATATATCCTCGAAGATCGCTCATGATCGGAAGAACCTGATTGTTGATAATATCTACGTTCTTTCGATCATTGGTATTGAAGTGAAGCTTACCGTCTTTGGTATCACCATGAAGGATGGTGTTTACCACATTACTTAAGTATCTGACCTGAGCTTCGGCTGTGGAGATCATGCTGTTCATGGCAGCCGCCATCTCATTCTTGTCTATTTCGGTCTCTACCTTATTTATCTTATCTTCTATGGTCTTAAGCTGAGCAAGGGTCATAGACGTAGTTACAGCCCTATCAGAGCTTATCTGACGTAAGTCTCTTAATGTTTTTCTCAATGCCCGGATCTTAGACTCAAGAAACTTGTTCTTGTTCATAGAAGAAAGGGAGTATAATGTAAAGTCATTATCCTTTAACAGAGAGGTGTCAAATCCTTTATCTATGTCAGTAATGGCAAGATCACGAATGCTTTTAATAACGTTATTCAAATCTTGTCTTTGGGTTGATAAAGCTGATTTAAGCCAGCTTACTATTCCAGAAAGAAGCTGCCGGACGCGCCCCAGGAAGGAGGTGGGCTCTACCGGCGCCTGTGCTGTGCCGGTCTGCATCTCCCTGGCGAGGATCTTTCCAAGAATTTCCCTCCTAACAGCATTATCAAGCTCGGCTCCTTCATATACTTTACCGTATGTATTATAATACTGACCTGCATACTGGTTCCACTCTTCTGTGCCTTCTACATCTTGCAGAACAGCCTCAACAGCATTCTGATCTCTGTATGCCTCTACAAGGAAGTGGGCTGTTTCTTCTACTAAATCAGATAAAGTAGCATCTTCACCAACTGCTATTACGTTATTGGCAATATCCGCCAATGCCTTAGCAGAAGGTTCGTGCCCGTATTTGGTTTGATACTTCTCTATATAATCGGTCATACCTATGACACTAACGCCCAACGTTTTCAGTATCTCGACAATAGAATTTCGTTGATCACGTTCCTGCCTGCTATAATCTGATACGATCTTAGCTTTAGTATCAGCATAAAGATCGTTGTTTTCTAATATGAACGAAACTACAAGCGCATCAAAATGATCGTACTTAGCATCCAATTCATTGTATCTTCCAGACTTGAGATCGTTCTTTATCTGTTCCCTACTAACCCTTTCCGTCCCTCCGGTAGCGAGTCTCATAGTTACCTTACTATTATCCAACGAGCTTATGGTTATCATACCCTGGTCGTTCATGGAAACATCGGAACCAAAATGATTACGGAGCTCGGTGTAGGATAAGGCTGAATTGAAAAGTCTAATTTGTCCTGTATGCCCTTCTCCTGTAAGATAATAGCTTCTTGTTTCCGAATCGAATATCTTAGATCCTGATAAAAGACCTTTCTTTATAAGGTAGTTAATTATCCCACCTTTCGTTGATAAAGAAGTAGAAGCAGAAGCGGTCATGACCGGTATAAAAGACTTGGGATTATTAAGAACATACTTTCCAGCCTTGTAAGTAATGTCTGCCACGCCATCTACGGTAGATTCTTGAACGGTGCCGGATAAGAATCCTATTCTAATATCATTCCCGCCAGAGCGAAGAGCTTCTCCGTAATCTTCAAATAATTGACTACGATCGTTCATGAAAAACAAACGAGGCTCTCCGGTCTGATACGTTACACCCACAGGATTAGAATCTGTTTCTGGTAACTCTTCTGGGCTAAATATCTTAAGACCGTCTTTTATAACCATATAATTAACACCCTTATCCTGTACCATAAATACGGGAGTAAAGTCCGAAGATATAGCATCTTGTAGATACTGTCCGGCGTCTATTCCAGGTCCTTCCGGTACGGAAATACTTGACGGAACCATAGCATCCACCAACATAATATTATCACCCAGATCTTGGCTATAGAATCCGAAGCCTGATTCTTGAATCCCATAAGGTGCATCTGATTTTGATACAAGAACAGGATTACTCATCTTAGAAGCCTTATCCAGCACCCTTTCTCTATGAGCTTCCGGAATAAGATAGATGTTGGATTTCACCTTATTGTAGGCCTGTTTATTGATAGGCACTCTCTTTCTCCAGTCGCCAAAAGCCTTTAAGAACTTATTAGAAAATACGGTTTTAAAAACAGTAGTAGCCCGCTCCCTATTTTCCATAAGAGGAATAGATGCTATTTTATCAAACAACATAGACCTGTCCCCTGATCTGGTAGAGACAGAAACAACTTTCTTTTTATTATCTCTTTTAATAATACACGTTGACGCCATAAGAATTTATTTTGTTTTGACACAAAGGTAATTAAAAATCAGGCACATGATAAAAACAAAGCCGTCTAACTTCCCAGTCTGACGGCTTAATATACATATGAAAAAATAATTATAATCTGACGTAAATCGTCAAGTTACGCTTACGCATTATATTTGTACCCATTTCTATGAATAAACCTTCCTGATTCGAACCTTTCCACATCATCCGGTCCAATAGGTCCGCAGTCTTCCCTCCTTGCCTCATACCACAGCCCCGGCTTACGGAGCCGGCAGGTTATGACGTATTTAAAGCAGTTGTGAGTAAAATGGAATACGGAGCCTACTGGGAAATACCTGGTAGTTTGAAACACTATTCTTTTTCGTTTAGTATCAAACACTATATCTCCTACTACCTTAGTCACGTAATAGCTTATGCCATTTAACGTTTCATCTGTTTGTGGTATCCAATAATAACCTTTTGCCATGCCACAAATATACGAAAAAGTCGGATAACTCACGTACCCGACTTCATTATTTGTTTAAACATACCAATTCCGTTTATTACAATATGACCGCTTCGCATACGACCATTATTATGATTGTGTAGAAAATTGAAACCACTTTCTTTTTCCTGTCTTTCAAAAGAACTAATATCCTTTCCTCTACGAGCTCTTCCAAAAGCTTTCTTGAACAACTTGCCTCTAAAGGTCTTGACGAGGATCTTGGTAGCGTTATTGCCGGCTCTTACCGTTACTTTCCTTGCCTGGTCTTCCGAGACAAAACTGCTTCGGAAAATATACGATGCTGCTGCTTGTATGTCCTGCTTGGTAATCATATGATAAACATTTCTTTCAGAATACTGATCTTTATTCCGTATATCAATTTCATCTCATCTCTATCATATACGTCAAAAAAGGATTCACTGGGGTCCTTTGGATTTACGTTCAATTGAATTATGCAATTACCAGTATAAACCTTAAGCCTATAATTATTGGAGTATACATCCTGCATGGTTTCAAATGTCTCAATTAAATTTTCAACAAGTGCTCTGTTAAATGAAAAAGATTCTTTACCATTACCTTTAAATGTGATATGATCTAAATTAATGTTGTCAAATTTATACTCTAACTGATTGCCGTCCATCATATTATAAGTGATTGACTTTTTGATTATAAATCCCATATTGTTTTATTTTTTTTAGTTAATACAAATGTTATTAAAATTACTCATTTTATTTATTAGATTCAACCTTGTATCACAAAGTATTTACTCTAATTGGATTAAACACAAATCCACTATCGATTATCTTTCCAATAAAAGAATCACCGATTACTTTTCTTGCTATTCCAATTGCTCCATTAATATCTGCATTGATCAGCTCCCCAATAGAACTTTGAAACAATCCGCGTTTCTTCCTTCTACCTAAGTAGGATTCCTGTTTCTTTAGAGGTTCAAAAGCGAGATGATCGATCTTTGATGTATAGGATTCTTCATGAACAATCACGTTGATTCCTAAAAACTTCGCTTTGTAAACAATCTTATCTATTAACTTAGAATGAGGGATAGAAACGAAATGTTGGTTGTTTCGTTTGCCAATATTTATTTTGTTTTTCCATTCTTTGTTTAATCCGATGATGATTGTTCCTATGTCGTTTGATCTACAGAAGTTGACAATATATCTGCTTATCTTATGCAACTTGTCTTCTATCCAACAATTTCTAAACAAAGTAATTTTTCTTATTCTATTTGAAGTTCCCTTATTACCAACAAAAGACATCAACTTAGCTTTCTTCTTATTGTACCACTGATTTACTGATTTCAAAACTCGTCCGTTTATAATGAAAGAATTAACTACATTACTAATACATGAACATAAATTATTCAATCCTAAATCAATCGAAAGAAAATTGTCTTTATCTAAACCAAGATCAGTTTCCTTTCTTTCATAAATTACCTCTACTACATAACAGGTAGCTTGAGGTATGATTCTAACTTGTTTTAATTCGTCTTTATTTATATTCGTTTTGATAGGTTTGATTATATCTTTGACAAAATGAATATGATTATCATCTTTTACCCTGCAATCACAGTTGGTAAAAACAACCATGTTTTGTTTCTTACCTCGTTTGTATGAAGGTAGATGAGGACGATGATTACCATATTTTGAAGGATTCTTTTCAAAATCTTTCTTTAATCTCATCCAGGATTTTATGTTTTTAAATACCTGTTTAATCACCTGCTGTGAAACATGATTAGGTAAATTCCTGAAATCAAATTGGTTTTCTTTGCAAAGTTTGTTTGATAAATCAAATTCCTTTAAGTAGTTACCAGAAAAGACTCCTTGACGAATGTTGTAAAGAACATAATTGTACAACAAACCGGATTTGAGGCAAATATCCTCAAACCGGTTGTCTTTAACTATATGTCTTTCAACAAGTTTCATTTAAACATTTTAATACACTAATACAAATCTTCTGAATACAACTGTTCTCTAACGGCATTCCTATCTACCACCATCTCCTGATTATTGTTTCTAACAAGTTCAGATGCTTCCTCTCTTGTTAAAAACCGGTTCTTGCTCGTCAAAAATCCTTGAACACTGCGGTTTTTATGGGCTATTCCGTATGCCGCAAGTTGCGATATTATGGAACAGTGCCTCAATCCACAAAATACGGTTCCGGATGGTATATTTACTGGACCGTGAGGCTTGTTCTTGTGATCTTGAACCCATATAGCTGCGCATACAACAATTTCCTTATCACACATAATTTACATATTTAAAATACCGTTTTTACCAATATGCTTCTTTTCTTCTTCAGTAGGCCATTCTTTCTTGAACTTACCGTGCCACGTTCCAGGAACTACCACCACTTCGCCTCCCTTACTATATTCAATAGCGGCGCATTCAGAACAAAGAGGCTTGCCTTCATATCCCTTTAGCGACTTATCGTAAATACGATTCTTACAAGGTCTTACAAGAGCCCAGTAACATGATGTGGCTGTATTATCTATACAGCCACACTTTGAACATACAAACAAACTCATCCCGCAATCTCCCAGTCATTAGACATAATATCATGTTCGGTTGGATTCCAATTTGATGCTACTTTTTGACCTGTATTTATCATCAATATATTTACGTCAAACATACAGATATACTTTTTACCCCAATCGATTCTTTTTATCTTACGACCTAATTTAAGCCGTTCTAAAGCCTGTTCGAATGTCATGCCATGAGAGGCAGTTTGAGATACTTTTCAAGTCTGTCGGCAGCTTCATTTGGTGTATGGCCATCGTATTCGAAAGCAGTTTCTCTTTCAGGAACATCAAACAAATCCCAGTATTTGCTTTCATAGTGATTAGATACCTGACCGGTAGGTAGGATCGCCATCACAATAAACCAATCATCAGAACCGAAGCATTTTTCTCCGTCGCTGTGTCTCCTTGATTTGCAAACTTCAACCTGTCCGTTTCTGGCTAATAGATTAAAGAAGGCGGCGTTATACAACATGCGATACCGATACAATTCATTGAAAGTGTGGTATCCGTCAGAGACTTCTCCCACGTCTACAGGCTTCTTGTTTTGAATACTACCCAAAATATTCTCTATATAGAGCTGTATTTTATACATACCCATTTCGGTGTGGCCGTATTTGTTCAAGATATTATTGACATCGTATTGTATATTAAAATCTTTTTCAAATTCTACTTCAGGATGATTAGGATAGTAGTAATCTACTGATGCTTCTAACACAGACTTGATATGCTCTACTATTCTCGTGGCATCATCATGTTTTAAGAAATTCTTGAATCCCTCAACGAATTTAATATCTTCTTCGATTGTTGATTCGAACTCTTCTTTTGTCATTACTCTAACCACATCTTTAAAATCTTTTAATTCCATGATTTGTTTTTAATTAATTGTTACTATACTTTCTTTATCCTACAATACAAACCCCATAAGAACTCAGCAGAAAAACCATCCCATACATTATTCTTCTGCCAAAGTTCTACTTTGTTAATAAACCAAGACCATGTGGGACCCTCATATGAAGAATCAGATGATTTTCCCAATCCGATTTTCTCTATTTCATTCGCTACATCAGAATAAGGATCTAAATCGACTCCCCTAATCATATTAATAATATCATCCTTGTCTAACGTAAATTGAAACCGCTCCTTGTTAGTAGGCTGATCTTGATTCAATTTACCAGTCGCAAGCCATTCTCCATCATGATACAATTCGGCAAGTTTCTTTACCTTATTTTTAAGAAAATAATACTCTTGTATGACTTCTATAAAATCAGCTTCGTTAGCTTTACCCTCTATGAAGATAACGGTTTTGCTTCCAGGTCTATGATCGTCTAAGCTTGCCGGGATTCCCAATATCGTCCATCCTTTAAACTCAGCTATCTTAAAACGCATGACATCAAACACCTTATAGAAATCATCACAATCTATAGATTCTATTACCTTAATATCCTCTTCCGTAAATTTACCTCGTATTGGAATAACGTGATGACCAGGACATCCATCGGTTCCGAAATATGCAATTCTAACCATATCATCTACAATTTTACGATTTTTGCAAAACATTCATATAACACGGTACATCTACCACATCTCTTCTATGAAGTCCCTTTTCAAAATAGGAAACCATATAAGTGTTTTTACCTTCGTGATCAGGTCTGGGATCAAAGCATTCAAAAACGAATCTTGTTCTACCTTCAAGATGACCAAACATGAAAACAAATTCACCACCGTATCTTTCGCTGGCTAACTCTTCTACGGTCATAACCTATCTCCTCCTAATCCTGAGTTAATACTAACGTACTTAACACGGACATCATTTCCACGTCCAAGCTGACCCCAGCCGGGCGATGGCGTTCCCTTAGCCGGAGCAGAGACAGCCCTAAGCCGAGGCCAGTCCTGCTTTTGCCTCATGGCTTCAGCCTCTTTGTAATACCGGTTACACAGCTCTTGGTCTTCGTAACCAACGTAATCTTCCTTATTTTCCATATAGAATAGTTTTTCAACAAATGTACGACATTCATAAATTAATTAGATTTAAAATAAAACAATATGAATTAAAATAAAAACCCGATATGTTAAAATCGCATCGGGCCTGGTATTGAAAAAAATAGGTTCAGATCTTGGGTAAAGATTCGAGCCAATTTTTAACATCTTTATATTTAGGGTCTTTGTCTATTCTATCTTTCAGTTCATGCAATGCTGAGTCCATAACCGTATTCGGTACGCCAATCAACTCTCCTATTAAATACAATGGGGTTTTATTCGATTTAGATTCGTGTGCTATATTCATATCCAAAAAAAGTTATGTGAAACAAACCGGCCACGGGTATTCTATTGCCCGCCGACCGGTATAATATTTTTATTCCTTTTTTTTCCAAACGGGAAAAACGGGAATGCGGGAATCATATTTTTTACTATGGCTCCCGCACCACCGGAAGGACCTGGATCTGGATCTCAGGTCAGATCCTTCCAGTTTATTTTTTCGCCGAGGTAATCTTGCACGGCAAGCCATCTTATAAAGGCTACTCCTTCGGGAGCATCCGGATCATCCAAATACATTAACGTAGCTTTCACCAACTCGTTCTCACATTTGAAGACCTTAGGAAAACCATCCGAATAGTACATTGCAAAGACATATTGGACATCGCCCCATGTCGCTTTATCCGGCTTCTTCGCTCCGCACTTTTCAAAAATATCTTTTATTTCCGGCTGCTTCCAGATCCTCTTGGATCCATCGACGTTGACCATCTTCTTTACCGCCTCATCAGCGAGAGCATTAGAAAAATGGTAGCCGTAAGTATCTACATATTTCTGATAAGCTGGATCCTCTGCGTCTGCTCCTCAATAAGAACGACCTCTGCCACGTCCGCGACCTCTACGCATCTGAGGTCCGTCACCGTAGTATCTGTCGTCTCCATAGTAATCGGTCGGGTAGGATTCGTAACCCATCCTCCGGTATTCCCGGTCCTCCATTTCATGACGACGTTCGCGCTCTTCGAGCCTTCTTTCCCTTTCTTCCAGCTCGTTTTCGCGCTCTTCCATTTCTTTCATCTTCTCATGCATACCGTAATGGTCGTAAATACCACCACCATACCCCATGTACGTCCCGTCAGAACGCCGGCTTCTGCCTCTGCCTGCGACTTTTCGGCTATAGCTTTTTGAGCAGCTTCATATTGATCAGCCCAGGCTCTTGCTGCATCTGCCGGATTAGAAAAGTCAGGGACCAAAATTCCCTTTCCACCGGAACTTGTTTTATATTCTCCTGTTTTACGAATAGAAGGAAGAACCTCAGATGTTACCCATTTCTTAAATCTCTTAGCAGACTCTAATTTTGAAGATAATATAAGAGAATATAAACCAGATTCATTAATTATTCTTATACTATCTATATATCTGGTTTTCAATATAGATCGTTTTACGCCCCATTGATTATCAGATACTTGCAAAAGCATAGAATCATCATCATCTACATGTCTTTTTACCGCATCTTTAGCATTTATATATCCAAGAGACTTAGCCACATCTGACGCCACAAACCAAACATCTCCTTTTGGATCTACAATAATTCTAAGCTCTCCAAAATCCGAACTTTCAAAAACAGAAACTTTATCCATGATAAAAAAAATAGGCCCAAAAGAGAATGTCAGATCCCACTATGACAAACCCTAATGAGCCAAAAATATCTTTCAACATCAAACAACCAGAGGTGGGATCTCGTTGTTCATTGTTTCTGGAGCAAAGATAGGAACAGGATTTTAAATAGCAAATATTTTAATACTTTTTAAATCAAACCAGGGCCCGCATCACTGCGAGCCCTGATCTACACTAATCTAAACTAATACCATGAAAAACTTAAATCTAAAAACTAAAGAACACACAAATGTATGAAAATGTATGCTTTTCACAAAGAATCTGTATCCTGTTCTTTTGTATGGTTAAGTACATGGGATATAGTTCTGATACTTAATCCGGTTTGATTTTGTATCAGATTATAAATATAGGATTTTGAAACTACAGTTCTTAATTGACCTAAATCATTCATAATGTTTTTTATACATAAGATGAATGCTGTTGTTACGTTTGATGGTACTGATTCTCATTTCCTACTGTTATTAGTTACGTTCGGTTCTTACTTTTTCCTTATTTCCATAATCCCTTCCTGAAACTAATATTGCAAACTTAATAAAAATAATTCATAAACAATGAAAATCTAACTTTTCTTGTATGTTATTGATATACGTACATATATAAGAAAAGTGAGACTTTCACAAGCCTCACTTCCCAAATTATAACTATGAAAAAACTATATATATGTACACAAAAATTACCTGCATTCCAATTTATTAAGATCATCCAATTCAGGCTTGCTTACGGTCATGTCTTGCGTCAAGCCAGATCTGTTTTGGTATGGAGCGTAATCGGTTTCTACCGTCTTAGCCTTCTGAGTAGAATCGTATTTCACCTCTGATTCGGTTCCTGTCAGATTTTGATAGATAGAGCCGGAACTGCTCTCGCCAACTTTAGTGAACACCGTGTTCCCTATTCTGATAAAATTATTATACAACCCTTCTACGATAACATTACCATCCTGCTTAGTTATGTTATGATCCCGAACCTCATTTAAGAGATTAGGATGTTTTGTAAAAAGATCGTGATAGAAATCAGAACCGGCATATAACATATCATAATAATCCAAATAGAACAGATCTGTAAAAGAAGGATCGGTGCTGCTCATGCTATACTCAAATAGCTGTTCACGATCATTACCTGCCAAAGATAGTTCAATTTGTTTTAACGTATCCGGATCTGAAATGGTAAGACCCAGTAAATGATCTGGTTTAAAGTCAAGATACTTGTATGCTCCTTCGTACACTTCTGTATTATGAAGCTTATTTTCAAGATAAGATTGGTATAAATCGAATAAGAGTAAAGGATTCTCTTTGTCCTGCTTTCTGTTTATGTATCGGCTAAACTCCCGTTCTTCATTAACATACGAGCTTCCTGGAACAACAAGATGACCGAATGCCAATCTGGTAGCATTCATCTCTTCCGTATTCTGAGAATCGGTATAAGACAGGACGTATTTTTTAATAGAATCAGCAAGGGCCTTACTATCTACGTTTTTCACGCGGAGCTTATCTAAAACACCATCTTTAAAACAATATTCAGGATAGATACCAGGTGGGAAATAAGTTAGACTCTGCTTGGCAAGCTCGGCAGCCATATCGTACAAATCACTTAAATTATCTCTTTCTACCTTATGATATAGGTTTCCACCAAGATAAAGCAGAGAATGATTTTCAAATGCCGATACCGGATCTATGTCAGATTCCATATAAACGATATTCATATTATCCATATACTCTGGCAGAAACATAACACGGCGATCCTGGCTATCTCCAAGAACGTCATCGATAGCAGAAGCTAAGGTAGGAGCATAAGTATCATCGTTGTGCCTTGCTACATAAATATCGAGATCCAACATCAAGCTATCAATTTTATTCAGCAATTCTTCTGTTCCGTCGTATGCTTTAGACACACCTACGATATCTATACCAAGACCCACACAAGCCTCTTCTACGTCCCATATCATACTTCTAAGGTCTTCTTCTGTATCAGCATTAACCCTATTTAGAAAGGCTGATATACGAACCCGTAATGACTCAGCATTAATAGGGCTATAATAAGCATAATCTTGCAACTTTGACAATGACCGTCTCTTCCCTTCTACGATATTATTATCTTCTAAAGCCACAACCGGAACGATGTTCATATTCGAAAATTCGTTGAACATCGACAAGGCAAAACTCTTATCCGACTGATATCTTTCAACTAACTCCGGATATGAATCAGATAAAGATCCGAAAGCAGCATCAAACTCTGAAGCAACACTAATACCTCCTACTGTATTTTTTATAGCCTCATAAACCTCAGCCGGATTATATGATGCTCTCTTTCCTAATTTATTAAAGACGCCTTTTTTATACACAACAGGACCGTATGGTTTTTCTACGGTTGTGAAATAAGACTCTTTCCCAAGATCGTGTTCATTATTGGAATAGTCTAATAATAGCCTCATAAAAGAGCTGACCTCATTAAGTACAGAAGGATTATCTAATATCCTACTTATTTCCGTCTCATTGTACAAGCCGGATCTCCTCAGATTTTCTTCATTTAGGATAAGATTGCCATCCACATAAAAAGAGCTTCTAACTCTATTAATAAGAGATCGTATGCTATATATGGAATTGGATATCATAACATCTCTTACATCCTTAACATCCTGAGCCGTTAAAGGATCAGCAAAATAAGTCTGACGCTTCATATACGACAGCACATCTTCTAAAAGAGGTTCGCCATTAGGATCGGTATTAAACATCTCCCCTGGAGCCGGGTTATTCCAATGACCATAATACGACAAAAAATCAGAGGTGTAAGCCTTAGCCCATACTTGAAGAGCTCGCTCGCTGTTTCCTAATAATTTTAAGGCACTTTCGTAAAGAACGGAAGGCTCACCGTTAGGAGCCTCAACCCGTTCTATTTTATTTTCCTTCTTTTCTATCTGACATTTGACACCCATAATAATTAACTTTTTTGCAAAGTTAATTATAAAACTGATTTATACAATGACGGATCCCAAACTCCTTCTATATAAATCTCCGGAAAACTCAAACTGCCATCACGAAGAGTGGTGACTTCCAAGCTGGGAATGTTGAAAACAGTACTGGTACTACCAAACTCACCATTCAACTTGATAGCATTTCCGCTGTTATTAGCCTCATAATAAAAATAACAATAATTTTCATTAATGCTTGGATCATATTCGTACCAATATGTTAGATCTTGTATATGATCTTCTATGTTACCAATTTTATTTTCACCTAATATAAAAATACCATTATTGCTATGATTATAAACCATAGATTCATAACCACCATAATTCCAATTACTATTAAACATTATGTAACTAACATCAGAATCATGATCTTTTAATACAGGCCCTATATGTATATGAATTTTATTAAACTGACATACATAAGGTCTTTTTCCTCCAAGCCTTTTTATATCTTCATTGGATAACTTATTATAACATCCTCCCACAAAATTATCCGCAGCATTAAAAAATCTCCTTCTCATACTCAACACTCCTTATTTAACTCATTTATCGAATCTGAATTATCAGAACCTTCTACAAGATTCTTATTCCTATCTATCTCTTCCTGGCTCATGTTACTCATCATATTTTGTATTTTCCTACCAGATTGAGATAAAGAACGGATGAATGCGCTGGAACTTATCTTAACTCCAAGATCCGGTTTTGCCCTAAACGCTTCTCCGGTACTGATATTATATAAATCATACACACCTGAGTTCATGTAGAATTTGTATATCCAGTTTCCACCAGCTTTTTTGTATCCTAATTTGGTTAACTCAGTTACACTCATGCCAAATTTAATGCCATTACGACCCATTATCTTCTCCGGTATAGGTTCTACCTTAGCCGGAACAGATGTATATGCTTCATCACCGCCGTACAGGAAATAAGGGGTTGTCACCCTTGATATGTGAGTAAGCGACTCTTCGGATATACGAGGTTCGTCTTTCGCAGCCTTAGATCCTTTCCTTGGATTGGATATTCTAATAAAAGGATCGTATGTCAAAAAGGTTAAACCGTATTCTACTTTATAACCTGATACGCCGTTAAGATCCCTTATAGCCTTAGTCGTATGCGAGTGATTGATGGTGTCTATACCATACTTTGATTCCATATCGGTCATAATACTATTAACCTCATCCCCCTCTACATAAACCTCTTCTCCTTCCGGGATAGAGGTTATGCCGGCAGCCCTTCTAAGTAGCCATAAAGTAACTTCAGCAATGTCAGAGAACTTATCTCCGTTCTTCCTATAGTTATCTACTCTTCCTTCTTCAGATCCAGGTAATTCGACATTTCCTTTAACTTCGACATTTGTTCTGGATTGTCCTTTGCCTTCTCCATCTCCCTTTTTATCGCCATCTTCCTCAGTGCGTACTGCACCGCCTTCTGCACTTCCTTCTTTTCCATCATTTAAAATATTATCTGATTCTGACTCTATAGACTCCACTACAGCATCATACTCTGGTATGCCGCTAAGGAAATCTGCTACGTTATTCAAAAACTCTATTTTTTCCTCGTTTGTCATATCAAGGCTTTCCACGGGCTCCCATATGGCAGGCAAGTTGTTTGATTTTATTGCAGTAGAAACATCTTCTACAGTTTTATTATCCACCGTAGGCAAAACTTTAGAAACCAAACTATTGATATCAGATTCCATTTTTTCTACTTCCTCTTTTGTGCCATATTCTTTTAGGGTATCCATGCCATTGACTCTAAGAGAATAATTCAAAGCCTTGCTTGGAACAAAATTAATATATTTCAAAAAGTTTTTCAACTCTGATATAATTTGTTCGTCAGATCTTGGCCCAACATAATCAACCACCACCTGATCTGTTTGAGAACGAAGCCAAGAAACGTATTCTTCTAAGGTCTTACCACCTTTACTGGAAGGAGTGGATATTTTATCACCTACTGTTCCTTTAGGTTCTAATCCCATTTCTTCCTTAAGGCTTTTAGGATTACCTCTCTCACGAAGAAACCTCAAATCACCTCCTACAATCTTCCTTGCTATAAAATCAAAAATATTAGCATAAGGCGGCAATCCCTCTTTTTCTATATGAGATTCTATTTCGTTTAACATAAGAGAGAAGTTTTTCCTGGAGGTACGCTTCTTGCCAGGTAAAGACTGCGCAGCTTGTGCCGCAGGAGCTGGTTGAGCCGGCTGAGTCCCCCGGACAGCTCCTTCCTCTGGCATTTCCTCTTCATAAACATCCACATCTTCTTTAGAAGTAACGGTCTTACCCTCATCAGAGAAAGGAAGATCATCCTCTATAAGTGATTTAGGCCTGGAAGATGATTTACCAAACTGGATCCTGATCTTAGGAGCAACAAACATCTCACCTTCGAAATCTATTCCAGATTCTACTTCAGACGTCACAATGTCTTTCACGCTCCTACTTCCATCTTCTACCCACTTAACAACATCAGGAACTGTAGATAATTTTTCTATAGCCTCACGGGCTTTTCTAAGCCCTGAAATAGGATTCAAATACGATACTTGATACGAAGCCGGATCAAGGCCTAACTTGGTTAGATACGCATTAAGATCTTGTATATCATCTTGACCCATCTGTAGCAATTCAGAATCACCAGATTCAAGCAGCATATCTATAAAAGACATCCATTTCTGCCCTTCCTCTGATTCTACAGAACGTAGGCTAACTGGGAAAAGATAATTAAGACCGTTTTTACCTTTGATGACAACTACCGGAACTCTTACATTTTTGTAATTATTCCCCTTGTCATTTAATATAGAATAAGCAAATGGGAAGCCTGTGTATTTAGAGCCGTTCTTAAGCACGACTTTGCCATTTAATACATATCCGACATCAGATACTTTTTCAGCACCTTTTTCGGTAATAGAGAGATTTTCTACCTGACCATATCCTTGACCGTTCACCCTCATGTTAAACACCGGTCTTCCGGGAAGAGTCTGGGCAACAACATGCGTGCCGACGCTGATGGTAGCCGACCGACCAGCATCTTTCTTCCACTTGTTAAAAGCTGTTCTTCTTATTTTACTTATACCATCTATGCCCCCTGTGTCAGCTTTTACAACAGAAACGAATCTGTTCCCACTCATAACCTTAATAACCATATTGGATACCAGCTTATTTTCAGCAGATTCTATTTTATTTCTATCGCCGGACTGAACAGCGTTATTGTATTCGGCAAAAAGAGACTGATTATAGGTATCATTTACATCTATTTCGAGATTAACCTTATCTCCTTTTTTCAAAGAAGATAATGCTTCCTGATCTATTTTATCTACTTCATTCTCTCCGAATCCGACACCTGTTCTGTACGGAACCAGCTCATCTGAATCAAGACGCTTATAAACCAAAGAATAGGAATTACCCACGTCCTGAATAGACACGTCTGTGTAGCGATTAAGAACACGAGCCGATTCTTTATCTATAGACCATCTCGCATGATAAGGAAGTTCAATTATAGTAGCCGTTTCTCCACCTATGTTAAGAGAATACCTTTTAGTGCCATTAGCGTTCGTTTCAGAGCTTATTTGAATAGGAACCAATGATTTTATGGAAGATATAAATTTATCGGCTCTAAGACCCGCAATTTCATACCTTTCATTGCCATCATTAGAGATTCTTCTTACCATCAACGTCTCTGGATTCTGGGCGCTATCTATATTGGCTCCCGGCGTATTATCAGATTCGTCTAATTCATTTACAAGAGAATCTATATTAGCATCATCCTCCCCGAAATTACTTAACGTAGATTCAGAGATACGACCTTTGTCAATAATTCTGTTTTGCTCGATATAAGGAAGGAGATCCGTGATATTTCCAACCTGGCCAAGATCTTCTATGGTAAATACCGAATCTGCAAGTTTATCTTCGTCAACTTTCTCCCCTTTATCTCGTCTGTTCATTATATCAACATACAAAGAAATAGCATCATCAAGTTCCTTCCTTTGATCTGGTTCCAAATTAGATTTAGCCATATCAATAATAGCTTTATTATCCTCATACACAGATCTCGGACTTGTAAGCCTATCAGCCTTTTCAGATAATGATTTTATGAGATTAACGGGACTGTCACCTAAAGACGATACATAATCATCAAAATCTTGTTTGTATTTATCATACACATCTTTTTCTCTCGCAGTAAGAAGATCGGTATTCCCTGTATATAGTTTATCAATTATAGACTGCCTTACGACCGGAACCATAATAGGATTATCCATAGCAGCCTCATAATCTTCATCCGATACAGACTCCGTAAGCGGTGACTCTTTTATATCGTCTTCTGCTTCCTTCATCCTATCTTCCCTTACTTTATCAAGAGCATGCATAAAAGCCTTGATAGTCCAAGCTTCGTCTTCCGAAATCTTACCTTCTGACACAGCTTGATCTACTACCTCATCAGTGTCATATTCACCAACTTTATTAGGCTCTGCAAAATCAGGAACCTTATCATCCCCCTTATAAGGAGTAGACCATAGAGAAGACAGCGCTTTTGAAAATCCCCTGTTTTCCTCAGCTAAGAATCTTTTATCAAGCATCTTAGACAAGAAGTTATTCATATTCCTATAGTCCATCAAACTCCTTCGGTATTCATTTACCAAGGATCTCATGGCTTTGTCTTTGGCTGTAAACTTCTTTTCCTGTCTTGATTTTACATTAAAATAATCATCAAAAGCCACAAGCGTATCATAGGCTTCTATTACATCTTGTGAACTTATGGGAGAAAGAGGCGATGATAAAACAGATTCGGTTTTACTTACCAACTCTTCTATCGAAAACTCTTTTCCTATTAACGTTGATAACTCAGACAACGAATTGTTGTAATTGGTTCTAAGACTTTCCAATTCTTTGGTTTTTCGTTGTATGGATTCAGCTTGTGGGTCTTTCCCTTCTACGTTACGAGGGCGGGTAGCAAGATCTTCTATTTCGGATTCAAGTTCTTCTATCCTTGACCGTATGCCACGGATAGCCATTGCCCGCTCCCTCGCCCTACCCGACAGCCGGGAAAACGTACTTAGCGCATCCGCTACGCGAGGCTGCCCCGAAAGCGTTTCTATGACAGAAGCTATGTCTTTCATCCTTGATTCCGATTGAAGACCAAGAAAAGCATTACGAGCCACGTATTTTCTAAACTCAATCTTAGAATCATCACCTATAAGATCTTCGGCAAAACCTTGAGCAGATCTGAAATCCGAAAGACGATTATTATAATTATCAATAATAGAATCCTTGTATTTCTTTGCCTCTTCCAAAGACATTCCGTTGGCTTCGGCTATTTCCGAAATAGGCATCATATCAACCATCTGCCTGAAATTTTCAGCCGAATCCTCTAAGGTTCCCATTTGGTTGTCAATCGACATCTTTTCAAACATTGCATCATCAAGCTCCTTGCCAGTCATAGACTGAGCATCGGAACGAACTTGAGGCCCTAAACTCATTGACTTTTTCAACGTATTTAAAGCCGCCGTATTAAGATTAGAAGATGCTTTGTTATATTCATTTACTTGCCTTTCCAGCAAGATCTGACTATTGCTATACTCTTTCACCCCAAAGAAGCCTTCCCTCATACCGAACAAAGAACCGATAATAGCACCGATTCCTATTTCAGTCCATCCTTCTTTAGACGTATATTGCTTTTTAAATCCTTCAGAAATAGCATCAAGAACATCAACGGCTCCGTTCATGGCGACATTATCATATCTTGACTTAACATATTCCTCAGCCGTATTCTGGACAGCACCTTGAGATCCTTCTTCCCATAAGCCTTCAGATACCGGTCTTTTCATGATATTGAAAACATTGCCTGCTATCTTCTGTCCTATATTGGGATTGGTTATTTTAATAGCCATCTCTCCCGGCTTCGCAACTTCCGTCCCTAATCCAAATAAATGCTTGTTGAGCTTCTTTTCCAACCCAGGTATAGCCTTGCCTCCTAACCCTATATACTTACCAAAAAGAAGCCAGTTAGATAATCCTACGATACCCATATTGGCGGCAAATATAGCACTACCTACATCAGCATTAGAATTACGAAAAACAGCCATTTCCTCTGCATTGGGATCACGACCATAAATCTTACGATAATAATCCTTGAAATCAGACTCGGATTGCTTCATAAAAGAATTTGCTTCAACCGATGACTCGAATCCGGCACTGGTAGCCAACAACGTCATGGTCTTAGCCGCCTCCCCTACATTTCTTCCGGTAGCAACTCCTTTTCTTACATAGTCGTTAAACACACCTTTAAGGCTTCCTATGCCCCTATTGGCAGCTTGCCTTGCTGCTAACTTAGCTCCGATTCTTCCACCTAATTTAGCACCTATATTGCCCAATGATCCAACTCCAAGTCCTCCGGTCATGTACGCTGATATCATGGCTCCTACGGTAAAAGACATACCATTACCAAGGACATCATTCCATAAGAAATTACCGGTATCCTTAAAAAGCTTCTGACCAAAATTATAATCTTCTACCTCTTTCTTGTAATAATGAGGAAGAAGCATGTCTATTTGCTGGTCAAGATCACCTACAAACTTATCCATGTTAGTGTTTAACGCAGCTTTATAACTTCCCTCAGATGCCATATTGATAAGTTTGTCAGGCAATGACACAACTCCTTGCGCACCGTACAATGCGGACTTTAAAGCGAATTTACCTACACCATTCCAAAACTTACTCCATCCGCTCTGTCTCCTGGCATAATAATCCTCATTATTTATACCCGGAATATAGTTGGGATATTTTGTACGCCATACCCCATCATTACCCATCTGATGACTTTCACGGATACTTACCTTCGGTCCATAAGGATTAAGAGGCGGCGGTGCAGGTGTAGCCCCCCTGTAGCTGTTACGAGCCAGTGCCTCCGAGTAGCTGTTGCTTATCTCCTTGGCTATATACGGCTCTTCGTATTCGGCAGCAGCTATCCTTGATGCGTAATCTGGAAATTTAGGTTGGGCATACACACCTTCACCAGGCATATAATTAGGAACCAGAGGCGTTGTCGTCTCTGGTAGTGTAGCCGGAGTATAATTCTCTTCTTCGGCTAATTTTCTTTGCCTTGCCACATCTTCGTAAGTGGTTTTAGCAGCAGGATTATATCTATCTATATTATTGTCAGCCATAAATTTTCTGCAAAAAATCGTTCAACTTACTAAACTTGTCATTCATGTTGGGCGTGATATTTATTCCTCTCATATACGGATCCCTCATCTGATCAAGACGTTCTTGAACAGCCTCCTTCACGTATTTTACAAAGAAGTACTGAGGACACTTCTGGTGAATGCTATTCCAGTAATCCGCATACTCATCATTACCTGGATCCAAAGGAACAAAATCCGAGAACAACAATGCAGGATTTTTAGAATTTTTAGTCCTTTTGTCATAGAAATTGACCGCTACCTCTCTTGAACCCCTATCGTCCATTCCCTCCAACTGAACTGATATATTATCAGACATGTCAATAAAATTATCAACAAGGGCTTTAACAACATTCATTTCTCCTGGCTTAAGGTAAGAACCATGAACCTTTACTATATCATAAAGATCATTCTTAACATCAGCCTTAGAAGCCAAACGAGGAAGGCCATTACGTATAAGATACTTATCATAAGAATAACCTTCCTTCTTTCCGGTATCTACAAAATCACAGGTTTCAAAACTTGATTTGTAGCCATCTACCGGATAATTGCGCTCCTCGACCGAAGGATCTATACCCGCCTTAAGAAGCTCGTCATTCGTAATCTCAACCCTTTCTGTAACATAAGAATTTTCACCGGAACCTACTTGAGCAGTCAAGAATCTTCTAACGGTGCCATTATCTATCTCGGCATCCATATTAATGGCATTAATAGCAGTAGGATCCAGATTATTTACCTTTCCTGCCATGTAACCAGACAATCTTCTAAACTGAGCCTTCTGCAAAGACTTTTCCGGCGAATCGGCATTCCAATTGTATCTTTTGTAAGAATCAAGGTAATGATACTGAGATAACTTATCAGAAATCTGATCGGGAGATACAGACATTTTTATCTCATCCTGCATCTGACTTGCTATCATATCAGACACCCTACTGTTTTTCTCAGCATATCTTAGCTGGGTAATAGTCAATGGTTCACCTTCCTGATAATCTTTTAAATCTATATCACCATCCTTATCTATGGTCATATAATCAGATATATTAAAATCAGGATCGCCATTGAGTTTCTTCATTCCATTAATAAGAGCCAATGTACCAGTAGAAGAACCATTATTCTCGCTTGTAATAGCATCAGATATGTTTTTCCCCAACTTGCCGGCACTCACCTTAGCTCCTAATGACGGAGATATAGCACTAAGAATATCTATTCCTCTTGAAGGATCCATCATGTATTCTCTGAACCCTACGGCATCAGATACACCAGTTGTTATGGCTGTGGCGAGCAGGAAGGCTCCAGCCTTATCATCTGTATTGGTAAGATTCATAAAAGAATTTCCTTTCATAAACTTAGCATTACGAACTTTCCTGATAATATCCTTATTTTTTTTAGTAACTATATTATCTATTTGATAATCAGTTATGTTATTTATAGCCTTTGCAGCTCCATTTGCCTTAGAATCAGAAAGAAGTAAAGCATCATAAGCTTCAGACAATCTGTTATTTCCTTGTCCGAAATATCCGTTTTTCTGACCTCCATTATTTTTTAAATAAGAATATATCCGTTCTTCAGGAGTCATATTAGCATACAATCCTGGGTCAGTTTTTTCTTCTTCGTATGATGCTGCAACGATATTGCTTCTGTCTGTAGGAGATAATGAATTATATAATTTCAATAAATTTGCTCTACGCTCTGTGGAAGAAGATGTGAGTTGTTCATAAGGGATATTGGCCAAATTAACAGATCCTGTCTTACCTGTTCCAGAGTTAATAGCCGTAGGCCCGTCCATAGGAGCCATAGGCACTCTCATACCGCCTGCACCTGTCGTGCCTGCGGATGAGCTTTCAGTTCCCATCTTGGCACCGTAAGTACGCATGTATTCGGTTTCAATCTTGGCCTGAGCAAGCTGCTCTTTTGCCAACGATATTTCAACCATAGACTTAGCATTATCAGTCAAAAACTTTTGCTGAGCCCTATCCTCTGCCAACCTTGCAAAATAAAGATCATCTTTCTTCCTTTCAAAACTTGTATTGTCGTATCTCCATGCATCAGTCATCTTATCGAAAAGATTATTGGTAACAACAAAATTAGCGGCCGCTACCGGATCTGACGAAGCTATTATCATATCTGTCTCCCTCTTGGCTTCTGCTTTCTGATTTTTAGCTTCCTGTATCTGACTGTCAATACGATCAATAATATCTTTATTATCCCCTACTGATTTCTTTTTCGCTTCCAATGCTCCTATGTGTCTATCGTATCTTTCGACATAAGACCCAATGTATTGACTAACCAAATCCGGATTACTGAACACCGGATTGGTAGCTGCCATATATGATGCCTCTATTCTCATCTGATTCCTCATGTTTTCAGATAAGTTAGCAGACACAAAATTCCTTATCTGGGAATCTGTAAGTTCATCTACGTTAACTTCTATAATCCCACCAGTAGGATTACCTTTAACATCATATTCTGTTGTTTGAATCTTCTTGCCTTCGTTATTTTTCCTAAAGTCACTAACCAGCTTATTTATCTCCTTAGTATAATCGACATAAGGAGAATAATGAAGACCTCCTAACCTTGATCCTGCTTTACCATCTGACCTCCATTTGTAATAAGGATCCAAAGCATGCCATTCATTAATAGGAGAATAAAGTTCAGGATGATTCTGTTTTATAGATTCTATTTCCTTCATAACCCTCTTGCCTTCTTTTGTGCCGGCAATAGCGTTAATGACCGTATCATCCAACACCGAACTTATCTCTCCTTGTATGGCTCTCGTAACACCATCAGAAGAAAGATCCACGCCTTTGAATTTTTGATTGATGTTAGCAATCACACCTGACATCTTATCTTCCATATAAGCGCGGGCTTCAGGCTTATCTATCTCTTGACCCATAAGATAATCTACCTGGGTATAGATCTTTTCACGAGCAGCATCAACCTTCTGCTGTTTGTACATCATGACGTCCTTAACAAGATCTATGTTGTAAGGACTAACATACGGGGCATATTGCCTTAAAATACTATACTGTGAAGCCACTATTTGGTCCTCCTTCTTCTTTTAATTTCATCATCTTCTTCATTTAAACTTCTCAAGTAAGGTGTAGAATAATCACCCATATTCATCACATCCTGATTACCTTGAACGTAAATAATTTGACCACTTGGAAGCATTCTCATATTTGGAGCTATGGAAGCTATGGTATTCAATGATGTACGAACATTGAACTTATTCTGTATCTCACTGTTTATGCTGTCATAATAACGAGCAAGATTTTCATCCCTTATAGCCATAGCCTTCAATAACCCAGATTCATAACGTTGCCTTTCCGCTATGTTCTTATCGTCTGTCTGAACATAAGCCATTTCATTGAATCTATCAGCTTCGTTTATTTGCCTTGCGTTATTGAAATTTACTTCGTTAATGTACTTGGCTATATTGCTTCCAGCTATGGCGTTCATATTAGCCAGAATAGCGGAGCGCTGGGAGTCGGGCACGTCACCTACTGCGTCCAACTGAGCCGATGTCGCGCGGTTGAGCTCGTTGATATACTGATCAGCAGATTGCAGAACAGGATCTATTCTCGGAGCCTGATGCCTTTCCAATCCCTCTATCTCTAATCCAGTATCAAGCATCCTCAACATCTCAGGGAATATAGGGCCTGATAAAGCAGGACTGACACCTTTTCTTCCGTTTGTATCATCTTCTTCCTCGGCTTCCGTTTCTACAGTAGTATTAACAACAGGATTTTCTTTCTTCACTTCTATCCTGCCTGGAGAACCTGGGTTGGGAGATTTAGCGCCGGTTCCTACAGGTTCAGCTTCTATAGGTTTTGATGCCGGATTTACGGCTTCTAAAATAAAGTCTGTTTCTGACATCAAACCGCTATCTTTTAAAGCAGCAAACTTATTATAATCGGCACCCAGAATCTTCTTAGCTGCATCAGATTTATCACCAAATAAGTCAACATAATTCTTTATCCCTTTTTCGTTCAACAATCTCTTTTGTTCAGGAGTAACTACATCCAATCCATAAAATGATCTGGTTGCCGTAGTTTGCCCAAATTTGTCATCTACGGCAAATGAGTTATATGCCGATTTACTTCCTTGGTCGTACTTACCAGCATCTTCTCCCCAAAATCCGTATTCGTCTCTAAATTTCTTGGCTTTTTCGGCATTGGCTATAGCACCTGATTCTGCCAAAGCCCATAGGTTGTTTAGTTGGCTATTGTATCCAGTCTGGAATCCTTCTGTATTAAAATCTCCATCCGTATTGTATTTATTAGCCCAACGGTTAATATCAAGCAAATTAGAAATAGCCTTGTTATTTACCCTACCATAACCGGCGCTACTTCTGTGTTGCAGATTTTGATTAGAATTTACACCAGAATCAGGATTAAGGATCTGTTCTCTGTCCGCAACATCCACTATAGACATATTAAGAGCACGTCCAAACTGCTTCATTAAAAGCTGCTGTACTTTCTTACCCCACTCTATTTGCTCTTTGGTAGGGCCGCCTTCAGCCATTTTCCTAACTCTCTTTACATACTCATCGTATATCCAATTTTTAGCATCAGATTCAGATACGTTAAGAGCCTTAGCCTGCTTTCTTACGGCATTTAAATCAACCTTTCCGCCATCTCTAAAGAAAGCATCTATCTTTTCTTGGCGTTTGGATTCCTCTTGTTTGTTATAGACAATATCAGCAAAAGACCTGAATTGCACCTCAAGTTCGTCTATTTCCTTTTGATTATCATTTACGTACTTGGAAAGAATGGACTTATTCAACTCAGAAGTATTTTTATCCTTAACATCCTTATTCTTTTCCAATCTCTTGAAAACACGTTCCTGATCATCATACTTTTCGGACAATCCTATTTTTTTCTTGTACCTATCAAGAAGCGTAGCATACGTATCTTTTTCCGTAGCTCTAATGCCATAATTTTCCCTTACGTAAGAAGCGAAATCATCATCGATAGTACGGTAATCTGAAATAATATGAGCTTCTGGCAAATCAACGGAAGTGCCGCCGTCTTCATGCCTGTTACCTTTTGCCTCCATAGGACCAACATCATCCGGAGTCAAAACGTATTCTCCTTTTTCTATCTCAACATTAGCATTACCCTCCATAGATTTAGGAAGAGGGTAAATGTATTCTCCTGTCATATCAGACGTATCTATTCTCTGTCCATTTCCAAGGTTAACGCCACCACCTTCACGTTCCCACTTGATGAATTGCTGACGACGCTCCTTGGCAAGTTTTTCCCTCGCTGCCTGCTCGTCTCTGCTGGCTGCATACGCAGCAGATGAAGCTCCCATGATATTACGGGTAAGACCTAATCCTAAACTAACACCAGACAAGGCAGCTTGAGCCACATTAGCACCGACCTTATTACCGGCTCTTATCCGGCCAAGACTTGTACCGAACATTTGAGCTCTGCCGGTTAGATCGGGTGAATAATATGGGGTAGTCATAGGATCAAGAGGATTACCATCTTGGGAACGTTTTTCTTTAGAAGAATCAGCATCAACACCACCTACATTCATTGCATTATCAACGACTGATTTCTCTACGTTTTTAACCATACCCCTATTATCAGCGAGATATCCTGCATATCCTGCATCATGATTTTCAAAAAACGGATCGGATGTAGGCATACTACTAAATGGATTTATCTCCCCCTCCTCTGTTTCTAAAATCACATCAGAAGGCATATATATATTCTGAATATCAGATTCACCCCATTTATTAACAGGCGTTCCATAATCAAGAATAGGCTGAGTAGAGGATACATTAATATCCTGTTTCTTATCCTGAACACTACCGCCAGGAGCGAATATCGGACGATTTTTTATGATTCGTAATTTCATACTATCTTTTTTCACAAAGATAAGAGAAACGAACGAGAAAATCCAACGTTATGGGATACGTTTAAAAATCAATCATGTACGGCAGACAAACCGCCCGAATCAGGATCATACTTAAGACCGCATGCCCGGCGATAGTTCTTAAGCGCTCTCCTATACAAAAACAGCACTGTCTTGGAAACTATTTTCTTCATAGATTTGGTTAAAACCTCTTCTGTTGAAACAGACATCAGACAGCTATTCAAGAACGACCTGACATTGAAGCCAAACAAGATCTTCACCATTTTTCTAAACGTTCTAAAAAGATATGATGCCGAAAGAGCCTTTAATCCATTGCGAGCCAATCTCTTATTTAAATACGAAACAGCCTTGTCGGATAGACATATCCTATTTTTTCCTTGACTGTCCACCTCTGACGAAAACCACGAATATAAAGTGGTAGGATGTTTCTTAAGGTGATTAATGAAAGAAGTCATTATCCCTTCTTTTAAAGCCCTTTTATGGGCTACGCATGCAGCAATCTTCTCTTCTCTTTTCAAAGAGCTGTCAAGGCATCTAAACACCGTCCTATCGTCTCCGATGAAATACTGAGGACGTTCTTCCTTAAACTTAGCCCGATATGCGGCATATCCTTCCTTACGGAGCATATCTATCTGAGACCGGATATAGAACCTTACACACTTTTCTTCAGCTTCTTGCACGCTTTTAAGATAAGGAACTGACTTTCTACCATATCGGAGATAATCATAAACCATAGCCTCAATAAAGTCATTGTACGGAAAGAATCTTCCAAATCCAAAGTTCCAAACTATGAAACATCGCACTCTATCTTTCCAGTAATCAGATATGAGAAAGTTGCTACAATATCTCAACTTCCTGTCTTTCTGATAGAAATGATGAGTATGTTTGTCATAAAATAGATTAAGATATCTCAAATTGCCTAAACACTGACCGGCTGGACGGCGTACTACATTGTACCCTAAGTTGCTGAAGCTATTGTATATAACTTCTATCGGAGAGACCTGCTCTTTCTTAAAGAGCTTGTCGTGTAACTTGTGAGGATCTATTATTTCTTTTAACTTTGTGTCCATATTTATGGTGTTTTAGTGCAAAGATATGATTTTTCATCATACGCTCAAAGAAGAAAATGCACGGCCTTGTATCTGGTTTGAGAGAAATAGGATACAAGGTTTTTTGTTTTATGACGGTTTGGATAAGAGACGGGAAAACGGCTCTGAACGTAACCTCCTGACCTTCAGTGGTGGGACAACAAATCTTGAATTAAAACTACGCCTATGAATAGTCTCCGTTTTCCTTAATATTAAGACCATTTTCAATGATCTTACTCATTATATTATTTATATTATTTTATATACTTTACCATTTATTCATATAATTGTTTACAGTGAATGAACTTAACGACCGAAGGGAGTTAAGTGAGTGAACAGATTGACAAATTACTTTTTCCGTTATTATATTGTTTGCCTAATTGTGTTAAAAGATTGAGTATCGTGACCGAAGGGAACGATGCGAAAGAACTTATAATATTTAAAAACGACTGAACCTATCGACTGAAGGGAGATAGGTGATGGAGTGACGTTAATAGTTATATTAGGTAGCCAGTGGAGAATTAGGCAGGCTGGTAGGCGAGACGGGCTCCCATGCCCGTCAGGACAGTGGAGGTACGTAGGTCTGTTCTGTTAAACCAAGGCGATGATAGTTCCATCCTTCACGAAATCGCACAAAAAAGCCGGATTATCTTGATATCGTTCTTCAACCTTCGGTATCCGCATAACGAGTCTCAAATCCGGCTTCGCTTTATTAATATGAGAAATAAAATAATTGTTCTAATTGTCAGTGACGCCTTTAATGCGAAGTTGTATGTTGGGAAGCACGGCATTAATCAAAGCCATTTTCTTATCCTCTTCGCTTTCTTTTTCATGCTGTTTATACATCATGATGTAATCACTGTCATCACCATCCTTTTTCCCGTCTAACGTCAGTAAATGATTTACGATGTCCTTACCATACGTTTCAGTCCATGTACGGAATCTCTCTTCCTCGGACTGTCTTTCCTGGGACGGGGCTTCCGGGTTAGGGAGGGCGGCTGCCACTTCTACCTCTGGAAGTGTTACCGATGCTGCTATTTCACCATCATCTCCGAATCCCATTTGACCATACGAAGATACGGAATTTTCTTCAATATCCAAACCAAGATTTTTAGCAACTTCCATAGCATAGTTATAACGGTCATCATTTCTTATAACACTCTTATGAGGACGTCCTGCTCCCTGGTTCCAAGCTACTACAGCATCTTTAAGGTTATCGGCGTTCATAAAGTCCTGCCGGCTGTAGTTGTAATACCCTGGTCCTTCTTTTCCTTTTCTTGTGTATAAGAAATTAGAATATCCTGTTTTCCCTTCGTATTCGTCAGCTAAGAACTCAAGTTGGTCTTTGAATGTTGGTGTAGAATGACCTTTCTTTTTAGCGTGCTTGAATAGCTTATCCATGCGCTCATTATGCCATTGCTGTATGCCGTATGATGTTCTGTTGTCTCCGTATATGTCATCTTTAAGACCGGATTCAGCCATGAGATTACCTATGATGGCAAGCGCTTGTATCTTAGACATGCCTCTCTTATTAGTAAAGTATTCATATGCTTCACGTTGTTTATTTACAACACCACCTTCTTCGTATTTCCTTACAAACCTTTTAGGTAAAGCCTTGTCATTATTTCGAAGAATACTACCTTTCTTAGGATCGTATTTGATACGTTCCCTTATTCTAAGAGGGACATCCCTTTCAGGTATGATGTCTTCCGCTATCTTCTTTCGGCTAAAATCATAATCATCCTTCACATCTAACATACCAGCATCCGGATCCCATCTTACACTGAAATTCTTCAACGCACCTAATCCGGAAGCTTCGTTCACTTTTTCAAAATTGTCACCATATACCTCTTCTCTAAATGGACTTACACCTTCATTTACTAAAATCCATTTTCCTGGATTTTCAAATATATTTTTATTTAGTTTATCAAGGACCTTCTTATAATCTCTTATTTTTCGTTTACTTTTTTCATCAGCGTCCTTATATGCCTCATCAAGCATGTTGTTCATATACTCTTTATCTAATAAAGATTGTATCAAAATAGCTTGTTCTTGAGGCAATCCTACATACTGAGCATCATCATCATCGTCATCAAAACGATACTTGCTTGCCGGCAATCTACTTATATCTCCATCCGTGTAAGCTTTCCACATTTTTTCTTCAAAATCCGTGGCTGTATCTTCCCCCGATCGCTCCCTATTAGGATCCAACATTCGTTTCATAGTAGGAATAAAATCGGCTATTAAACTAATAGGGTCAGTATCTAATATTGGATTAACAGATTCATACCACTTATCAGGATCAGCGTTATTGGATATACCAACTGATTTTATATTCGAATCAGATATCCTAACCTTATCTCCGTCATATCCTCTACCTACATAACCTGTATAACCATATTTAGCTTCCACATGGCGAGCGTCTTCATACTTTGAATCATTAGTATCTTTTTCTATAGATTCGTTCTCTACAGGCTTGTCTTCAATCAAGACATAGTTGCTGTCGTCATCCACCGTCCAGGGCTGGTCTATCGGTGTAGAGAACACTCTGCGCTCCAAGGCACGGCGCTTCTTCTGGCCGCCCATACCTTTCTCGTTTTCATTGTGATTTATTTCTTTCACTGCCTTATCATAATCACCTTCTTTAAGGTATTTGAAAAGCATTGGGCTTTTAGAATACTCTGGTCCTCCTGTATTGTAAAACAAACTAAACAAAGCATCTCGCTGATTATTGTTTAGATTCTTGAAATTAGGAGTTCTTCGTATAAATTCCGGAACAAACGTATTAACTACACCTTCAAATTCCTTATCGGCCTCTTCTACTGTTATACCATTCTTGTATTTTTTAAGAAGATGAGGAAGATGAAATCCGTACCCGATTGTTATATTTCCCTTCTTATCGTCATATAATTCAGGCTCAAACTTTTCCCACGATTTCAAATATTTTAGGATATTTTCTGAGGGCTTCCAATCTGATTTATTCTTCTTTGCCATCTTTTTCTTCCTCTAAGAATCCAAACATTTCACCTGCGCAGTTACCAACAAATCCAGCTATGTAAGCTGCGTGTTCATCTTCTCCCACCTTAAAACCAAGAGACATATTACAATGTTGGCATACCGACATAGCTGCATGAAATGATTCATGACATATGTTTTGTATAGTCATATCATTCTCACTTTGAAAATTCCATAATAACTTAAAAGCTCTATCATCTCCCTTATCACGAACAAGATTCATAAAAGAGACTTCTGAATCTAAATCGCCTTCATCTCCCCATTCTCCTTCATGATCCAATTCTGCATTCTCAAAACGATCACACAATGTTTTGTAATCTAACCCTATGGTGATAATCAACTTTAGTGGATATATCACAAAATCAAATTCTTTTTCTTTCATTTTTCTTCCTCCTTCTTAAATTTGTGGTAAGCATCACAAACCTTGTCAACCAACCATCCCATTAGATAGGCAGCGTGCTCATCTTCTCCGGCGTCAAAACTGTAGTTAATATTAAGATACTTACAATAAAGGGAAAGACCGTGCAGACATTCGTGTCCTATGGTTCTAACATCCATATTAGACAGTGAATGAAACAAGAAACATATTTCTTTCCTGTGATTGGTTCGGTTTCCTACGAAAATAGTTCTGCCACCATAATCATCAGTCCACCCCTCCCAGCTCTGATCTTCTACTTCCAGGTTGGCGAACGTCTTAACTATATACTCTTCATCTGCCCCAAGCAATACCCTTACATTATAGGGGTATATGTCATTTTTATATAATACTTGTTTCATAACAAACTGTTTTTCAACAAAGATAAACAAAAAAGCCGAAGATATACTCACGTACTTCTTCGGCTATACCCATTAAAACTTTTTATTATGAAAAGCTACAATTAAAATAGAAATAATAATCAAATTTTTATCTTCTTAATTTTCTCAACCATATTCTTATATCCACAGAACTTGCTGTTAATAACATCGAAGATAGATTCTGACCAGCCAGCTATGTTCAAGATATTAGATCCTCTGTAAAACATCTCACTTCCATATCCTTGAATAGAAATAGAAACGATTTTGCAATTTGGATTCACTTTTTTAAACCCTTTCAAAAGTTCGGCGAATTTACCATATTTATAATTGGAACTTTTCTCCCATACAACAGATTCACCGTCTCCTATCTGCATATCTGAAATAACGTACAAGTTATCTACTTTGATCTTATCTTTAACGCACTTATCCAAGAATGCAAAAAGACCGTTTTCAGTGGCACCACCGCATTCTCCTCCGGCAGTAAAAGATTTTTTGTTATTCCATAAAACACCTTTACTTCTATCATATTCGTAATTGATAAGTTTGTCACCAAACATACCAATAAATACGTCAGGAAGCACAGAAGCAATCATACAACCAAACAAGTTACCAATGACAGCCGTACTTGTTTTGCTAAAGGCAGACACCTCAGAAGCTCCACCGCCACCACTGTTTGTGCCACCTCCGCCGCCACCTCCAACTACAAGTAAATCAAAATAACGATATCCTTTTTCTATCGTATAATTCTGATCTACCCCTAGATTACCCATTAATTTCACCAATTTTGGTTGTTGTTTATATGCCTCAAACCTTCTTCTCATGTCATCTATTTTTAATCTTATCTTCAGAAATCAACCACTGGAATATGATTTTCCGGTTGCTAATTACTTTCTTTATCCTCATCAGCATCCAACTTCCTCTTAATCTATCCAGCCATGATCGTCTGAAATTAAGAGCATCAGGATTAACTGACTTATTTATATCGTTATCGTCCTTGATCCAAATAGGGGTCTCTGACCGGTCATCGTCAACCCTGTTGAAGAAGTCATTTAACTTATGTCTTCTATATACCTCAGTATCCAGGACCTCGGTATGGTCGCCTACGATCTTCGGATACGATATACGTTGCGCTAAATTATTCTTTTCTTCTGGAACAAGACGAATTTCACCTGAGTTGTTTGTGTCGTTGTAGATAGTTATCGTATCCAAACCCACTTTCCTGTCAAGTGTGTAATTCACATCATCGACGTATTTCCTTGCGTCAAGCTCATACTCAACAGAAGCCAGCGTAGAACCGTTATATTTCTCTTTTATCGGCACTTCTAATATAAATGGATATGTTGTGCCGTAGAATGTTTGGAAGCTCTTATTCGTCAGCAAATGACTCCATAAACCACCTTCTTCATCTGATGCCGGGAAGTTTATTCCTGTCTGGAAATATTGTTGCTGTTCTATATAATAGTCAGGGCAGAACGAATAATAAGAAATCCATTCTTGCTTCAGACACGAATATCCGATAGTGAACGACACATCCTTGAAATACTGTTCGTCTTTTAAGGATATTTCTTTATCGTTTGACAACACCTCTGTTTCATTGTACAAGAACCTTCCACCATCATATTTGTAATATGCCGGGTTCTTAACAGGTATATAATCTTTTTTCGTGATAAGTACCCTCTTATACCTATTATCCCATCCAAGAGACAGACCAAGACCGATAAATTTATTATCCGTATCTTCTTCTGTCATTTCTGTACCGGTTAAGATATTAGTTATTCCGTATCTAAGGATCTTAAACGGAAGATGACGCTTAAGCCAATGTCTGACACCTACACTAAGTTCCTTAAGATTACGTCCGTTCGGGTCGGTCATAAACACCTGTGCTCTTTTAGTATCTACCCAGAAATGACCAAACTCTGAACTAATTATTTCAGTGCTCTGGGTTCCAGAATAACCAAGGTCGGTCGTGTTGTACTCCAGAGGCCGGGACGCAAACAGACCGCCGGTGCCCATCTCAGCCTGCCCTGGGGAGGTGCGCTCCTTGATTACGTCTATGGCGTTATGGAGTGAAACCTGATCCTCGAACCTGACAAGAATCTGATCGGATTCAATACGCTTCATGTGAATAAGCTTCCCGTTGCTGGTTGGAAACTCATGATAGTCCATAGGCTTATACGTTAGCCACGGATCTGTTTGACTGTTTTCAGATACGTCAGCCCTACTCCATATAACACCATTAGGGCGCTGGTAAGCACAGTCATAAAAACGACGTTCGTATGTTGCCGGCAATACATTAGGTGTCAATGTCATTCTTGATGAATATATAGGACTTATCTTATAATCATTGTCCCTATGAATAGATACGTTCTTTTCTTGTGTCCACCAAACAAAATCTCCTACTTTTGGATAGAATAATTCATGAGGCTGAGAACCCTCTAATCTGAAATTACAATTTATTTCAGACTCTACAAGGAACTGAGGAATACCATAGAACCATGTATAAAATCTGCCATCTACATACTTACCGGAGGTATCACCATTCAATTCATACAAGCTCTTCCTATTTGGGTAAAAAGCATATTTTCCTTTATTAGATGATGTCCAACTATTGAAACGTTCGTTATCTATCGTCTCAAGAGCGTCTTCTCCGGTATCATAATTAACAAAATATCTTGGATACCCTACATTTCTATAATCCATGTAAGGGAAAGGTATCATATCTCCAATACCAAAAGCACTATTATAAAAAACAGGAAATTTTCTCTTTAATGAAAATCTGGTTATCACCGTATCACCACCGAACATCAGTTTCTTTTCATTAGTGAAAAATCCACATCCACCTATGGAAATCCATTTTATATCTTCTATTTGACCATATTGATCCGGCCTATATCGCATAAGCCTCATATACGGAGAGCAAATGTATGAAACTGATTTGGATTGCTCGAATGTTCTTCCTGCTACAACATCGCTTCCAGCAATAACCGAATCATCTATACGGCTACTGTCGTAGTTGTAGACATAGTTCGGATATTCCAATAAATATTTCGATTTACCATCTCCTTTTTCACCTGGATCACCAAATGATAAAAATAACGAAGATTCACGATCTATATTATTAACAAATAAGAATCGTCCCTCATTATCGTTTTTACCGGTTCCCCATTTAGATGACATACTGGCATCCATCATAGGATACACACCGGACTTCATGTACTTAACAGAAGATAAACCACGAGCAAAATTTCGTTCATACTTATCCTGGTCTGTTATACCTATCATTGAATTATATAATCCTACAGAAGTATAATACCATGCATGATTACGTCTCGGTCCATTGTTTATAAACGTATTAAGCCAATCATAACGGTACTTACCGTACAATATCGGGCCCTTAGCAAGAGTTTGACTGATGGTTGACACCATTGAAGAAAACAGCATGGCCACACTTAGATTCGTTAGGAATCCTCCTCCGGTAAGACCGGCCGACCCTCCTATGTATCCAGACTGCGCCCTTATCTGAAGCTCTTCTGCTATCATAGCGGCTATTGTGGCACTTGATTCAACTGCGGCAAGTGACGCAGCCATCGTATAAGCGGCAGGACCTAAGATAGTCCATTTTGGATGATCTTCGACAGGTATAAAACTGCCTACAGACATTCCTCTTTGAAACCCGTCTATACATACTTCATTTGGAAGTTCGGGCTTATTGAAATAAATATCAGGCGAACAGAATGAATACCACACGTTTCCTCCTTTGTCGAAAGGATGGGATATAAACTCGTCTCTTTTTCCAGACGTATAATTATATTGATCCTGTGATAGGTCATTATATGGGTAATTAGGATAGATATTTACATTACCATCGTCTCCTATGTATCTAAGCATATCATAAGCTAATCCTGAAGCCACAACCGACCTATTTAGCCTCCTATCTCCACGATACAGTTCATATCCTACGATCGTATCTCTTTGTTGTTGCGTAATCAAACCAGAATCTACCGCAAAATCCAAAAACACTTGTATGGTGTTCTCATCCACCATAATACCTACCGGATATATTTCAGAAGCTATGTCATATCCACGTTCATCACTGTTCATAAAAGGTATATGCTTGTTATCTGGGAACCGGTAATGACGTATAGGTTGTTGGCAAAATACGGTAGAAGTATCTACTCCTCCATAAGAATGACCCTTGAAATAAGATAATCCATTTTTGTCTGACAAAGGAGCACCATAATATTCTGTTAACTTATTCATAATATTAGAATAAGCTTCTGTTTTTTTTGGATCATCATAAGATCTGCCTGTGTCTATTTTCATCCTACTACTATCATAAAGTTCAAAATTAGCAGGATATTTCTCAGATGATTCCCAATATGCAAAATCACCGTATTTATAAGGACGAGGCTTGCAATTGATGGGCCTATCTCCACATGTCTGACATTTTGATGCAAATAAGACAGTTGATCTAAGTGTTATAGAATCCACAGACAAATCAATCTTATTTACCTCCTTTTCTCTTATACCAAAAATATACGGATATATAGTTTTACCTGTAGCAAAAGAAACACCTAAGATAGCACGAGACGGCTTCTTTCCTGGTTCTTCCTCTTCATCTGGAGTATCCTCATTCTTATATTTACAGAATTGTATTTGCCTGAATGTCATTATCCAAGGAACAGCTACAACCGGCGATTCTATTGTTACATAAAAATAATCTTGTTTTATCGTTTCTTTAAAGAATTTATCATCTATAGTTCCCCATGCGGGTCTTGCTATATTGATAATAACCGAATGTCCTGAAGCATGTTCCGGCCTATCAAAATCTACTGGTATTATGCCAAGTGGATTCCATGTCTCTATATCCTTCCAAAAAGAAACACGAACGTAATTGGTAGACACAGCATCCATTATACCATCTATCTTCCCAAGGGCTTCAAGATAAAGGACCTTATTTTCTTCCTTATATCCTTCTATATCCCATTCCTCCGGCCTATTGATTCTAATAAACCTGGCATTGGTCATTACATTCCTCACGAACTTGCGTACTACAAATTCAGAAGCAAATCCTATATTAAGTTTATCTCCAGTAGGATTTTCAAATGTTGCATTATTTACATACCCCTCAAATTCCCAGTCCGTTTCAGGTATGCCGGTGTCCGCATTTTTGTATATCATATCCTGGAGCTTCTTGGAAGCATCAGGCCAGAACTGTTCAATGCAATATTTCGGTCCGTTCTTTGATCGGTATTGATCATTTATTACCGTACTCGTTGACCTACCAGCCCTCCAATTGCCTTTTCCATTTATCTTTTCACTCCACCCATCTATATGTAAAATATATCCTCCAAGGATGTAATTATTGTTTTGAAAGTTATTATAATCAGACCTTGAAACAGTAGGATCCGAACAATAATTTTCAATATAACAACCACATGTACAAGGCATAGTGTCAAGAACGTATATAGCATCAGATACGGTCTTTAATATACTTCCTGGCTGTAAATACGGATAAAATTCGGAACAAAGGTGCTGTCTTCCATCACCGGATTTATCACCTGCGTTGTCACCAAAAAATGCTTCATCCATCCATTCAGACAAAGAATCCATTGTATCGTAATTGAATAGAACAGAATACTTATTCTGGTTCTCACCTCCGGTTGTATATAAATAGTCGGTAGACACGTGCTCCATGTCTTCTAATTCTTTATATATATAATCCTCTACAATACCAGTTATTAAAGGAACTGGAGCTGACAATATAGATTCTTGACGATGAGGGACTTCGCAGTCTCCTTCCATTTCTGGTAACCTAATATGATCAATTGGCTCCATATAATCCTGTGTTCCGTCTTCTCTGTATTTGGTAGCTATATCACATATCTGTCTTTCATTGTTTCCATTCTCCTTATTATTACAAGCTACAAGACCTATATTTTCAGACAAATAATTTATAGGGGTTCCTACAATATCATCATAATCTATAATAAATCTTGATTTACCTTTAAAAGTGGCAAAATTGCTTTCCACTATAACAGTTTGACCTACGGTAGCCGGGTTGTTACACTCTTTCTGTTCTTCATCTATAACAACCGCATCGTCATCAATCAATACTCCATCTCCTGCTGTATTGCTATACTGCCATACATATTTCCTATCAACACCTGAGCAATCCGGAGCATATGCGTTTATAGACTGGTATGGGATACTGTCTTTGTTCATTTCCTCTCTCGCCTTATCATAAGGTGGGGGAACAAGAACGAATGCTGGAGTTTTATAACCAGTAGATGTCTTAAACGAGATAGAAAACGGATACACTTCATTCCTCATGTATCCCACATACAACGAACAAGCATTACCATCCTTATACAGGTCTTCGTGGGCTACAGACGCCTGCCATTTTAGAAAATGCCCCATAAGAGAAACTACAGGCTGTAAATTCCATTCTTTTTCTGCCGTAAGACCATATTGAAGAAGACGGTTTCCAACCGATACTATTCCTCTTGATGTATTATATATGGCTCTTTTTAAAGAAATATGTTCAAATGTTGTCATCTTATTATTAAGATCAGAATAATAGTATATGGTCTTCTCTGTAATAGGATGAATACCTTCTATAAAATAATCAACTACAGGTTGTGTTTCACCATTGTATCCTACAGTATTCTGAATAACAGCCACCTTGTAATGGCTGACTTGCCTATCCAGATTAGACACCTTAAGCCTTATACCAAGATTAGTTCTTTCTCCCCATTTACCATCATTTATCCTAATATATTGTTCGTCAAATACATGAACAGGGTTAGTTAATGAAGTATAGTTAGTTTTCTCGTTACCAAATTCATCACACAAGGCCACAGCAAACTGATACACGCCCGCACGTAGGCTGCCCCCGTACTCTATCTGTACCGGCTCTACGCATGGCTGGTCCAGTAGTGGAAACACCCTAAGTTTCTCACATGCCAGAAAACAACCATTCTCCTGCATGAACTTTTTCCTATCGTATTCTTTATCACATATCTTATACCCATGATAATGATACCATATATCACCTTCATCATCAGGAGTCAGAGCCTTGTCTACAATAACATACCTGGGAGGATTATAATCGTCAGTCCAGTAAATGCATTTCCCACATTTCTCTGTCTTTATTTCTATGGTTTTTATAGGATGATAGATAGAGAATTTAAGGCACGGATCTTGCTCGTTGTCTTCCAGCAATGTTTTCATGCCAGAGCACAACGACTCCGATCCTTCTACCATAGATTCTATATCGGAATCGGATAAGATACTTGTATCGGATTCAGGCTTGAAATAAGTTATCTTAGATACGCCCGTTTCAGGATTTGTTATAAAAAAATAGATATTGCCTGAAGTAAGATCATTCTTATAACCAATAACCTTAAACCCATCGAAATCAATACATTTAAGGTTACTGTGCTCGTTAGATCTCATCCCAACATTACCATCCTCGGATTCTATGTTGGCATTCAAGGCAAACGTATAATGCTGATCCGTAAGACTCGACGGATGCAGATCGCGGTTCATACCTGTTTGAGGAACCGCTATGTTTCTGTTATCTTCTTTTGCCATCTTTGTAACTGTTTGTCACAAAGATAGCAAAAGAGATTTAATCATGGGCTTTCAAAGTGAGCGTAAAATGGCAGATAATCACCTTGTCACATATCTTTTACCCCTAATCAAAACAGTGCCATCACCACCAGCTCCAGAATAAACCTTAGAGTATCTGACGCCGCCGCCTCCGCCGCCATAACCTCCACCTCCTTTACCAGATCCGTTTGTTGATCCTCCTGTGCCAGATCCTTCACTGTAATCAGATATTCCTCCTTGGAATACTACTCCGGTGTAAGTTTCTCCACTCCCACCACCGGCATTTCTTTTACCGTCGGATTCTCCAAAATCTCTGGTGGTATGACCTTGACCTTTGATTACTCCATACTCTTCTCCATTAGTGTCTCCACCATCCGAAGCACCATCTTGTGTATATGATGAACTGCCGGCACTACCACCATCTCCTCCCTTCCATTTATTAGCTCCCTTTCCTCCATTTGCTCTATAAGACGAGTTCATAAATTGAGAGTAACCCCCATCTTCACCAGGGATATTTTGTTCAGTTTGATAAACTTTTGCTCCTCCTTTTCCTACTGTTATAGAAATAGATTGACCTGGTTTTACAGCAATAGCCTCTCCGTCTTTCCAACCTTTGCTATCAGATTTGAAGGTCTTGGTATAACCACCTCCACCGCCGGCAGAGCTACCGCCACCTCCGCCTCCAACTAAAAAAACGTCTACGAGAAAACAGCCATCAGGAACTATCCATGTGTAATTCCCGGCTGGATAAAACCTTATAAGAAAGTCTTCAAGCTCCCTATTTTTATCAAAAGAAAAACGACGCCTCATAATATATCAGGAATTACCCCCCCCTACATATAATAACTTATTGTAAATCATATAATTATATTTAATATAGATAATCAAACAAATACAAAGAAAGAATCATTGTGATACATACTACCCCTCTCTGTTGCAGAAGTAATACAATCAACATCTTCATCTGCATTATTAATAAGATCTCTCATTCCATCGTATCTATTAGAAAACATAAAAACGAACCTCTGGTCATTTATCTGAAACTTGTATATAATACCCTGTTGTTCACTTGTAGGATACGGGTCAAATGTAATCCGTATTGACATTGGTTCATAACCGGTAGAGGTGCTTGAAAACGAAAAAGAAACTGGACTCTGGGTATGAATATTAAAAGCCGTACCTTCTCTAAGTTGATTCAGTACACTATTTATCTTATCCTGGCTAATTGTATCGGATTTGACTTTATTCATTAAATTAAATAATCTGATTTTATCTCCAGGTTCTATTTCTGTTTTTACACAATGATAAATAGCTCCATTACCAGATCTTTGTTCTTCAAAATATCTTCTCCTACTCACGATAATACTCCTTTCTGTAATATTTCAAGAAACTAAACCCTTCAGACTCTCTTCTAAATATACCAGGTTTGTTCCAGTCATTTTCAAGATCGAAGGCCTCTCTTTCAAATACGATATTGTGATATGCTTTCTTGTGATTCCGGTATATACACAATCTTATTAGGTATTCAACCAGATACCATACATAGTACAAAAATACCGGGATAGTAAGCAGCCACAACATCCACCATCCTGCATGGCCGTTAAGACCAGATACTAATGCTATGATTGAGATGATTATAAAGCCCGTAGCAAACAACGCCTGATATTGATTACAATGCGTCCCTTCATGATATTCTGCCTTTAATGATATGGCATCACGTTCGGTAAATACGGCTCCAAACAGCATAATTGTTTTATAGCCGTCAATGAACGTAAACAACTTAGCTATCTTAGAATTGTAATAGATTTTCATTTTCCGAATTTAATTTTGTACCAGTTACACAATATCAAAAATTCAATAGGTGAATTAACACCATCCCATTCCCATTTATCTAAATAGGCCCTGAGTTTATCTCCTTCAACGCATTCGGCTTCTTGCAAGAAGACAAGATGAGGCATAAATAACTCCGATCTTTCCAAAGACTTATTAAAGAACTTAACCAGCCTCTTATTAAATCCAGGACCGTACCATGATTTTTCATTTGTGGATCCAAGACAATAATAAGAATTATTCTTAACCTTAATACCAAACCATTTACATATGTATGGATGATATACTCTATCTGCTAAGAATATAAATGGTTTATACCATAGGCAATGCCAGAATGTACTACACTCGCCTCCAAACTTCTTAAAAGCCCATCTGAACCCTCCAGAGAAGTACCAATTGTTAGCCCCTCTCTTAACCTTAACTTTGTATTTAAGATTCTTATTCCGGTTGCTAACCCTATCCCACGGCTTGACCTTATCGGTATCCATATCAGGAAGGAATGTCCAATGATGAAGCAAGGCACTGTAATAAGGATTATATATCTTGTGTCTGTTTCTAATAACGTACTCAAAAATATCGTATCCTACTTGCCCGGCTTCTTCAAATCCTTTTTCTGACAAGAAAGCTAATATCGGAGCCAGATTCCAAATCTGATCTTGTGAAGTGAATGGAGAAAAGCAAGGGCCTTCATCTTTTAGCTCTATACCATTAGTGTACCCGGAGCTTATTTTGGAAAGACCAAATTTGTTTGCGTCTTCACCATGTATGTCATCTCTTAAGAAAAATCCTTTTTCGAATTTGAAATAAATACCTTTATTGCTATTAAAAAAAAGATCATAAGTAGTATCAGCAAGACGGGTAAGCACCAGTATGGCATTACGAACATCATCTTCTGTCTTGTTACCAAGAATCATTTCCGTATAAAGGAACTGAAGATAATAAGCCAGGTTGATGGTACCTTCTCCCACCCAGCCTGCCCCGTCCTTCACCGACGACAGTGGGATGCACGAGGCCTGCTCTGTGTAGCTGGAATCATAAACGAAATCCCGGTAAAACACCTCCTTAATCCTATTGTATTTATCCCAAAGACTTTCCATCACCTTAACCTATAACAATAACACAATCACGCTTTTCCTTATTATAAACCATCGTACCCATCTTAGTGTACAAACCTTTTATATTTTGGTAATTGGTTTCACCATGAGCCGAAACGTTGGTAGTGATGCTGTCGGAGTAAACCTCCTCGCCACCTTCGTTAATGAAGTTAAATCCTTGTTTAACCATCTCTCCTCCAAGGTAGGCTGTAAAAGACACAACGACATTTCCTCGCCCTCTATTCCCATACCAATTACCATAGATATCGGCATTGATATTAGGCTCAGACTCGTCCATGCCCGGCGCTGATAGCAGGGTCTTCATCTTAATAAGCGCCCCTTCAAGGCCAGACTGCATGTTATCACCACCATAAATAAGGTAATCACCTACCTGTTGTTGGGTAGTAGCCCACTGCTTACTCCATCCAACGTATTTATTATCTACATCCGAGATGCCTGTATTGGTGAACCCAGTTGCAGTATCAAAATCAGAACCGTCTTCTGATTCCCATCCGTATCTAAGAACAAGATAATCGAACTCAGGAATTACAACGACCTGCTCTCCGGCAGCTTGTGTGATTGTAACACTCTTACTCTCTCCACCAGCCGTTACCTTAGCTACGCCTCTACGATCTTCAGCTACCGGATTAGGGCCGGCTGTGAAAATGATGTTTGCCGGTCCTACGCCTCTCATTTTGTCGGCGGTTACTATTTCGCTTGCTTGAACTTCCAACATATTATTTAATCTTTAAAATTTCAAATACATATATCCAACTCAACAAAAATACTACCGGGCAGTACATTGTTTCTACCAAACTCGCATCTCCTTTAAATTGTCTGATTGACCAAACAATCATAGATGCGATAACGCCAGATAAATATATAAATAAGGCTACCTCAATCATACCAATTTAAGTATGTTGTCAATTACAGGATACGCCTTAGCATATATCTCAAACTCAGCACGCCTCCGTCTAAGAGGTTCGTACATGCCTTTCAATGTCATACCCATCATCTTAAGTTCGGTCTTCGCATTTTTCAACTTAACCAAATCTTGTTGTGCATACAACTTAAATAAGTCGGCTGCACCCTGAGCTTCTGCATTATACATCAGTTCCTCAAAGAATCTCATCTTCACAAAATTATCGACATAATCCAGGACCAGACCCTGCGGCGTGTCTGGTATGATTATGTTAGATTCTCCGTCAAAAGGAAGAGACCGGTACTGCATGTAAATAGGACCATCGAAATTAGCATACAGGAATCCGTTTACGATGTTTATCTCATACGGACTATCCTTTATTACCTTATTCCGGCATTTACTCAAACAAGAATCACGAAGCATAGGCTTAGCAAGACCTAACATTATCGGTCGGTCATAATAGCAACGAACTTCATGATCGCGATCATGAACATTGATATAAAATTTTTCAACTATCACTTTCTCGCATTCGTCTTTACAACATTCATCGCAAGAACACCACCTATAACTTCTTTCAGTGCGTTCTTTCCAAGCTATTGTATTTTGAAGCTCTGGTATTACCTTATCACCTTCCGGCACCTCATATCCCTTGAAATCGCATTTAAATGCCAGAATAAGATCAAAGTAATCTCCCGGCATACGAGCCTGTCCTCGCTTGACGTCCACTACCGCCTCTTTGCGCATAGTAATATCGCCTCCAAACTTCTTCAGGGCGATCTCTACCCATTTATAGATGGATACCTCATCTATCAGATCACGTTTGTCAAATGATCTTAAAGACGATTTTAACTCTATGATATAATCTTTGACTGTCATTACTTTTAAAAAAAATGGAGGACAGGAAACGAACCTGACCTCCACAAAGATATTAATAATCTGATTAATGACCTATTTTGCTGTTTTAAAAGTTAGGATCTTCAAACTTACCGTACTTTAGAAACGTGCTTCTACATTTCCCTTTTATACCATTGAGCGTAACTTCATATCCGGCACCAGTCATGTATATTGTTTGCTGATTGATCCTTTCACCGGAGTACTTATCCACAAAGTAAGATCGATAAACACCAAACTTATTTTTAACGATATCACTGTATAGTTCCCATTTACCCTGCCCGTTCCTGAACATGAATTTCATTTCTTCAAGAAACATACGGAGATTCTTTTCGGCAATAATGATCCCATTTTGTTCAAGCTTCTTCGCAATATCTCTAATCAACCACATGTTTTCATGATCAACCTTCTTAAATGACTCTGCAAACTCCACATCAGGACGCTGCTCTTCTATGGTCTTAATCGCCTGCTGTCTCTCCGCCTCTGCTTGTGCTCTCTCGGCTATGGCTCTATTTTTGGCATCAATCTCGTCGGCTAATGCTCTTAATGCAGACGGATAGTCTTTCGGTGTTATAGAATAGGAACCGGTTTTTCTTATAGAGGGAAGAACCTCTGATGTTACCCATCGTTTAAATTTCTTTGCAGACTCTAATTTGGAAGACAAAACAAGAGAATACAACCCGGATTCATTGATTACCCGTATGCTATCTAACTCATTGATTTCCAATGGAGCCCAAAACGAGCCTCTCTGAAAATCAGATAGTTGCAAAAGAATGGTATCCTCTTCATCTACGTGTCTTTTTACTGGATTTTTAGGCGTAGCATAACCGAGCGATCGAGCTACATCTACAGCTACAAACCACACGTCACCATTAGGGTCCACTATAGTCCTAATGTTTCCAAACTCTGAATTTCTAAAGATTGTTACACTTCCGTTAGTTTCCGTTTCGCTGGATTTTTGCGTCAAAATAATGCTACTGTTCTTCGCATTGTTTTGAAAATTGTTTACCTTTGTCTCCATAGAACTTTGTCTATATAAAGATATTTGATTAACATTATATCCGCCCGCTTGAGAAAGTAGACGGATATGCAAAAGTAGCGATTATTCTATATACACAAAGGATGATCGCTACTTTTTTTCTACTTATTTCTATGACCTAATTCCTTGTCTTCGAAAACTCTCTTAATCTGGAAATCTTTAAACACTCTTCTTTTAGCAAGTATTTCATTGTACATAAATCGATATCTTCGTCCTTTATTCATTTTAACCCTTAACTTCTTTTTCAAGCTATCTTGTATTACAAAATGGTAATATCTTTTGGAGTCTGCGAAATCCATAACCAGGTGGTTGTAGAGGTAGCCGTTGGTGCCGAGCCTGCTCACGATGTCCAGGTCCCGCCTGACGGCAAAGCGCTGCCCCGGTATAAGTACATGGCATAAGTATCCTACGTTATCTACGTAAACACCGGCATCAGCTTCCACATAATGTTCTGATACGGTTTTCCATATAATAGATAACAGCCTTAAAACCTCCCCTCTGTCTCTTATCATGCCTTTCTTAAAACCATTCTTTCTCTTCATAAGACGATGGTAGTAGGCTACAAAATACGGTGATTGTATCGATGTTCTTTTCATGTCACTAAGTTTATATAAAAATGGGTCTTGGTTTCACAACTAAGACCCAAATAAAGATAAATAATATTTTGTTATTGAACAATTTGACTTTTCTGATTGGAATCAAGATTCGGATTTTCATCGACAGGAATCTGTAGCCTGAACGCTACTTCCTTTATCGTCTCTGCTACCACATACTCAATTAGCTTGATAGGACAGATAAATTCGTATTCCCATTCAGACTCGCACCCTTTAGGTGTAGGATCGCAGGCCATTAATTCCAGCGCCTTCTTTCTTCTTGTTGTAAAGAACTCTACGTTAATAAGCTCTATATGAAAATCCGGTATATAAACATAGTCGTTTTCTACATAATAAAAAGGACGCCGTTCTTTAACGTATTTAGCATACGGTCTTTTTTGTTCATTACGATACGACTTTATTTCAGCGAACTTAAAAAATATAGTGTTATCTACGTTAGTCACCTTAGTAATAGCCGGTCTAAGAGCAGAATAAAGAAGCCCTGGAAGTTTATGCTTTGACCGCATCAAAGTATTGCATAACGCAAATTCAGCATCGCAGCAAACTATCTTGTCAACTTCAATCATCTCCAGGCAAGTAACGTAAGTTAGGAGCCGGTGATCGCCGAGCAACGTCCCATCATCCCACCTCTGGGCTGTATAAGATTCGGCTTTAGTTCTACCGATATTCAATATCCATCTCCGGCTAACATGGGAGTCTTTATCAAGGGCATGAATGCCATTTACGACTCTTGATACAAATTCACCATTTGTAATCATGCTCCCCTCCTTTCTTTTGCTCTGGATTCTCTTGATTTGGCATTCAAGATCCTCATATAAATCTCTCTTTCACTCATGCCGGATATGGTTTTTATAGCATCATCCAACATAACTTTCGTATATAAAGGTTTAGGGAATCCCTTTATCTTAACCGGATCAGGAACTAACTTCGCCTTCCGATATTCATAAAATCTTTTAGAAGTTACATTAAGATAAGAAATAGCTTCCTCGCCAGTATAATACTTAGCGGGATTAGCAAGCTGCATCCATGTTTCCAAATCATTGGCTGTAAGATGATCGCATTCGCCATTCAAAAACATGGCCTTTATTTTATCACATACCGCAGCACCACTCTTACGCAGCGTCTCTGTCAGAATCTCTTTCATCTTCTTTAAAGCAACCTGTTTTAAATCTTAAAATGATAGAGGCAATGATTATAACAAGAGTTACAGCCATCAACGACCATATTGCGATGTTATGCTCAATAGGTATATTGAAATTAACCATAACCCATTCTACTGACACATTAAGCATCATACTGTAGATTAGTAACCTATGCCATATACAAAACTTAAACATTTTTGAAAAAAGCTAACAGAAATAGGTCCCATGATAGAGAATGACCTAATATCGGATACAGCCAATTAGTGATACTAAAAGGATAAAACTCATCAAAAATGCTGGCTAACATAATAACCTGCATCAATACAGGATAGTACTTCACAAACGTCACACAGACATTCCTTTGCCCTTTGCTAATAAACTTGTTGCTCATAATAAATTGTTGTTATGTTATTAAAATGGGGAAGGCGATCAGCACCTTCCCCTGGTTTTCAATCACTTTTTAGTGCTCGTCTTCTTTCTTTTCATCTTACCTCCAACACTACCGCCTTGGCGCATTTTAGGTTTGTCTTTCTTATCGACTTCACCACCCTGACGAGCTTTCTTTTTACAAGCCATGATACTAAAAATTTAAAATTGAATGATGTGCAATATTAATCATTTTTATCCTAATAGACAATATTTAAAACAAAATATTATAACCCAAAAAAACATTCAAGGAAGAGGACTAAATCTTCTCCCTTGTTGATTATGCTGGATTAAGATTTATTTGAGAATAAGCATATTTTAAAGTACCATTTTCATCTCCACACTCAGCTCCATCTACTATAAAGTTATAAGAAGCAGGAGATTCATTATATACATTGAAAACACCATCTTTCTTAGAGATATTTTGTTTTTCGTACTGCCTAACAGTAGAGGTATTATACACTTTGCCTTCGTAAGACACGTTTATAGTTCGTATATACCATGTAGTATCTCCATTCTCATCTCCAGAATGAACATATCCGGCTAATATTCCTCCATTAACGGCCCCGAAATACGAACAAGAGCTTCCGGATTGTCTTCTCTGGGTTGTTGTTCCGATGCTTATAGTAGCTCCTGATATCTCACGATAATTAGCATCCACCACCTTAATATCACAAGTATATATTCGGATATTTCCATTTTCATCACCAGTCCATTCGAATCCGGCAATACACTTACCGGCACCAGGATTATAAGAAACATTATTCCTCCTGTATGTAGCCCAAGAGCCGTTTTTTAATACAATATGTGCCGGTACAGGATTAACCTCAGCCTTGCCCTCTTGGTTGACTGTTATGTTGACGGTCTTCCCAGATTCATTTTGCTTCAATGTTACAGTACCACTTCTGGGAGAAGAAGAGCTGTTTGCAGACGAGATTATCATAAATGAATAATCATAACCTGACAAAACAGGACAGGGTGCCCCTGATGGTTTTTCTGTAACTTCTGTAACCCAACTCGGTTTAGAAGATACAGTGTATCCTATCTTGCTTCCATTCTTCTTACTCTTTAATTGGATACATAAATATGAATTATTTGTACCTCCATTCGCATCGGCATTCCAAGTGCTTTGGTTGGTACTAAATTCGTAAGTCACCGCAATATCTTGTGTAATACTAAGAGTAACAGTCTTTCCAGATTCATTTTGAACAAAAACAATATCACCAGATCTGGAAGAAGATGTTGTATTGGCAGATAACGTCACCACGGCCTTCATACTTTCAGATGTCTGGTCTCTGTAATCAACAGAACACCAAGAAGGTTTTGACTTAACAGAAAAACCTATATATGAATTACTCTTAGTACTTATGATAACTTCTTCAATATCCTGAGATTCTCCAGTTACAGACCTCGACTTGCTCGTTCTTCCATCATGGAACTGAAATTCGTATGGAGCATATCCGCATTTTCCAACTTCAAGCTCGTATTTTACATCTTGATTTCCACAATCATCGTAACGAACGTATTTTACCTTATTGCTGTTGCTTCCAGATCCACATCCAACTTCTTGCCAAGAACCGTAAGATCCGCAATTACAGCAATTCCTACAACTTACAGAATATTGACGATCTATGCTACCAGAGCAACTATCACGATAAGCATCATACTGAGTATGACCTACGCAATCTCCTGTTCCGTAATAAGACCAGTCTGTACAAGATTCTCCACCTCCATTAACCCATCTTGTGTCGTTGTAAGAAGAAGAACATGGATTGGTGTCACGTTGTTGCTTCTGAGACGTACAACCGTAACAACGGGTGCTTCCGGTATCCGACCAAGAAGGAGTTGTGCTATCAGCTACGCAATCACCGTTTTTGTTAGCTACTGCCTGACCTTGGGAATTTACAGCATCTTGAGCCTTCTTATTAGCATCAGCTTGACTGATATTGGACGTAAATGGACCACCTACTTGATCTTGGGTTACGGTAACAGACGAACCATGCTGACAGCTTCCGCAATTGTTTCTGGTGAAGACCTTACTTGCCTTACCGGTCCAGGTACAAGTTCCCTGCGCGTCAGCAAGATCCTGCCCCTGCTGTTCAACGGCAGCCTGAGCCTTGCTATTTGCGTCTTCCTGACTTACGGTAGACGTGAAAGGACCGCCAGTTACATCATCTTGGTCTATGGTAACTTTAGATCCGACACCTCCGTCAGCACATTGCTTTGTAAATTGCTTGCTATATATTCCGGTCCAGGTACAAACCTTTCCACCACCTTCTACCCATCGTTCATTTTCTCCACCATAACATTCGTTGGTATTAACCTGTTTTTTATAAGATTTACCACCTTCACATTTGGTTTCGAGCGGTTCCGAATCTTCCCATACAGGATCGGTGTTATCTGTTTCACATGTTCCGTTCTTGTTAGCGTAAGCCTGACCTTGGGAATTTACAGCATCTTGAGCCTTCTTATTAGCATCAGCTTGACTGATATTGGACGTAAATGGACCACCTACTTGATCTTGGGTTACGGTAACAGACGAACCATGCTGACAGCTTCCGCAATTGTTTCTGGTGAAGACCTTACTTGCCTTACCGGTCCAGGTACAAGTTCCCTGCGCGTCAGCAAGATCCTGCCCCTGCTGTTCAACGGCAGCCTGAGCCTTGCTATTTGCGTCTTCCTGACTTACGGTAGACGTGAAAGGACCGCCAGTTACATCATCTTGGTCTATGGTAACTTTAGATCCGACACCTCCGTCAGCACATTGCTTTGTAAATTGCTTGCTATATATTCCGGTCCAGGTACAAACCTTTCCACCACCTTCTACCCATCGTTCATTTTCTCCACCATAACATTCGTTGGTATTAACCTGTTTTTTATAAGATTTACCACCTTCACATTTGGTTTCGAGCGGTTCCGAATCTTCCCATACAGGATCGGTGTTATCTGTTTCACATGTTCCGTTCTTGTTAGCGTAAGCCTGACCTTGTGCTTCTACGGCTTCCTGAGCCAGCCTATTTGCCTCTTCCTGACTTTCATTGGAATAGAACGGTCCACCCACCATGTCTTGTGTTACGCTCATCGGAACGCCATGCTGACATGATCCGCAATTGTCTTTCGTAAATTCCTTGCTATATACGCCTACGAACCTACATTTGCCTTTTTGGTTGGCAATATTCTGTCCTTGAGCCTTAACAGCTTCCTTGGCCTTATTATCAGCATCTTCTTGACTTACGAAAGAAATAAAAGGATTGCCTTCAACATCAGCTTCACTTACCTCTACTTCTGTTCCTGAATCCGGTATCTCACAGTCGTTCTTCTGGAACGTTTCTGAATAATGACCGGTCCAGCTACAAACTTTATTCCCGCCATCTACCCAACGTTCTTGATTGTGGGTTTCAGAACATTCATTGGTATCACGTTGCTTTTTCTGAGACTTACCTTCGCTACATCTAAGTTCTTCCGGTTCTACGTCTTCCCATACAGGATCGGTGCTTAATGGCGTACAGTTACCGTTTTTATTAGCATAAGCCTGACCGCCTTCTTCTACGATCCTACGAGCTTCTGCGTCTGCTGCATCCTGGCTTTCTGTTGATGTAACAGGACTACCGTTAACCATCTCAGCCGTAACCTCCATCTCTACACCTTTATGACAAGCCTCGCATTCAGGAACGAATCTCTTGCTGTAATGACCGGTATAGACCGTCATATCTTCACAATTACCTTTATTGTTGGCAATAGCCTGACCTTGTTCTTTGACAGCAGCCTTGGCCTTGTTATTAGCATCATCTTGGCTTACGGTAGATGTGAAAGGAGCACCAACAACATCTTGTTCGGTTACCGTAATCTTAGATCCTACCTGACCTTCAGTACAATCATTTTTGGTAAATTCCTCACTGTATTTACCAGTCCACGTGCAATGGCCGTCCCGGTTGGCTATGGCCTGGCCCTGCTGCTCTACGGCAGCCTGAGCGAGCGCGTTAGCCGCCTCCTGGCTTTCGTATGAAGTAAAAGGACCACCGGTTACATCGTCTTGGTCTACTGTTACCTGAGAGCCTATGCCTTCTCCTTCACAATTGTCTTTTGTGAATACCTTACTATATACACCAACAAATTGGTTTTTATCTATGCAAGTACCTTTCTTATTTGCAAGACCTTGTTTCTGTTCTTCCATAGCGGCCTCAGCCAGCGCATTAGCTGCCTCCTGGCTTTCCCTTGACACAAAAGCATCTGGGTATCCGGCAAGATCCTTTTCAGTCAAATCAACGAAGCTTCCGGTCTGAGATTCGGCATCGCAATCATTTTTCTGAACACGAGCCGAAGCCTTTCCTATAAAATAATTAGGATCCTCAATGCATTCACCATTAAGGTTAGCTTGTTCTTGACCGTTTTTCTCTATATCATCAAGAGCTTTCTTATCAGCATCTTCTTGACTTACGTCTGATGTGTATTTACCGGCTTCTACTGTGTAAGTGTAAGGTGCTCCGACAAACCCATCTTCGCAGTCATTCTTATAAAATACTTTCGACTTCTCTACATTATACCATAAATTTGTTTCACAGGTTCCATGCTCATTAGCATATCCCGGACCTTCAGCTTCCAAGGCTTCCAAGGCCTTCCGATTAGCATCCTCCTTAGAAACAGAAGAAGAGAAGCGGCCGGCTTCTACAACGTACTCTACCATAGATCCAACTTCAGTTACCTCACAATCTGTCTTTTGGAACATCTTGGATTTCCTGTCGTTGTACCATTTTACGGTATTGCAAGTGCCATGAGAATTAGCATAGTCTTGACCCTTGGCATCCAACTCAGCTTCAGCCTTTCGGTCAGCATCTTCCTGGCTTATGGTAGAAGAGAACTGCCCGGCTTCGATAGTCATAGTAACCAAACTTCCTTCTTCAGTATCAGGATCGCAATCGTTCTTTCTAAACGACTTTGATTTCTTAACATTATACCACAATATGGTTATACAACGACCATGCTCATTAACCCAGTTCTGACCATTTTGTTCAATATCTTTCATAGCCTTGTCATCAGCATCAGACTGAGATATGATAGACGTGTATTTTCCGGCCTCAACAACGTACTCAAGTTCTTCCCCTTTCTCTGTTTCAGGATTACATCCTTCTTTTGTGAAAAGAGCTGACTGTCTTTTATTTCTATAAACTACCTGTTCTTTTTTTTTATGAACTAACGTATATTCTTCAGATACGCTACCGTCCCTGGAAGACACCCTTATCTTGACACTTCTGTTGACACCAGTATCATTTTCATCAAAGTAAATATTAACCTTACTGTTAAGACCGCCTTCTTTCTTATCTATGTTCGCCCAACAATTATCTACTTTCATTCACTAACCCTCCATCTTAAATTTTTGGGAGTTGTACTTACGTTGATTACCTCAGAAGATCCATCGGAATCAAGATTAACAACATCCTTGTCCAGGTGAATTTCCTCCTTATCCACAGACTCGCATTCAACTATTTCAATAACATAATCTTTTATATTACTTTCTATACTTAACTGCGTACTTGTTTCATCACCCTCAATTTGCTCAAATTCCTTATCCAATTTAATGTAAGGAGCAATCTTCCAGGGCTGATAGATAGGAATCAGTACACCATTTATAGTTATGTTCTCATTAACTTCATTCCCATCCTCATTATCAGGCATGGAAACAATCATCGAAACCTGGAACGTGTCTTCAAGACCCGGATCACCAGGGAAACCATAATCAAGCCTAATATCATTGACGTCAATATTTAGACCGGAAGCGGTGGTAAATGCTTTTATGACACCCTTTATATCTTTCTCACTCGTAATAAGGGCATTGATCGAAGCGGCGTTGGTAGTAATAAGGATCTGCTTATCTCCACCAGATATAGGGAACTCCAGCCTACTAACCGACACTTCTGTAATCTTAATACCTTTTTGCTTGAAAGTAATGGCTTTCATGCTTTCAGTATCGGATTTCTTTACAATTCGGATAGTGATCCTGTCTTCCCTTCCTTTCCAAGATGGAGCATCGAAATTCATTTTATCACGACCGACACCCTCCTTCTTATCTGAGGTAAGCCAAGAACCATCATCCATCTTATACATTCTTTCTTTGCTCATAATAACCCTCCTTCATTAAAGTGTCAGTTCCCATTCAACGCCATCATCTACCACAACCTGTACCGTAGCCGTACCGCCTGTGGCTTCAAATGTTATGTCAGTAGGAATGACGTCGAATATCTCTTGTATACCTACACATCCTAAGCCGCAAATAATGTCCTTAAACCATTCCTCTTTAGCATATTTTTTAAGAACCTCTTTAAAGAAATCACGAAGCCAATCTGAATCAATAGATTCCTTAAGTATGGTTTCTATTATTTCTTTAAGCCAAGATTCGTGCATTTCCTCTTTTAGAATCTCTTTAATAAGCTCGACAATAGTTTCTTTATCTAACTTATCAGAAGGCACAGAGCCATCAACGAGATTACCCCCGCATATAAATCCTTTGCATTTTTCTGCCATTTCTTATCCTCCTAAATTAACAATGGAACCCATAAGAACTATTTGCCTCTTCTCGGTACACAACCCTCACTTCAGCAAATTCGTCTTGTTGACACATATCCCGGCAGAACCTAACAGTACGGCCCTGGACTTTATACATATCAGAAGGTACAATACCTCCGCAATAAGACACAAGCAAAATCTCTGCCGGATCTTTTTTGAGAACCACATGAGAAGTACCGCCAAATACCTCCATATTAACAGATCCACTTACGTTAATAGCCCTTGAAACGTATTTAGCTAAATTAGCTAAAGCTCTATTTAAAGGCATACCATGATACAAACCAGCTTCTTCTATATTTTCTCCATCGTAGAAAATCTTAGAAGAAGGAATATCGCAATGATGCGGGCGTTCGCACCCACCATGACTGCCAAAACAACCGTTACCTGTTATTGCCATTGTTACTCAAAATATTTATTTTTTGTTTTAAAAATTCTATTTCCCTATCCTGATATTCCATACGGCATATCATTGCATTGATTAAAGCCGTAAGATCAGATTTCTGAGCCAGACTGAAGTAGCCAGCGTTGATGCCGTCAGCGCAGTACACGCAGTTCGTGCAGGTGTATCCGTCCGGACATGGCACCGGCGTCTCGTCCACATGTGGAACATATACGTGTTTACCACTTAAGTCCTCACCAATTTGTGCACTCTTTTCCATTTTGAAGTTGTTTTTCAAGTTGTTCAACCCTTTGTTTTAGAAGCGTATTTTCTTCAACCATCCTATCCAAAAACTTATCTATGTTTTCGAAAACAAGTTCTATATTATGCATAACCTCATTATAAGGCATACCTGGAGTTAATTTGGATATGAATGTCTTGCATCCTGTATAATGAATGCAATGATCGCTTAAATGGCCATACGGGCAATCGCATTCTTTTGGAAGAATTTCGCAATTGTCCGTACAGTCATTACATGGATCAGACCCGATACAAATATTAGATCTCAGAATATCAGGTCTGTCATCTTTACAAGTGTTACAATTCATGACTTTCTTTTTTTTGGTGCAAGATAGTGTTTTTTATCCACACCATCACAATAAGAAGTCAATCAATGTATTCCAAACGGTTAGTGCTGCCTTTAAAAACGTATCCGCAATGTAAGACTTGTTAGCAGACTAACGGATTTATCAGTGTTATCTTTTATTGTTAATAATAGTGTTAATTGTCTCTCGTATTTCTACGATGCAAATGTGTATATAATATTTTAAAGCCACAAAACAAGATTTAAAATATTTTTAAATCTTGTTTTGTGGCTTATAATCAGAATATTGAAAATATGATATATCACAAGTAAGCCCTATACACTACACAAGGCTGCGCCTTAGCGCTGCGCTTATGATGGCCGCGCCATCAATAGGTTGCGCCCATCAAACCTGCGATTGACTGACGTCTAACAACAGTTGGGCAAGGCCGCAATAGGTGCGATACGAACCAGAAACGGCGTAATGCGCATGCAGATGACGAGGCGAGCAAAAGCCATTGTACGCATAACCGCCAAAACGAGCAACCACTCTGGACTTCGTACCGATAACTGAAGCCCAGTAGCAATTGTCATATGTATAAAAACATTCTCCTGTTCCGATACTTCCCCCTTTTTTATCCTTCCATCCGGCATAAGGGATACGGTGTAAAGCATAACTATCTCCTAAATTTTGGGTAGTTGCTATCTTTTTATATTTAGATTCAAAATTAAAAACCTCACCATTATTTATAGTAGACCTTTTCTCATATGTCCATTTCTTTTGATCTGGCTCTATATAGATATCAATAGTATTACCTATTCGAGTGACATTAGGATCATTTAAACAAGTCCCTACCTGTTCGTATCCTCCTCCACAATATCTAAAGATGTCTCCAGACAAATTCATACCATCGAATAAAGACATTCTTAAAATAACTTCCAAATCAAATTCTGCTGGTTCGTCATTTTCGTTTAAGGCCGATATGGTACCAGTCATTTCCTTAAACACAATAACATTCATATGACCTTCAGCCATACTCTTGGCTCCCTGGACGTTCTTATACCAGTATTTTCCTCCATAAAAATCAAACTCTGATCCTTCCTCTACTCCTGTTTCAAATGCAAAAGAAGCCGCCATCTGGCTTTCCATGCACTGTTCTTTAGGATACTCTGAATTTATGAGGTTAGAAAAATAAGTTTTTTTAGTAGGTTCATAATGGATAATAGAAGCATTTGTAGCCCATGCTCCATACAGCCACGACTCTTCTCCTTTTTTACGGTATTTCACTCCTCCGTATTTGCGATAATTGACATCATTACCTATTCCGTTATTACTTGATATTCCGGAACCGAAAGTGTCTGGATTAACTAAGTATTTAGTACCGTACAACATTTCAAGGTATATGATATACGCATTCAAAGTCAGAAATCCACCTTCTGAAAAAGGATAAGAAGATTCTGGATCTACGTTATTTACCCTTGAATACTTAGCTATATTGATTTGATTTACATCATTGCTTCTCGGATAAGTTCTTCCATTTAAAAACATCGTGCAGGCGTTACCAACTCCGGCTCCGGATTTACAATTTGTTTCTCCTTCATACAAGAAAAAGAAAGATCTTGCCTTGGAGTCTACTGTACATACCGGTCCAGGAGATAAGGCTGTGGGAGGCAGCACAGGGCACGTCTGGCGCAGGTCAAGTCCGTCCAGCATAGGGACCGTGTCTGCGTCGTACACCCCAGACCATATTTTTCCACTTTTTCCAACTACTTTATCAGCTACATACAGGCTCTTGCTACATCCTAAGAATATGCTATAATTCTTTGAAGTAGTCTCCCAAGGTCTTAAAATCCTTACCTCTGACCCTGATACATTATAAAGTTTTTGACCAATACCATACTCTTCGTAAAAAGCCTTAGCGTCAAATGCTCCGGCATCACAATACTTATTTTTATGACCGCTATCCAAATACAGTTCCACATCGCATTCGGCTCTCATTTCCTCGGTTATGCCTACCGTAGGAGCAAAATCTCCATTTTCAAATCTAAGGAGATTGTTCTTACGAAGCTTTCCAACCGGACGCACTTTGTCTCCGGTATTTTGAGTCATGTCTATAAGGTAAAAATCCCAAGAAGGGAGAAGGCTTTTGTCGCCAACTGATTCCGTGGCTTCTGGAGGAAGCTGATCCTCAGTCCAAGCGGATGCTGATCCTGAAGCACCTTCTTTAAGAACGTTGAAAGTATTACCATCAGACAAAACAAAAGGTTCAGATCCCTCCCCTTTCTTCGATAAAAACTTTTCCCTCTTACCAACTTGATTAACGACGATGCTCTTCTTGGCCTTATTCCCTTCATCAGAAATAGTGTAATTCAAAGTCGTATCAAGACCTTCATTTATTTCAGAAAACACCGACACCAGTTTGTCATTCTCGCCTTCTGTCGGATTAAATTTTACGTTGCTCATTTTCAAAAATCAAATTGACATTCATCAACAACGGGCTCGCATTTGGTATTTTCATTAACCCATTTCATGCCCTCTTCTTCCAGTATCTTCTTAGCCTTTTCATTGGCATCATCAACGCTAATGAAAGACGTTACGGTACCGGCGTATATCCTCCTGTATTTCTCAGGAGCCTTCCATCCTTCCTTACAACGTTTACTAAACCAACCATGTTGATCTTCGTTGTAATAAACGGTTTTACATACCCCAGATTCGTTAGCGGCAGCCTGCCCTTCTTGCTCAAGAATCTTCGCAGCTTCGTAGTTGGCTATTTCGGTACTGAACTTAGACCATACACGCCCGGCCTCTATCACATGATGTGTAGGTTGTTCTTGTTTTTGACCATCAGGACAATCATTTTTAAAGAAATCCCCTTCCTGTCTTGTGTTATAATATACCTCGCAACAGCCACCTACTTTATTAGCATACAACGGACCTTCTTTCTCCGCAAACTCTTCCGCTTTCCTATCTGCATCATCCTGGCTTATATCCGAACAAAATTCAGCCTCATGAACGATAAACGTTTCTTCAGAACCAAGATCTTCCGGACAGTCCGATTTCTTGAAAGCTTTTCTGTATTCTTTGTTGTAATACATTTTTTTCATGACAAGATCTTATTAAGTTCTTCTTTAAATTTCTGAATCTCGTCCGGGCACAACCCGCATTCCCCCTCACATACGATTCTTCTCATACGATCTATTTTAAGAACCATATCCATATCAGGCTTAATACCTACCTTATACTTATGATATTGTAGATACTGATCAGCCTTACATGCTATAAAACGATCAGCACACTCACATAAGTAAGATGAAGGGAAAAGAATTTGCTGTGTACTTCCGGTAGCTGCCATATCACTTCGAGGTAAAATACCTGGCGTATTCTTTATTTATGTATTCAGAATAAGTAGCAAGATCATCCGGATCCGGGCACTCGTTCTTCAAATTAACAATCCACCCTCTTACCAGCTTTTGAATATCAGCATACCTTTTACTTACACCTCCTACAAACCTAAACTTGCGATGAAGGTCTATGATTTTCTTGTCCAACACAGCAAGTTCATCATATTTCTGAATACAAGCCGCATTAGAATCAGCTTTAGGTGTCGTATTCGACTGAGGCTTTATAGCCCGACTTTTATTAATAGAAGCAATGTTGCTTCTTCCACATCCGCATCCCATAACTTATTGATATTTAATTGATTATATTTTACAACCACAATTTTCACAATTATTGAGAACGTAAATCAATTTAGATGCTTTTTCATATAATTGTTTTACGTTTTCAAAATTCCCTAATCTCATATTGGCTTCAGCCGCAGCCAGCAGAAACTCTATTTCTTTTATTTTGTCAATAACGTCATCATCCTCATGATCACATAACACAGTTGACCTGGCCCATATCTTATCTATGTTAAGACGGATCAGATCTGTTTTTAAATACTTTCTGTTAAATGAATAAGAGGAAGGACTGCCTTTTATGGTAATATCGTATATACCATCTTTTAGGTTTTCAAAATCATTTCCGCGACCCGGATTTATGCCAAGGGTCTTACTGTTGAATACATTCAACTGATTCTTACCAAGATAATAAACATACTTATTCTCATCTTCAGGTGGTACGATCTCTATAATAGCCGGTCTGTCTGCCAGTATCCCCCATTCCGACTGATCGGCTATACGAAGCGTTTTAGGGTTGTTGGTGCTTATAACCTCAAAATCAAGATGAATGTTGTTCATACTCTCTTCCCATCCCATTCTGGTAAGGGAATCATCGTATCTGGCTGTTATATCAGCTCCCTCTACTTCAGTGCTATTAACACGTACCTCGGTACCATTTATCTTGACTCCTACTATTTGGGCCACCAATGACTTAGCCATACCAAACATAGGAACAATGATTTCTCCGTTGTAATCAGTTCCTTCATTTGGATACTGTACTACTTCCGTCTTGTACAAACCGTCATTTCTTCTGGATACTATTCTAATAACCATCTGATTTTCCACATCGTAGTCGGTCATTACTATCCTGACATAGAAAATGTTATTTCTTATCTGTGGTAAAATATCGATATAATTCATAACTTACCTTTTTCCACAAAGATAAGTAAATGGGGTGATAAAAGTTTAAAATGTTGTGTATTAAATAAAATAGGACGTGATTATTACCATATCCGATAATAGATTCCAGCGCCTAAGTAGGGGGAGAAGCCCTCGCGCCCAACCCCATACCCTGCCGTCAGTCCTATGCCCCAGCGCCGGCTCTTTTCGTATATTATTTCTTTTTTGTGGTAGATGATCATCGTGTCCAAATTAGGTCTGTATCCGCTTATAACAGCCCGATAATCATCTGTGTTGTATGTTTTTCTTTGTATAGGAATATTGATATAGACAGTGTCTTTTATCGTATCTTTTTCAACTATAGCATCCATAGGGAAAGGTATTTCTACCTCCCCTACGTCAACTATATACTGAGGAACAGGAACAGGTTGGATAATGGTATCTATTACAGTATCTATTTCTATATCGTGTATTATTTCTTGTTTCTTGCATGTTTTACCAAACAAGAAAGATATAAAACACAGTAGAAGAACTCCTAACACATGCCTGGCTCTCATTTTTTGCAAACACATCTTTTACCCTCCTTATCTTCGTCTAAAAGCTCTTGTATATCACCGTTGTTAATACCTTCTTTAAGCTCTTCTCCGAATGGAACCTTCTGCCACCAACTTACTTTGCTAAAGAAATACTTAACACCTTTTACTATCATCAAATCAGGTGCAAGGTCGCCGAAGCGTTTGAATGCCATTCCACCGTATAATATTAAGGCGAATATCGTAATCCACTGAAGAAGCATGTCTATAAACTCTGGGGATTTATGCCCTCCCATAGACATAATAAGATCCATTCCGGATATGGTAAACAGCCCGAAAGAGCAGGCCGCGAACTCAAGAAGGATTTTCAAAACTCCAATTTCGCTTATGCATGTCAATATCTTAAAAGGCCTCTTTCTCTTTCTTCGGATATAGCAGTGTTTGATACTTTTTATAGTAGCTAACAAAAGATTTATAGCTAATATAAACAATATAGAATATATAAGGTGGTGAATCTCCTGGAAATTCATCCACAATGCTGATAATCCGGAAATGAGAAAAGCCCAGAAACTTTCTAAATTCATCCTTCCTACAAATCTGTAAGCCATATTAGAACATAGTTACTTTCTTGCTACTTCCAAGAGAGTCATATACGTCAATATGGACCCAATTGGTACCTGATTCTAATCTAATGGGACAAGGAAGTAAATCCTGCGACTGAATTATTTTATTCCTTGCCTCTTCTGCCGTCATACCCTTGGCATCAAAATCGATGGCTGCCCCAAGCATATGAGGACTGATATACAAAGACCCTGATACGGTCTTGGATTTTACTATATCCGAGATATTGTTCCTAAAACCACGCTCATCAAACCTTCCACCCAACTTCCAGGTATTAACCGTCATCGGAGTTTTCAAGATATCTTTCCTTAAAACCAGTATCGTGTGAAGCAACTCAGTTCTTAAATACCTCCAGCAAAGATCTTTGTCTCTACCGTATTCTTTAGGACCAACTAATTCAACAATACTAAAATACTGACTCAATTCTTTTATAATATCTTTTCTTTCCATAACTTAACCTTTTTCACAAAGATAATTAGAACCTTACCGATATGAAAAATAAGTAGAGTCGGGATTAAAGAAAAACCCCTGCATAAATAAATATACAGGGGTTATCCATAACATTAACAACAAATCACGACCTAAACAACCCTCACGTATCCTGCTGATACAAGATCAGAAAGATTCTCGTAAGCCAAAGGGATGCCTGAATCTCTTATGCAAAGATACTTAATTTCTTTGTCAATGTAATACTTTCCATTCTCTAAAATAGAATTATATACCCAAGGAATAGGATCGTCTATCGTACCTGAATGCTTTTCCTGAACAACCATATACAGGCTTTCAGCTCCACCTCCCTGACCAGGAACCCAGTCGGCTTGTAGATTGTGATTTTGCCTTACTTCAAACAGAGTCCAATCCAAATCCGAAGGTTTGTTTTTGCTACGGAAACGCTGCCCTTTTAAAACAGCCGTACCCATAGGAAGACCTTTGTCGCCGTAAACTCCATCCTTATCCCAGATAGGGTACAATCCCTTTATCTTAAGAGCAAGATTCTGGTCAGTGTTTTCCAACATAGCCGGCGTGTTGATCATCGCCCTCATGTACATGGCTGTAGCCTTCTCCGGATCATTGGCTTCAAGGATCTTATTTTTTTCTATGATCTGATCCTTTGTCCTTACCAACTTATCAGGATAACCTTCATCCACTTTCATAGACTCAACTTCACTCCTGTCGGCTTTAGAAGCTATTTCCTTTTCTATGGCAGCAGTACGATCGTTGCACTCAGATTCATATACATGCATTTCATTCATTGCCGTATTAGCAATATCAAGCTCGTATTCTGAATCTGCTACGGATACGGTGTATATCCCGCTTCCTTTTGCTACATCAATATCGTTTTTAACCTTCTGTCTCATGCTGCTGTTATACCATATCTATTTACCATCCAAACTATAAGAACGGACAGTATCAGAATAAGCATATTCCCTGGCCTCAGAAACCTTCTTGTCTTTAGCCTTGGCAAGCAACTCCTCTTCAGTTGGTCCAGGAGGTTCCGGGTCAAGCTGCATGGCAATAACTTCTTTCACACTCGCATCAGGATTGTCTTGATGGAATTTTTCTTGATCGGAGTCAAGTTGAACCCATTTACCATCTAAGAAATCTTGGTAAGAATACCCTACTTCGTAAGAAGAGGAGTCCAACTCGTATCCTTCCCAGTAAAAACCTTTTACGTTTTTATTTACATAAAGCATACTCTATCCTTTCTATTAAGCTTGTTCACCTACTCTGATAACCAACTTATCATTGATATACCAGATACTTAATTCTATAAAACTATTTTTAGGTATCACTACGCTATCGCCTGACATACTCTGGTACTGTCCATAGGTAGGAAGCGGCTGTGTGATGTCCGTGCCGGTGGTGTTGTTAACCCGCACCTGCCACTCCCTCCCAACATACTCAGAAGATACGGTCATAGACAGATTCGTAGCAGAAGCGACGTTGGCTATGATATTATGAGCACCTTTTGGTAAATTTGCCAATGTTGTAACAACCTTAGGGGGCATAGCCATAAAATTCAAATAAGACAATATCGTATTAGACAACGTAACCATATTGTTCATAGCCTCATATGTCTTATCTTGAATAACAACAAAAGTCCCCACCTGAATTTCTATATCATATTCAGATGCGCCTACCGCTGAGTCGGTATTAGCAAATGAGGCAAATACTATTTTTAATTTAAAATTATTTTCAAAATCATTACCTTCTAAAAAATAATTCAAATAATAATAATTACCATCTAACTTACCTAATGTGATATTGTTATTGTATGCATCCAAAACTTTTGCAAACGAATTTTCATCAAGAGATCCGGAATTACCAGAAAATATGGATAAATCAAGATAGCCAGAATCTACTCCGGTACTTACCATACCAAGCGGTTCAAGTACCTTAGTTCCACCTTCTTCAGTAACCAAAATATATTCGTTATACACGTTTTTAGTTTCTGTAGATGCCACATCGTCTTTTACAAGATACATGACATTATCCTTCGCTTCTTCAACAGTAGGAAGTTTGCTAACAATTTGCTTCTTCCACCCTGCCGCCGAAACAGCATCATCTATGTACTGTTTTGTTACATAATCTCCCCATGTCATATTACTAAGAAGAGTCTTGCTACCGTCTTGACTTCCGGCAGGGGGAGCCGGAATAAGGCCTCCTTTGCCCGACTCTGAGCCCGTCCCAGGAGCGGCCTGCACCACATTCTCAAGTCTGGAATCAACCTCCTGACCTTCGAATTTACTGTTATAACCTACTTCTGCCATATTTATTTTTTGTTAATTTTATCCAACAACTTCTTGATCTGGTCTACGATGTCCATCACCGCGCCAACCTTGTTTTTTACGTCCTCAACCTTCTGATCAATCTTAGAATCCAAAGCCTTTAAACGGTCTTCGTTTTTACGATACACTAAATACAGGGCTAAACCGATGATTGCTATCGTAAGGATATTAGCCAAAACGCATCCGATTATTATCTGAAACATGATGATTATATGGTAGATAACGCTACCACACGCTTTAATTATTCAACTTTTTTACAAATATAGCAATTGTCCCAACCATAACAAGATCAAAGACGCTCGTCATTAACATCAGACACCCATTCTTTAGATGAAAGAACAGATTCAAACTCAGAAGAAGGGCTGTCATATACCGGATACGGGTATTGAGGTTCGTCATCAGCCTGCATGTCTAAAGACTTAAATAGATGGTCATAATGATCTATATGTAAAATAACCTTAGAACCGTCTACGCTCGCTCTTGGACTGCCTATTCCTAATTCACGTCTCTTTTCTTCAGATACGGAATCATATACTTCTTTTGGTATGATAATAAATTTCATATTATTTTGCTTTTAAAGTTTGTAAATAGTTGTAGGCTTTGATACAGTCGTCTTTGGAGAGGATTCTTGGATAAATTGCAAGGTTCTTAAAAGCTATTCGATCAAACCTACCACCACTACTCGATACCTCCAACATACCACCAGAACCAACTACATTACCTGTATTTGCCAGTATTTCATTCCAATTACGATCATAGGCCCTACCATCTGAACATGCAGCATTAATACTTTTAATTCCGTCAAGACTATTTTTTACTGATCCTGAATTAATATAAAGATCAAGTCCAATCATTGTGTTGTAGATATAAAAACTAGACCCTTTTACTAAACCAGTACCACTCTTTTTATTATCAATAAACTTCCAATCCCCAACAATCGTAAAATCCTTACCCATTCCAAAAGATGACGAAACTATCTTATCATCCACCCCATCAGTAACCAGATAACCTTCGTATTCGGGGATTTGCTCTATGGTGACAACATGATCAGGATCAAAATCTTCTGCAAATTCTACAAGCAATTGTCTAATTTGAAATGCGGGTTTATTTAACATGTGTATCCCATCTGTTGTTATATCTATGTATCTTGTTGTACCAATCCACCCCCATTTAAATTTTACACCATCCTTTAATCCTGTTACTTTGACTTTTATATCATAGCTTAAATCATTTTGTTTTGGTGCAATTATTAAATTGTGATCCCCTAATGCAAACTTTGAAAAAGACAAACTATATTTAGACGAATGCTGAACTGATGGATATAATTCAAATGGAGTTTTATACAACCCATACCCACTCCCTTCTGCAAACCCAAAATTCGACAGCACAAGATTATTATCATTGCCTGTAATGTTGGCAATAGTAGCACGATCTTCGTCCTCGTTGGTTTTGCCTACCACTGTCCATGCCTGGTCGGGGAAGAGCCAGGGATAGGTTTTGACGAAGTAGTCTTTGATCTTGGTCAGTTCTTCTTCGGTGGCATCGTGGTCAAGAAATACAAGTTCCCAGATAGCGACATTACTCCCATATTCCCCATTTTCAGAAAAATTTCCAACTAAAATCCTTTTGTTGGATTCTGTGACATCTCCAGGGGTGATGGTTTTCCCATTATAAGACTTACTCGTCATATAAGAAAACACATTTGGCTCAAAATCGCTTACCAGATTACCTCTTCCAAATGAAAAATTTGTTTTCGCTCCATTTGAACTTATTAATTCAAATGTTAAGGTAGAACGTGATACTATAGAACGAGGAGCATTTGTGACCAAAGACCTAATTTTATCTGTTGCATTAAATAAATATTGTCTCAACGCCACAACCGTATATCCCTTTTCCTTAGTCAGAATAGGGAAGTTATCACAGGTACCGTAATCGTCTACTCCGTCAAAGACAAGTGCGCCGGGGTAGAGGGGTAGTTGTTCGATGGTAAGTTTAGATCCATACCATCTTTCAGGATATTTTTCTATAGAAAAATAGAGAGCTTCTGCCAAAAAGTTAGACGGAATTATTTCATACACACCATCTTCTGACATGTAAAAACGATTGCCCAATCGATCATCCAAAAAAGCATCGCAACCTTCTGGTATGCCTGTTACTTTTAAAACGCAAGATTGACGTAATTTTATATTATGGTACAATAAACCCAATGAGACATTTTCTTTAAATGTTGCTGTTATTTTAATGCTATTTCTTTCAAAATAAGCCGCCGTTGAATTTGTGCCCCACTCATCTATGTCTGCAACATACCCGCCAACCCCGGACATCCCCTTCCAAGCGAAATTCTTCATTTGCAAATCATGCCCATTACCCGTCTTATCTACCCATACAGGATTGGCAGCCATCTGCTCATTAGTAAGACCGGAAGCTGAATATCTGGCTACGATACCTTCTATATCCGGGAAGGAATCTACCTTGCATGGCAGGTCTAATATCATTTTAGCATACTCTTTAAAAGGTATGGAAGTAGGTACATCATACCCTTTGGATATAAGGGCTTGCCTTATATCCTCTTTGGTATTTATGATCCTCATTAACTTATCTGATATGGTTCCCATTACACTTCCTCCCCATTTATATAATCTAATACCGAACCTATGTCTCCGATGTCTGATTTTATTGACTCTCCTTGAGAATGTATTTCAATAAGTTTCTGATATAAGGTGTTATCCCCTATACGATTCTTATCTGTAGCTTGTTCTTCTATTTTGGATATCGTATCAGGATCTTCGTACTTAACACCATCAGGGCCATACCATTCGTCTGTTAAATTCGTGTATTTATGACGAACTGGAGTCGGTTTAGACTCCAGTGTTACTAAAAAATATTCGTTACAGCTCATGACAATAAGATTTAGTGGTTGCAACAATTACATCTACAAACTGTTCTCACGTAGCCAGAGGGAATAGCAGCCAGCGTCGTCCCTACGGCTATCGCCGGGTCAGTGCTTTCCATGACCGTAAGCGCCATCTTGTCCACGTCAAGGTCATTGTCGTAAACAATTTCTCCCTCAACGTAAATGCTCCCTGCATCAGAAACGTAGCAGTTTTTCACCTGTCTTATATGGCGCTGTGTAGCAGACGCAAAATCACACTCGATACTTAACCACCCTACCGGTATCTGATCGATATTGGATCCGATATTGTAATCAGGATCGGTTGTTTTAAGGACCATATGCCTCAATTCCCTTGTATTTCCGTATCCGTCCATTGTTATGTATGTCCGTATCTGAACCTTGCCCTTTTCCGTCTTATAACAGTTTTCTACTATTTCTGTATCGGATGTAGTAGCATCAGGGAAATCGCAAACAATACGCTGCCATCCTTCTTGTATTTTATTGAATGTGGCACCTCTTTGTATATCAGGATCGGTTGTTTCCATAACAATAAGATACTCGTCCCGGACTCCTATTATGCTATCTACCGACCTATATCCTCCAAGATGTATTTTACCACCAGGAGTTGTATAGCATTCATCTACAGACATAATATGTCTTTCCGTAAGATCAGGAAGATCGCAGTCGATCATAACCCATTCGTCCGGTATTTTAGTAAGAACCTTACCTACCGGATTATCCATGTCGGTACTGTCGGTAATTCTATGGGTTTCTTTAAGAACATCCATCTGATCATTAAGAAGATACCAACTCCATACTTCAACCTTTCCACCAGGTGTACGGTAACAGGTTTTGAAATCTTTGATAACTTTCTCAGCTATGTTAATCCACTCCCATTCGGTTGTAGCCGGAATACCAGAAACAGGATGCTTCTTGCCTTCTTCGTCAAGATACCAATAACAGCCATTTAAGGACACAACCACTTGGTAGATTTTGTCCCCTATTTTTATACCGGATTTGCTGTCATCTACCGGTTGGGAGGAACCCCATTTTCCAACTATGTTGGTTATTTTATCAATGCCCCTACCAAAGGCACCGGATAAAAAATCCACGCCATTCATATGAAACTAACTTATTTCAAATTGTTTTATTACAAAAAGGGGGGTGGAGGACCAGCCTCTTCCCCCTTGGGATATATAGAAAAAAGGAAAATCAAATCTTGCAGGGCTTGATATTTGCCGAAGCAGCTAACAAGTCCATAAGGTCTTGAATACCTTCGTGAGCACCGTACGGTACATGGAAGTGTACTGTAATATGATCATCAATTACCCTACCGAAGCCGTTAGAATAACGCGCCGGCTTCAACGTTACTGAATAATCAGCATACGGAGCCAACAGGTCTAAGCGGGTTTCTTCGTTGGTAAACATCCGTTCCATAAGTTCTTGGTGAGTCTTACGGAAGTCGAAGAACATACGTTGTTCGCGTTCTTTATCCAGCAATTCAGCGCCAAGGTGAGTACGCGGAGCCCAGTGCTGTTTGTATTCGGTATGGATCGGGTTGAAGTACGTGCTGATAGCCTCGCGCTGTTCATCCGGATAACCACCATTTACAGCAATACGAACAGATCCTTCTTGGAATGTCAGACGGTCAATCAAACAGTCAGACGGAGAAATCATGTAGTCAATACCACGGAACAAAATACCGCATTTGCAGTTCTTAGGAAGCGGGTCTGCGATAATAGACTGATCTCCTGCTACAGCACCCAAACGTTTCCAATTACGTCCACGATAAGATTCGGGCGCTTTCGATACAAAGAAGTCTTTGAAAATTTTATCGCATTCGTCGCAAACCATGTTAGTAACTACAACTGTTTTAAACTTGTGCTGACATCCACCGGGTGTACCATAATCTTCGATTGTCAGATACGGGAATGCCGCCTGTAATTCTGCTTTTGCACTACCACCACATTCATCATCCGGCAACGTGATTTCATAAGCTTCTTTCGAAATCTTACAAGAACCACATGCTTCCCAGCTAACAGTAGTAACAGTAGGATTGCTACACATATCTGCTGTTTTAGCAACGAACGTTACTGTGGCTGTCGGATTAGTTTCTACAAATGCATCGATATCAGCCTTCGTCAGTTTCTTGCTTACGGCCACAGTGTACATACCTACTCCGCCATCTTGGGCTGCTGTTTTCTCGGCAGTGCTACTAATGGCATTCTTAATGCTTTCTACTACAGTAGACTGATCAACGCCATCATCCTCTAACGTTACGGCATAAATCAAACCGCCGTCTACCTTAGTATATCCTTCAGGACACTCTTCGCAGCCTTTCATTATAGAAGACAGCTTTTGAGTATAATCAGCAGGCTTACCACCTTCTTTCATCACCTGATATTTGGAAGTAGAAAGATGACGTCCAACTCTCTTGATATCCAAACCAGGATAAGCAGCCTTAAGCTGAGCCAGGGCATAAGCATCACCGGTATCACACATTTCCATACAATAGAAATTCATGTCGGTTTCCACCGGAGTTTTTTCCAACTCGTCACAAGAATGGATAGGATGGATTTCTACAAAATCACCTACCTTTCCACCACCTGCAATCGGCTGATTCTTGATACGTTCGATTGTTTTCAAGATAGCAGCCAAAATATCAACATCTTCGCAAGGATCACATTCTGAACACATATCCTCACGACCAGGACAGTTTTCGAAAATGATGTAATCATCGATATTCACCTCACCCATCGGATAACCACGAAGCTCGAACAAACGTCCTGTCAGCTTAATATGAATAGGGATACGATCGCCTTTTCTTGCTGTAATAGCAGTATTATCGTCAATTCCGTTATAACCGAAAATAACTTCATCTACTTTAATTTCTTTGCTCTTCGGAGCAGAAGCATACACTTCTATAATTTCATCAATAGCAAACGTAGGTGTAGAGAATGATTTATCATCAGATACACGGTCGTTCACCATCTCATTACGTCCAATTCTGATCTGGAAACGTTGTTCGTCCTTACGATATCCTTTCAAGTCTTTCAACGCTTTCAAACCATCTTTAGTCTGCTCACCATCCAAATCATAGATAGCGATCTGACCTTCTTGAAGCAACAAAGAATCTACGTCCGCCAACTTAGCGTGCGGAGGACAGATAATGTGTCTGTCATACGGTTTATGGATAGCCATAGCCTTATAATATTTTAAAAATTAATATTCTGTTATCTGTCTCAAAAATAGTGATAGTCATATAAGCAACAAAAAGCATTAGGAATTAATTAATTCTTAATGCTTTTTGATAGTCTTTAATTTAGGACACGCCTTTATTCTGCTATAAAGGAGATTGGACGTTGTTTGAATCTATTTGATAACGTCCATATTCGCTTTCATTCAAAGCAAATTGCTTTTCAATCATGTTAAGGATAATACCAATTAATTTATCATCTAATTCAGGATCTATATCAGTTGAATTAGAACCATCGGATTTAATATATCCTTCGATATCAACTTCCTTCGGATAGCGGTAATATGTAAGGTAAACGGTGTCTACATCAAAACCATACTTATACACCCTTACCGAATCTTCGCCTATTGTATAGAATGTTTCCCTAAAATCAAAATCAGGTTTGTTAAAAAAGTCGGCAAGAAGCTCATGCGGGTTTTCGTTCTTAGCCTCCCACATGGTAAAATCAGTGACCGTGCATTCACCTTTGGTAAATACGCCTGATATGTTTGAAAAAGAAAAGAAATCAGAAGGCAATGAAAACAAAGTGCTTTCCGGATTATCTTTATCTCCTTTCTCGTCAAGTTCTTTTGAATACACAACTAACTTTTGGATATAACGTATATCCTCTTCGTTTTTCTTATCAAGGATATAACGAACAAGGCGGTTTTGTTCGTCATTAAAAAGCTGAACAAAACGTGCCTTGTCAAGTTTTATACCACCGTTGGTCATGTTTTCTTCAGCCTTCTGTAATGCCCGGAGATAACAATCAACGATCTTCATAAATTATTATTTTTTGTCAGCGTATTGATCAACATCGAAATCTTTCTCATCTTCCTTTTTCTTCTTGTCAGACTTAGCTCCTTCTATTTTTTTATGCTTGTTCTTTAAAGCATTATACGCTTCCAGAACACGTGACTTGGTTTCTAACATCGACTTATTGGAAGCAAGAGCCATAGACGCAGAGATAGCGTCGGCGCCCAGGAGCTCGCCATTCAGATACAGTCCGTCGGTGTTGACGGTGACAGCCAGTCCCTCGATCATTTCCCTAATCATACGATGGAATTTGATCACCTGCATTCCCTCAGAAGATTCATCATCAGACAAGAACCTTGAGCTTGCTTCTTTATACATGTCAACGTTCGTATTCTTAGCATCAATCCAATTAGTGAATATGTATTGAACCATGCTCTGATCAAGCTCTACGCTGTATATGATGTCAAGATACAAAAGCAGATCATAGATGCTTTTCCTTTCAGCCTCAGATCCTTTCAGTTTGTTCATGAACTCGTATAAAATATCAGCCTTGTCAATCTGACGTTGTTTCCTGATATCTACGGCGGTAGTCTTGTCTTCTACACAATAATAAGATTCGACATACATCGGATTACCATCTTCCTCTTTAGGAGTAAGAGACTTGGACAAAATAGCTATATACAACTCAAATAAATCACGAACGTCATTAGTGTAGAACAAACGACCATCATACAAGTCAATTCTGTAAGAATCCCAGAAATCGAAATTCTTTTGGTCCAGGTCCTCATTGACAGTTTCTTCAAACGGATACCGAATATTCTTAATACGCATATCCATTTCATTCTTCTTGTCTTCAAGTGAGTAACCTTTATAACATGCTGAATTGATAAAGAAACCTGTATCATACACCCTAAGATCCTTGTCCCATCCACAACAAGATACTGTCTTGTTCCCAGGGAAAGGAGTCTTGGAAATGCCTCTTTCCTGATATCCGGAAGGAGCTTCTTCATCCATCTTACCTGTTATAACATAAATAGAGTCGGAATATATCTTCATTCCTCCTACGGTAGCCAGCAGTTTCTTAGACTCATGGCTTTCTTCAAAAATCTTTTTTCCCATTTTTTTATATACCCTACGTCTTTTCATATATGAAAAGACTATGTTAGAAACAAAATTTGCGGCCGGTTTTAAAGCCGACCGCAAGTTAATATTAAAAGTTATGATTACAAAGAGCTTGGTAACAATTCAATTGTTACGAACCGGCTGGTATCTTTTACCCAACAAGCCGATACAGAATGGCACCAGAATTGTTCTGACATACGAGGATGGCTGGATACAATTTCTTGAGCCGATACTCTGGATGACCATCTACCTTGTTCGTAACCCCACCACATAGAACCGATATCAGGCTTAACGTAGAATACGTTGCTGTTGATATTACCAATACGAGCTTCGGCTGAAGCAGGGATGCCGGCGAATGCATTGGAATATTCAGGAGCGGTCAAGTCTTCCATAATACATGAATATGATGTGATAGGAGTCATACCGTCTACCAACTGGCTTCTATCTACCATATCAACGTAATCCAAAGAAGGTTCGTGTTCTACAATAACCTTACCAATACCCGGAATAGTAACACCCTTGATCTTTACAGTTCCTAATTCAAGAGCATCGTTTGATCCTGTTACCGGATTATTGATAATACGTTCTGTACCCATAAGCGGAGCCAAGGCACCCAATTGAGAGAAGAACTCATCACGGAAGATTTCAACGATGTTCTTGTAAGCCATAGCACCTACCTTGAATTTCATTACACGATTTTCAATCGGCATATCGCTACGACCACGGAAAATATAGTCAGCAGCAGCCAGGAAGTGTTCGCGCTTGATACCGCCCGGACGTGCATATGAGATAACGAAACCACGGCGAAGTTGATGGTACAAACCTTCGTTTTTCATCAAAACACCATTATGACCCTTAACTCTACCTCCACGCATGAACATAAGTTCGTATGCTTCCATCTTAGCCAACTCAGCCAAACAGAACAAAGACACTGTATTGGCTACACGTGCCGTACGCATATCAATGCTTCCGTCACCAAGACGAGAACCGATAATGGCATAACTTGCATCACCTCCTCTGATTTCAGAAAGCTGACGAACTTTCTGGTAAGCCTTGTCGATGAAATTCTGTGTACGTTCGTCCGCATAAGCCAAAGACTTAATACCAGCGTACATAGTCGTTTCACCTTCAACACCACGGTGTCCACCAAGCGTAAATTCACAAGTCATAGAACCGGCCTTAGAAGCACCTCCTACACCAGAGAACTGAGTAGAGAACTCACCAAGAACGTTTGTTACCTTCCAGTATTTAATACCGGCACGAAGCATGTCTTTCGGGAAGTATTTAGCACGAGAACGACCCCACAGCTTACACCAGTATCTCCAGTTTTCACCTTCTTGTTTAGGAGGACGCTCTGTAGAGATAAGAGCCTGGCAACCGTTAATCACATCGTAAGTAATAACATCTCCTTGTTTAAATTGTGCATTCAACACAATTTCGAAGAAGCTTTCATCAATACCAGGTTTTGCATATTTCAAAGACGTGTCTTCTACTGTAACCACCTCATACGTTTCTGATACCGGAAGATCATAACGGAATGAACCATTGATACCATTTACGGTAATAGTAGCATCCTGTTTGATCATACCCATATACATAGGCAGAGGATAGTTTGTAATGTTAGAAAACAACTCAAGCATACCCAGATGGTTCTTATCCGGATCTTCGTAGTACCAATCTTCTAAAGAGCTAAGATCGTGTTCTACGATACTTTGCTTAACGACTTTAGCGTCGGTATATCCAATCACCGTGTCACCATTCATAGTGGCCGGGAAATTTTTTGTTAAAAGTACATTAGCCATGAACGAAAAAATGTTTTAATTTTTAATCTATACTGATTTCATCGAACTTCACACCTTGAACTTGATCACCTTTATCATCTACCGGAGCCACCCTCTTGTCTTTATTTGTATGGCTGATGAGCTTATAAATTTTCTTTTTCTCATCAACTACAGCTTGATTCGACTTCTGTTTTATGAACTCTCCTGGGTTCATAAGAAACATAATCAAATCTGGCGCTTCTTCCGGATTCATCATCATCTCCCTTACCCTATTAAATGCTTTGGTAATTCCGGGATTCGATTCAGAAGGTTTTAGGGCAAAATCAAGAGCTTTAGATACCATAGTGTCATTTAGCTGATACTTTGCCTGGATAGAAGACTTAAGGTCTTTCTTATACCTTCTAAAATCTTCTGCATCCTTCGCCTTCTTTTCGGCAGCCTCTTTAGTACGTTGCTGGATAATATCATCCATTCTCTTATCAAGATCAGCCTTATACTTTATAGCCTTTGCTTCAACATACTCTTCTCCTTTATTGATAATGCCTTTGAAAAACTCATCAGCTTCATCTTTAGGCAACCCAAGAAGATCAACATAATGGCGAACGATCTTTATCTGATCTGCTTTGTTTTCAATGTCAAGCTTTTCTATAGGAGCGACATTCGTATCATATTGCTTAAGAATATCAACGATATTCGCGCCGGCCTTATCAGCCTGGATAAGCTTCTTAGTAATATCAGAAACAGAGGTAACATCTATCTTATCCTTAACAATGTCCTCTTTCTGGCTTTCAAGGACTGTAGATAGTATGTCACACAATGAATCTTCTTTACTAAAATCAAGATCATTGATAGTAATCTCTTCGCCGTTTTCACCGCTAAACACCACATCTTTCAAATCGGGAATGATTCCCCTTGAAGAAAGGGCATCCAATACTTTTCTGTAATTGATAACCGGGGTCTCTACCTGATCCTGATTAACATCAACTACATTCTCTTCTCCTTTTTTATCCTCTTTAGGATCAGGAGTAGGATCAACAACCAGCTCTTCTTTAATTTGAGAGCCTTCTTCTACAGGCTTCTCATCTTTTTTAGCCGGTTCATTACCATTAATAGGCAGAATATCTTCTTCCCTATTATAAACATCATCAACTGGACCGATACTAAAAATATCGTCCAATTCTACTATTCCATTTTTTTCTAATTTTCCCATACTGCAAAAATATTTAAATACCTATATTTCAGACAAAAAACTTATAAGTGTTTAATCTTCACTAAAAATTAAATATCCCCAAATTTTATTAGATATTTTCTAATGAAATTTGGGGATATTTAATCCTTAATTCTTATTGATTCCGGCTACATACCTTTTGGTGGCATCTTCCCTCGCTCGTTGAGCAAGCTCTTTGGATTTTAATTTTAACTCTTCCATTTTCATTCTCATTTCATCATCATGAAGTTTGGAATCGTTTTCAATTTTCTTATCCTCTATCCTTTCCTTACTTTCTATATCAGCCTGCCTTACGGTCTGATCTGAAACAGAAGCCAGGAAGTTGAGGGAGGTGGCGTCGCTCTTGGCGTCTGCCGCCCTGCCTGCCGCCTGGATCTTCTCTTGAAGTATCCTGTATTGACCTTTCTTGTCTTCCAAGGCAAGTTCATGCTGACGTTGCTTATCCTTCTCAGCAGCTTCAGCTTGTATCTGTTGCTGGTTAAGCTGCATCTGATTCTGTTGTTGCTGCTGCATCTGACGCTCGTTGTATGCGCGAGTATTCCTTGCATTCTGTATAAGTTCCACCATAGAATCTGATGTGAAGATAGATGCAAGATCGTAAATATCGCCTCCGGCTGTATTTAACTGCAACATAAAGGTCTTGAACTTTTCAAGTTCATTCCTCTTCTTTGAGTTGGATAAAGCCTGAACACCAAGATGCCTTAGGCTAAGACCGTCGGTTCCTATAGATAAAAACGCTCTGGTAAGGTCACTTTTTGTGTACATTACAGAAATATCCTTTCCTTCTTCCTGGCATTGTTGAGCAACGGCCAGATGAAGATCGAGAGCCCGTTTCTTGAAATAACCGAAGTTATCAAAGTATATCTGTGTTTGTAACATAGATGCCGTAACGCCCTGCTGGACTCCGGTGGCAGTCTCATACCTGTTGGGGCCGTTAATTACTTGAGGCGTGATACCAACCATTTCAAAACACTTCATCCTCGACCATTCAGCAAGCTCCATTCTTGTTTTAAGCTGCTCTGTCTGCGACAAATCATAGACGGCAAACTGGTTGAAAGGAACACCGCCTTTCGTATTTTGAGATGAGGTATCTAATGTCAGAGCACCAACAGACTTAGCCACATCAAGAAGATTAGCCCATATATCAGCCACATCTTCACCCAAATCCTTGTATTCACTTGGAACCAGATTTATATCCCCTAAGAAGAATTTACCGATCTCCTTTTCAAGAATATTGTTTATCTGATTTATGGAGAAATTATAAAATATTTGATATGGCTGAATCCTGTTAGCCATAGAAGTACCGATATATCCGGCAACGGGTAGAACAAAGTCATAGATGTTACTATCCCCTTTTATCTGGTGATCGATAGGCTCGCCATCCAGATACAGGTTGTCCTGAGCAAGAGCCCCTCCACTGATTTTAACCCCGTATCTTACCTGTGGAACGTAATCTACGAAATAGGTGTTAATCTCCGGGTTCTCCATTCCCTTACTCATGGTTCTGGTAATTTTCTTAATACCATTTTCCTGTAAAAAGTCCTGAAGAAGCTCATCAGTTACCATCTCGGTAGTTACTAATCCGGTCTCAGTTTGGTAGGTAATTACATACACTTGAGCCGGGGATACCCAGTATGATTCAGTTACCTGATACAAATCACTACGAACATGTTCGTCACTTAAGCTCTGAGCACGGTTATAGTAATTACCATGCTCTAAATTTGGCATGAATCTGGTTCTGTGATATTCGTTGCCATTACTATCGTATCCGGTATATGTGCCGGCTGGAATACCGTAATAATCTTCATAAGATTTTATAGAGGCATAATCATTATATCCTTTCCAAGGTATTACCTTATTCTGATATAACATCCCTACACTCGCCGATTTGGATAAACTTACATAGCTCCCATTATCACCATTATGATAAGTACCATTGAAATTATCAGCACCCCCTATAAGCTTCTGCTTGTCTTTCGCCGTAAGAAGATGCCCCCACCTTACTATAATATCATTGGCAGTATAATAATGAACACGACCAATATAATCCCCATATTGAGGATACTTGCTATCTAATGTCTTAGAATAAAACGTATTCAACGGAGACCACCTCTCCGGCTTATAATAGTCGTATCCTACATGATAATTTCTAAAGCAACGACCGGTAAGAAGATAGTCAATGAAATTCTCGGTGTCTATCTCATCCATGTAAAAACGCCCCCTGTCCGCTTCAAGCGTATGAGAACCCCATATGACCTCGGCAGTCTTCCATTTTGTATTCATGAAATTCTCTATCTCAGGAGGGGTCATAGAAGCTTTCACCTCTTGTATCTGTTGAGCATAAGCCTGCTTTTCTTCTTCGTTGGCGAAATTATTATAATCTGGATCCAATCCCCTATTTAACAACTCTTGCCTAACCCTTCTGTCCAATTCCTCTCTAATGTAATTATGAAGAAGATTCTCCTTCGTGGCAGAATACTGATTCACTTCAGATTCGTCCAATCCAACTACATTATACTTGTCAGAAAGGTTACCCAACCATCCTACAAAAGCATTTACGATAGTACCTATTATATCATAATGACGTAAGAATGATGGGATATTAACATTATCCCTTATAGACTGAACATCCTTAAGATAAGGAATTACATCTTTCAGCTCCATAAAGGATAACTTACCTTCCATCATCCTATAAAAATCCTTGAACTTCTGGTTCTCATCAAGCTGCTTCAAACCAATCAATTCAAGAGAATCCATAGTGGCTTTAAACCACTCCCTGGTTTTTCTCTTGGTAGGTATCGCCTGCACCGGCAACCCTGAAAATACTCCTCTGGCCGGAAAAGCCTGATCTCTGTTAAAATACTCCATGAGCTATATGTTTTTTCACAAAGATAGGTAAATTGTTCTACCTATCTCATTTTGTAAGGGTTATGTCTTCTTACCGTAAATCCTTTGACCTGTTCCATCTTTTTACGTTCTCTCTTCTTTTGATTCTCCTTCTGAGTCGTACTTTCAGGCATGTAACCCATATCATCATAATACTTAGCCAGGAGAAGAGCGTGGCCGAAGGATATGATACGGTCGGTGTTGGTCCCAGGGCCGAAGGCTATGATCTCATCAAGAAGTTCTATATCAGGGATACGGTAAATACCTTTCTGTGTTATTTCATTACCATCATCATCATACCCAACAACAACATCCTCCCAACAATATTGAATAACGGTATTGAAAAGCATGCGCTGATTGGGAACCGTAGGAGCCAAACCGAGCTTGTTGTTCTGACGGGCTCCGGCACGGATAATCTTACCGGCAAGACGTTCGCCATCTTCCAGCAACATAAGCTGCTTATTTCGTCTCGTAAGATAAAATTCATACATTCGGTCGGCATTCTCCATAAGACACTTAGCTCCATACGCCTCTTGAAGTATTTCACAATTCCTACAAAAATCATCGGAAGATGGAGGACGTGATGCGTATGATGCTACTATGCAATAAGCAAATGGATCGTTGATTTTTACATATCTTTTAAGTACATAAAACGAACCAACAGAATCAGTATCAGCCTTGTCAGATTTATAGGGGTCAAGCGATGAGACATAAGTGTAATCAAAAACACCTCCTTCTTCTGGTGGATCCTCATATATAACAACAGGAGCATCTATGTTACCACCTTGGAACGGATAATCAGCAAGCTGCTTATCACTAAAATTATACCCCATTTTCATGCCGTCTATCTGATAAATATCCACTGTTTTACCAGGCCTACCTTCTTCAAGAAGACGGCTTTTGTGCTTCAAAGCATCTTCTACAGGAAACCTATTTACATTCGTATTAAGAAAACAATCATCTATAGACAAAGGAAATGCCATTCGTTCCTGAACGTATAAAGCTCTATCCTTTTTGACAAGTTCATCAAGACGAGATTTTATCTTCTTAGTATTATCATCAAATTTTGATACCCGAATATCTATTTTCTTAAGACCTGTAGCTTTCTCTATTCCAAGGTACTTATCTAAGGTTGTTGTTTCCTTATCATAAGCATGAGACATCTGAGCAGGAACAAAACAACCGGATTGACTAATACGCCAAGTTGGTTTTAAACAACGTTTATTAAGCAGATCATAATTCATGACAATAAACCCGTATTCAGCAGGGTTATTCATCACTTTTTGAGCATCTTGAGACTTTTCAACGTTGCCGCCCGTACCGGAGCATATCATCATCCCCCTCATTCTACCGTGCATCATATGGGCAGGACGACCTTGTAAGTATGCTGCTAAAAATGGAAATTTACCTACCTCATCATAAATAGATGTATATGGTGTTCCAGATGCGGTCTTAAGAGAGGCACCGGCTTTACCGCTATCAATATTGGTAATACGAATACGAGCGTGAACGTCACGAATATTGTTCACCGTCTTAGTACCCATAATAACCTCTTTAAACCAATCATTACCTGTTCTATTTATTCTTAGATAAGGATGTATATTATCAAGACCAAACTCAAGATACTCACCAAGACTCATAAGGTCCTCCTTACTTGACCCAATAACATTATGCGTCAAATTGTACGTCATTGTAGCATTACGAGCCAAAAACGAGCTCATTATGGCCGTATTATGAGTAACGATGTAATTGGTGGTCAAAAATAAATGAGAGTCATTATCAACGGTTATACAAGTGGCATGCTCCTTTCCGTATATCGATATGGATCTTATTTTTAATTCCTTACGATTCCTTGATAGTATAAGTTTGTTCCCCTCCAATTTAGCATACCAACCTGAAGCCCAAAACATACGTTGTACAAAATTTATGACATCCATGTCAATATGAGACAACGTAAGCTCTTCTTCTCCGGTTACTACGTTTCTGAAAGAACGAATGAAGTTTTCTATAAAATCTTTCTTTTGATCTATGGACGATCTTAAAAACTTCTTACAAACGTATTTATCAAAAAACATATCCCCTCCATAGCCACCGAGATAAGCCGCCAGCATCGAGGCGTAGGCCGACGGCGGAACCGGCAGCTTTGCCGTAGGGTAGTTCAGGGCCTCACCTACTGGAATAGACATACTCTTATAATCTAATCCAGCTATGGATCTAAGACTCCTAACATGCCATTTTCCGCCATGATTGACACGCCATTGGTGATTTCCGCAACAAATAACGTTACGACCGTCTTCAAATACGACTCTGTAGGTAGTTACTTTTCCTTGAGGATAGACACCTACGACTTCTACCAAATTACCTTTATCGTCATATATCTTATCCCCTACAACGATATTTCCTATCATCTTTTCCCGGTCCTCAAGATAAAGTATCTCAGAGTCAAGAAGGGCTTTTCCAAAACGACGGCACCCGAACATGAATATTCCTTTATTCTCTTCTTCAGCCTGCTTTAGAAATTCGGCAAACATCCATTCATTATCACGAAGCTGAGAATTTCCAGGAATACGATCATCTCCTACGTCAATCATCATCTTCCAGAAATTGATATGCCAGTATAGCCAAGGATGGATAAATACACCATTTATGGTAACACCGTTAAGGAGTTTCATAGCCTCATTTTCCCAGAATTGCTTGACATCATCGTCTTGCTCTTCATAAGAATAAAGGTCATTCCATAACGGAATATCGTTACCCATATTTATATAAAGTTCTTTACTGTCAAAATTCATGACAAAACTATTTATCGAGCTTGTTCTTAGCTTCATTCTTGACAAAAGACTGAATACCTGATACTGTTTGTCCTCCTTTTAGACTTTTCTTGTTTTTGGCAGCCTCAAGCTGATTATAGACATCCATTATCCCACACATCTTAATATAAGATTCAGTCCATTGCATTAAGCTATCAGACAAGCTTTTTTGAAACCTAAATTCTTTCTCTCTCTTATCGGAATCTTCTATTTTATCCCAAGGGTTTTCAGATAGATAACGTTCAGCCTTATCTATCTGATCCCTTAGCACAAGAAGTTTCCGATCTACGTAAGAGACATCATCGTTAGTCGGCTTTCTTACCTTCATTATTAATAATTTTTAAAAAATCCTCATACTGAGACTTAAGCATATTAAACCTGTCTTCAAGAGAAGATGGATCAACACGATACTTACACATGTTTTTTATTCCTTCCTCAACAGATTCGTCTTTGAATACAACAGAACCAGTATTATTATCAACGTACATAATAAAATCTGATTCTCCGTCATTTACTATCCTATCAAGAACCTTCTTACTGTCATCATCTACATTGAGATCATGACCGGCGTTAATAGATAACCTGTAAACGGCCTTTATAGAAGAAGATACTTTCAGCATCTCTTGTTGATACAAGTTGGTCATAAACGACTTTTCCTCCAAATCAATAAAGTCTTCTAACTCTATGTTGTTTTCCTCATCCTTCTTCCTAATAATATCCTTAGTTATCTCTTCCATCTCCTCTCCCACCTTATCTTGCGCAGACAGTAGATGGTTGTAATAAGAAATAAGATGTTTTATATCTGAATCAAAATCAATCTTCTTCATTATCAAGAACCTTTTTATCATGAATAATAACGTCCATCAACTCCATTGATAAATTATAATCAGCCACTTCAAAAAGCTCGCTGTCTGTCAACGTCCTTAAAAAAGAAACAGACAATCCTCTTTTCTTTGCAAAAGATCTAAGTACGGCATAGAGAATGTCCCCGGCAGAATAATCGGGGAGATCGTCACAAGATGCCTGCAACATAGAAAATAAGGACTTCCTTTTATCCTCGCATTGTAAATGCCTTGCTTTACCACATCCGCCCATAATTTAACTTTTTTGAATTATAGTACCTTCAAAATTAAACGGAATCTTTTCCTCTTTTTGAGACCCATCTTTTTGATAGTGAATAGTCATGTGCTTTACGAATCTTCCTATTCCAAATCCTGCTGTATGTATCTCTATATTGAACTTAAAGTGACGTGAGTCAATGATATTCAAATTAGATGACGTACAACCACAAGATGTCTCTGATGCTGTTATCTTCATATCATGCTTCGACTCAAGAACGAATGAAAACCTTATACTGTTCCCTTTTTCTACCGGTTCGAAAATGATTTCAAATGATTTACCGTCTTTAGAGAGGTCAATATTGTATTGCTTGTCATCTGTAGAAATAACATTAAATTCATCAGAATCCATTGTAATAAGTTCTAACCTGTTCCATCTTGACTTCTCATCATAAAAATCAATAGAATACTGACGGTCCATCCACGAAGGACGGGGAAGCCCCTCCCCAAGCGCACATTCCTCTGTCTTGCTCCAGGCCTTCTGCTTGATGAAGCACGTACATACCGAACAACGATTTTTACCTATTTTCTTGCTTACGTACAAAGAAAGAGGAAGCATAGAGTTAGGGACGTTCTTGGTATTGAATTTACATCCTTCACACTTTTCAAGACGTTCCTTGTACCAATCAGGATAATCTTCTTTTTTTCTTGGAAGTTTTTTTAATATCGTATCCATAAAAGCATCGTATATAACTTCCGATTTCAAAATCTTTTTCATGACTTATCTGTTAAATTCCTGTTCTTGAATATTTTGTATTTCACTAAAACTATGACCCTTACGAGATTTAAAGATAGATAATTTGTTGTGTTTTATCAACATATCCCCACCTTTTATCTCACCTGAGTCATAAGCATCCTTTATCATCCTTATCTTAATATCAAGACACTGAAGTTCTTTTTCCTGATACTTAGATAATTTTTCTACCTTGGATTTAAGACGCTCAAGATTGTGTTTGCGCCTCTCCATCTCATGAAGGTTACAAACCATATCGCCTACATACGGGAACGATACAGACACGTTATCTGTGTACGTACATAAGTTATTAGCATAAGAAATACTGGCTCTGAAAACGTCACGTATTTGGTTTCGGTCGTAAACGCCCCCGGTCTTATCCATCACATCATCTATAATATGTGACTCAAATGATATAGGGAAATCATTCTTCGGCATCTGATTCAAAAGTTTTCTTTCTGTAAAATAAAGAAACCAACGCACATTGATCTCTTGAACCCTCCAATACAAAAAGACGGCGCATGTTCTCTATATCCGGGCACAAACACCTTGTCCTGTAATTCCCTTCACGGTCAATCAAAATACCACGCTTCTTCATCTCCGTATCCAAAACCGATACATATTGAAGATCGGTACTGAAACAATGAGAAAACTTCTTCTTGGTCTCATACGAATATCCAAACACAAAATAATAGGCAAGAAGATTTAAGTGCCTCGCATCTATGACATTCTTCTCATTACCATAGGCCATTAGGTATCCGTTATAAAACAGAAGTATCTTCTTAGCCATATCTACCGTATTGGAATAAGGTACTAAAAGCCTATAAGCCCTATTACTAACATCTTTATTATCACTTTCTTTCATGAGATTATCGTTTTGATACAAAGATAAAGATTAAGAATTTATAAATTTAAAATTAACGTATTTTATGACAATGGATTCAGGATTTGTCCCGATATTTGTACTGTAACATTAAAAAATAAGTTCTTGTTGTTTGATTCTTGAATTTTATTTCTATATTTGTAGCACGTTACAGAATTGAAGTCAATTCAAATAAAACAATAAGAATATAAAATATTAAGTGTCTTGTTGTTTTTCTACTTGGATTGATTCAAATCTGTAACGGGATTTTGGAGTTTTCCGGACGAAAAAAAAGACATGAATCGGATGGATATCCCCAAAAATCCATCCGATTTTTTTTTGTTACAGATTATGAAGCTACAATTAGGTAGAAATATTAACATAAGTCTCAGACTTTTGGAACAGTGGTCAGATGATTCGCTGTTCATGGAATTGTATGCTTTATACTGTATGATAAAAATCTCCCGCCGGGATTCGAGAATAAGATTCAAAAACCAGAAAGATCTTCTTCATAAACTTGGAATCGGGTATTCGAAGTTCAAGAACATGACAGGACATCCGATGTTTGACGAACTGTTCCGTATGACGGATAGTACGTTTGTAGCAAGAAGATATCGTGTTAATGGCGTACAACTTACTCTCGGGTGCGGGAAAGTGAATATTCCAAAGAATAGGATTTTAATTAAGATAAAGAAAAATGAAATAACAAACCATGAAAAAGTCCTTGACAGGATAAGAGAGGCGATGTTTGTTAATTTAGTCAGAAACAATGAGTCTGTACTGAACAGTGGAGAGACAAACTCTCAGGCGGAAGTCGTAGACGGAAGCCACTCGTATTATGGATTAATTGATTCGACGATAAGTAATAAAACAATTGCCTTGTACTTGAATGTAGGACTAACAAAAGCGAAAGAGATCGTCGGTATGGCGATACAAGACAAGCTCGTAAAAAGGTTCGAAAACATACAATTTATAACATACGTAGATAATCCTCGTGCTTACATTGAAGCAAACGAACATAACTACCCAATAGGTAAGCTGATTCCGGTATATAGGCACGGAGCTGTTTTCTGGCAAATAGCAAATACCTGGACCTTGTATAAAAAAGGAGCAACAAACAGATGGTATTTTGGAGAGAAGGATATAGAGAAAGGAGAAAAAGAAAAAGTGAGTAAGAAAGACGATTTCAATTTCTTCTTAAAAGACAACACTCATATCCTACGTTTCCTAAACGTAGAAGAAGTTGTTTCCGAAGATGGCGAAATCCTTGGCATAGATCGTAAAAAGACAAAAGAAGAAGAAGCAAGGTCATTGGCTTCTGTTATAGCTAAAGAAGCGCACAAAGACTTCTGGGAAGGATATGAGCGAAGTACACAAAACCAAATTATAAGAAAGTACTATCGCGCTATCATAGCAGAAGATAAGAAGCGAAGAATGGACATGTTCTTAAACTGTCTTAAACAATCATACGACAAGGTTAGTGGGTGGAGCAAGGAGAAGGTAGCCACAGTAAAGGCAGACATGGCTAATGCAGAAGCCTGCTGCGCTGAGGTGGGGACGTCCATTGCCGGGGTATGCGGCAGGGTAAGTAGGAGAATGAAAACCTATAACAATACCGCTCCTGACAAAAAGGCAGGTTTTAATGAGGTACGGGATATGTATGCTGAGTTCGCCGGCGAGATGGCTAAAGCGGTGGGATCGGTAAGCGAAGACATCTATACGTATGTTAAGGCAGAACAGTTTAAGGAAAAGATAGAGAATATGGATATATCTATCCAATCATTACCTAACATTAATACAACAGTAGACAATGATAAAGAATTAGATGGTGAATCTGTATTCAAGGATATACCATTTGAAGAGCTATCATTCTATAATGATACCTATCTTTATCCTATATCTCAGTATTCATCATTGTAATGTTTGGTACTTGAGAGAGGGTCTGTTCTTAGTAGTCGCCGACAGAGCCGAAAAACGATAATCTCGTAGAACATCGACGGAAACACCCGTTAGCCACCACTATGCCATAACCATATCTATACGAAACCATATTACTGTCTGATTCGAAACCACTTATCAAACTTATTATTTCTTTTTAATCCTAATTAATTCATTTTATATTTTAGGTTTTATTTTATTTTCATACTTTTGTTTTGTAGAACAAAATCAGAAAAAAAGATGGCTATAAGTTACGACAAAAAAATCATGGAGTGCGTTCTTCGTTCAGTTATGTCCGAAGGTAATGTCGCACAAGGAAAGGCTATTAAGTCTATTTGTAAGTCACCAAAACCGCTGTTTATAACCGGTAAAGGAGGAAGTGGAAAAACAACGTTCCTTAAGCGTATTATACCGGCATTAAAAAATGCGGTTGTTGTCGCTCCTACTGGTATTGCTGCTGTTAATGCAGGTGGCCAAACCATTCATTCTTTTTTCAGGATCGGAATGCAGCCGTATATACCTGAAATACGAAAAGCTGCGTTTATGGATAACTGCGAATATAAATTCAACGGAGGTTCGGAAAAGATTTTACAGAATATAAAGTATCTTATCATAGACGAGATTTCTATGGTTCGCCCTGATCTTCTTGACAACGTAGCTGATATACTTCGTCATGCAAGAGGAGACAAGGATCCGTTTGGCGGCGTGAAACTTATTATGGTAGGCGACCTGTTTCAGCTTCCTCCTGTGATTAAAGAGGATTTTTTTAGAGAAATATACGATACATCTTATTTCTTTAGTTCGAAGTCTCTTATGGCTTCTGGTATGGAAATGGTGTCTTTTGAAAAAATATATCGTCAGAAAGATGAGAAGTTTATTAGTGTCCTTAATAAGGTGCGTGAAGGGAAGATGGATGATGATGTATTTGATACAATAAACAGCAGATGTATTCAGTCTGATAATAATCAAGGATATGTTGAGATTGTAACTACCAACTCAAAAGCTACGGCTATTAACGAAATGAGAATATCATCGTTACCAGGCTCTTTAATAAAATTAGAAGCTGTTATAAACGGTGATTATCCTAAAGATGCTCCGGTTGAAAAAACTCTTTTCTTGAAAGAAGGATCAAGAGTTATGATAACAAGAAACGGAGGAGAGTACTTCAATGGCTCTCTTGGTACTGTATTATCTATAAAAAATGGGGAGATTGAAGTAGTCCTTGATAAACCGAAAGATGATGAGCATACTAAGGTTGTTATAACGCCATGTTCGTTTGAGAAAGTAAAATACGTAAGAAACGGATATAAGATAGAATCTGAAGTAGTAGGAGCTATTATTCAGTATCCTATAAAAATAGGTTATTCTATCACGATCCATAAAGCTCAAGGCCTGACATTGGATGCGGCTATGATGGACGTATCTAATTCTTTTGAAACAGGACAGCTATATACGGCTCTTTCAAGAGTAAAGTCTCTTGATGGATTATATCTTCGTCAACCTATTCCTAAGACGGTAAAAACCAGCGATCAGGTGGTGATAAACTTCTATAAAAGGACTCTTGGTAATGGAGGTATTGTTAAACCGGTTCCAATGGAAGAGCTTGAAAAGTCAATGATTAATTTGTCAACCGGATCTGAAATAGATTTTGCAGAGTTTAATTTATAAAAAATATAGTTATGAAATTTGGAGAAGCTTTAGAAGAAGTAAAAAAAGGTGCGTTGATTGCACGTGCCGGATGGAATGGTAAAGGTATGTTCGTATTCCAGCGACCGGAAGATTGGTTGTCTACTGATATGATAGTTAATAAAGTAAAGTCATTGCCGGATTCGTTTAAAAAATACGTAAACGATTATTATGACGTAACTGAAACCAACATGATTAAATTTTGCGCTTATCTGTGCATGAAAGATGCTAACGATAATATCGTAAACGGATGGTTAGCTTCGCAATCAGATATGTTGGCTGATGACTGGATGGTTGTTGGTTAAGATAACTTAGTTTATCACCGCTTTATTTTTTTATAAATCAATCAATTATTCGATTTTAAAAATTACAGTTATGAAAACAAAAGAAGAAAAACAAAAGAAGTTTGTGACAGAATTTGAGATAAATGGAGAAAAGTATGGCGGATATATTTATGCTACAACTTTTTCCGAAGCTGAAGATTTTGTTAGACAAAGAAAAGCGACAGAGAAAGTTGTAGGTGGTCCGTGTTTAGAACAAGAAGAAATTAATCGTCTTTATAACCATTCCTCTTAGAATTTTTAATGATTCTTGTTTGTTGGCATAACCTTGAGATGGTGATACTATAGTATATAAGTACCTAATAAGAATATGGCAAGAGTAGATAAAATATTTCAAGACAATTTGGCTCTTATAATGAGCCAGCCGTGGGAAGAGGTAAAGCGACCGGTCTACGGTGACGGGACAGGCGTCAAGGTGAAGCGTATCCTACAAGTATGTAACCAGTACGATCTTCGTCGGGAATTTCCTCTTGGTTCACTTAGACCTACTAATCTTAAAAACTCCATAAAAGAAATATTGTGGATTTGGCAAAAAAGATCGGTAGATATCAAAGATCTTGGTCTTCATATATGGGATCAGTGGGCTGATGATAATGGAAAGATCGAAGGATGTTATGGAGATATGGTGAACAGACATGTTTATATGGGTACCGGAAAAGCTCCAGATGGTATGACAGATATCCATGATGGTCTTTACGGTTTTCTTAACCAAACAGACTTCATTCTTTGGTCACTCAAGAATGATCGTTCGTCAAGAAGAATAGTAGCATCCATGTTCGATCCTGAAACCAATGGACTAAAACCTCTTCAAGAATGTGCGTTTCAGATCAATTTATCTGTTAAAGGAGATGAGTTGTATATGACGCTTTATCAGCGCAGCCAGGATATGATTACAGCCTCTTACTGGAATGTAGCTCAATATGCGGCGTTGATGATGATGTTCGCTCACGACTCCGGGTTAAGACCCGCAGTTTTCACTCATTTCATCCAAGATATGCATGTGTATGACCGTCACGAAGAACAGGCAAACGAGCTCCTCCGTCGCTCTCTTTTCGGCCCGGTTCCGCAGGTTACTATCTCGTCCCGTATGGAAGGGAAAGGGTTTTATGATTTTGTAGCTGATGATTTTGAGGTATGGAATTATGAACCTAAAGAACAGATAAAATTCGAAGTAGCTAAATGAAAATAAGCATAGATCGCAGGGTTAAGATGGTTCCTATCATGGAAATCAATGCCGGAGATGAAGTTAATATCGGAGGCTTTGATTATGTTGTTGAAAGCATAACTCCATGTAGGAAAGGATCTTATTCAGATGCATATGGAATTAGGTTGGTCATGTCTTCTTATAAGCATGGCCAACTTGTAAGAAAAGTAGATAGTGTTTTTTCTATCGATTCTATTTTAGTATTTCTCCCTAAAGGAGATTCTGTTGTAGTAGAGTGCTCTTATAGAGAACTGGAAGAATGTTTCCCTAAAATATAATTACAATGACAGGAGCAGAAAAATGTAACCGATGCGAGCAGTTTGGACCGAACGGTCTCACTGACTATCCATGTAAAAGGATTCCATCAAGGAACTGTCCTTGGTTTATTAAAATATCGGATAAGAAATATAAGAAGATTCTTGCCGATAGGGTGAAAAGAATTAAGGAGAATGAGGAACTTAAGCAGGAAATGATGAAAGATCAGGATCTTGTCGAAGAAGTGAAACAAAACACAAAAAGATTAATGCAATGAAAAAGAAAAATATAAAACCAGAAGAAGTGGAAGTCGTTATTCCTAAAGAAGTAGAAGCTATTAACATATGTGGAGATATCAATGGTTTTATAAAACATATTATATATGTTAGCTTGGATAAGGTAAGTAGTGATAGGGCGTTTGTCAATAATGATGTTCTGTATATGGTTACATACGCATCTATAAAAGGTGAAAATATTCCTGTTGGGGTATTAGCAAAACAAAAAGAAGCTGAAACAGAAGATATCGCTATGCCGTTTGAGGATATTGGAAGGGACGTAAATGTCGTGTATCCTATTGAGATAGGAAAGATGTTTAAAGGATTTTACATTCTTGGTAACGGTGCTGTGGCTATTGATTACGAACTTACAGACAATGGCGGTTTTGACAATGATGACGGCATTGGTAAAATTGACATGAATCTAAATTAGTGCATTATGATACTATATATAGCAGCAGATCCGGGAAAAGACGGAGCCATAGCCTGCATCGATCAGGACAGTAAACTAATATCAAGAATCTCCACTCCAAGAATATCAGTTTCAGGACCAGTAGACTTGACTAAAGAATATGTTTTTTGCCGGGATACGATCGTAGAAAACAATCCTGATAGGGTAGTGTTTGTCATAGAGGACGTCCACGCACTGTACGGGGTCAGCACGTCCTCTACAGCCTCTCTCATGGAGAACAAAGGCCAGATACATGGGCTATTCCTGTCCCTCTGCATGGCATTTACGGACATAAGTTGCTCCGTTAATTTCATAGCCCCTAAAACATGGCAGAAATTGGTTTGGACGCATTCTGATAAGGTCATGGAGGCCAGTAAGGTGAATACTAAGAAAACGTCATTGGCTTGCGCTAAAAGGCTGTGGCCAAACGATACGTTCGTTAAAAACGAAAGATGTAAGACAGCCCATGACGGTATAGTTGATGCGATGCTTATAGCAGAAGCAGCAAGAAGAACCATTTAATCTATTTTAAATTATTTTAAATCCAATTAATTCGTAATTAGATTTAAAAATAATACATTTGCAGTGTTAGATAGTCATAATCGTAAGTTTTAAAAAATGAAAGTAAGAGTTCCTGGCATACTAATGAATGAGAAACTTTCAAACATTTCAAAGATGTTTGATAAGGTTCTAAAGGATTGTGTCACATCGAATATAAAAATTACTTTATATTTTGATCATATCCGGATACAAGCCATGAACGAACGTATAACATATACGGATGATATTTTCGATGTGAATACTGATATTTCTTGTGACCATAAGTTTTCTTTTTTAGTAGATGCCGGGACTCTTATTTCGTTTTTTAAAAATCATAACCAGGATATAGAGATAGAGATTAAAAACGATTACAGTATCGTTTTTAAATACGATAGAGGATCTTTTTCTTCTACTTGGATTGAGGATAAGGCTTTCCCTGATTTCTTTTATCCTGTAGGTGACGGTATTCGTGTTATGAGCTCGTCTTTCATTCAGTCTATGAAAAGATCTTTTGCGTTTGTTGGATCGGATGAATTTAGACCGGCTATAGGCTCGATTCTTCTTAATGTGAAGAAGGAATATATTGACATTGTTTCTACTGATATGTTCCATCTTTTTATAAACAGGAAAGAGTATGCTAATGCAGTAGAAGAAAGGTCGATTATGTTAAGTGAGGTCGCGGCTTCCATCTTATACCGCTTTCTATCCGATAAAGATACGGAGATCAGTATTTCCACAGATGGTGTTAGGACGTTCTTATGCTTTGATAATGTGATTATATCGGATATGAACGTAGAACAACAGTATCCTAACTACGAATACGTATGTAATAAATTCGAAAAATCTTCGAGTGTTAAGTTCGACAGGGATTTGCTTATATCGGTTCTTAATTCCATGACTTTAGTGGATAATGTTGTCAATGTTAAGGTAGATAAAGAAAACGGTATAACAGTAATGTCTGAGGATTTTGGAAATAGAAAAAAGATAATGGAATCAATGCCTTTGAATGCGCTTGAAGGCCCGTGTTTTAATTTTTCTATCGGTAAGGAAAATATACTGTCTTCCGTAAAATCACTTATAAAAGGAGATGTTGTCATGGATTGGTCTGATCAGTATAAGATGATAAAGATGTTCAATCCTAAATACGAATCAACATACGTCTTAAATCAAACATTGTATAATCTATAAAAAAATAATAATATGTCTTTTAGAGAAAACAGAAGTTTTGGTACAACTTATTATTTGTATATTAATTCAGATGGTAACTTGTATGAAAAAAGTAACGAACCAAAAGAAGGTTTTGTTCAGCACATAAATCCTAATAGCGGTCAGCCGGCGGGATATTGGAAAGAGTATTATAATGGAGTAGTTGGGTACATCAACTACATCGGGTTAAAGTCAAATACTTTCTCTAATGGAAATACTGTTACTAATTTCCTTATCGTATTAAAAGATTACGAGCTTAATGAAAACTATTGTATTTCCATACCTCTCGTTAATCAAAAAGGAAATATCAAGGGCTTTGTTAAGAGCTTCGTAAAATACTACGAAAACATCGATTTCAGTCGTGAAATTTATTTCAATATCTTTAAGAAGAAGAAAGATGACGAGTTTGGATCTTCGGAGCTTATTATCGCATATGCCGGAGTAGACGGAGAAAAAGATCAGCTTGTTGAACGTTTTTATAAAAAAGGCGTAAATGGTTGGCCTGACCCTGTTGAAGTTACAGGATTTGATGGCAAGAAAAGCCTCGATTATTCAGCTCAAAACAACTTTACTTATCAGAAGATTACTGAATATTCAAACAGGTTCAATGCTTCTATTAAAGATATCAGAGCAGGTATAATGGCTAAATTAGGTTTAGGAGGAAATACTCAGCAAGAGCCTACAGCTCCTCAGACTTATACCCAGCAGCCGGCAGCGCCTCAACAGGTTCAACAACCTCAGTCTGTTCCGAGTGCTATTCCGTATCAGAATTACCAACAGCCTGCTCAACAGCCAGCACAGTATCAGGCACCGGCTCAGCCGGCTGCACCTGCCCCGGCACCTACTACAAGGAGCACCAAGCCTCAGCATCAGACGCAGCCACAGCCGCAAGCACAGATGCCGAACTTCCCTCCTATGGAAGAAGAAGACCTTCCATTTTAATATAAACATCAGCCCAGGAGAATAACATCTCTTGGGCTTTTAAAGATTGTGTAGAATGATAGTAGAAATAGTTACAAGATTTCCCCTTATTAAACTTCGTAGGAAAGTGACAGAAGAAAGGATTATGGCGAAGCATGGGGATAAATTATGTATGATTTACTCAGAAACCAGAGAAAAATATAAGCAAGGAGATGAGTGGGTCGATGATCCTAATGATGCAGACATAAGTACTTTTCGTGAGTGCTATGAATCAACTAAGGATATAAAAAAAGAAGGTATTGTTTATTGTACTATAAAAATATAATTATGGACAAGTTAGAAGATATTGAAAGACTTCTTTCTGAAAAAGAAGATAGCAAGAAGGATACTGTTTCTGAAAAGAACAACAAACATAAAAAAGAAGATAAGGTTGTTAATAAAATACCTGAATCGTATTTGACTCCAGGTTATCAGAAGACTGTGCAGGTAGGTATTAAGAAACTTTATCCTGATGTCGTAGTACCTGAATACAAACATGATGGCGATGCATGTTGTGATATTCGTGCATATAGAGTGGTGAAGATGGTGAATGATATGGGAGTGGAAATAGATGTTCCTTCCGATTTTGAATCAATTACCTTATATCAAGGCTATTCTGTTAGAATCGGAACCGGCTTCAAGTTGAATATCCCAGAAGGATGGTGCGTGAATGTAGAAGGAAGATCAGGATTCTCTTTTGACGAGGGAGTGGTAGTTACTAACGCACCCGGTAAATGCGAATTTACCTACAAAGGAGAGTATATGGTTAATCTTACTAAAATCAATAAAAAACCGACCGTAATCCATAAAAACGATCGAATAGCTCAGATGGAAATCGTTCCACAATATAAAATGGTATTGGAAGAGGTGACAGATATTGAGGTAGAAGACGGAAATGAACGTGGAGAAAAAGGTCTTGGTAGTTCTGGAGTTAAGTAATGTTTAAATATTTTGAAAATGAGCATGTTAGGTTTTACATTTATCACAGACAGCAAGCTGTCAATGTACAGGGAAAAAGCTATTAAATCCGAAAATCTTGCAAAAGAAATTGAGGAAATGCAGGATAAGGCTGATTTTTACAAGGAAAGCCTTTCCGAACTTAAGTCAGATATTGCTTCAAAGGATAAAGAGATTTTATCTATTGGCAAAGATCTTTCTGAGTCTAAGGAAAAGATTGACGCCTTGAAGGAAAATCAGAAAAAGCTGATAAAAAGCGTCAAGGAGAAAACGGAAGAACTTGATGCGGCCAAGGCTGATCTTGACAAAGCTAAGTCTGATCTTGATGAGGCTAATTATGAATTAAAAAAGAAATCAAATGCATTGATTGAAGCCAGGATCAGAATCGGAGATTTGGAAAACGAGGTTTCGGTTGGGTCCAAAACAATACAAGAGTTAGAATCGAAGCTGAAATTAATGCAAGTAGAATTAAGAGGCTACCAGATAGGTATAATCGGTAAAGACAAAAACGATGTCGCCGAGCCGGAATTGGATAAAGATGAGGAGTCAGATAAGGATGTGGCAGAACCAGAGAAGTCCGATGTTGTTCCTGAGACGGATGTGATTCAGGAAGAAGCAGGTGACATTGTGGAGCCCGAAAACGAAGCTGAACGAGTAAAAGACACTAAAAAGAAGAAGAAAAAAAAGAAGTAGGTATTTTAATCCTTTTTATATTTTAATGTTTGCCATATTATGGGTTAGTACTTAACTTTGCGTTGAGAGAGTTTTTAGGATAATTATTGGTTAATATTTAGCTGTTATATGCAGGCGTCTGTGAAGGCTCCTGCATATTTTTAAGGTCCTGTAGCTTAGTGGTGAAAGCAAGATGCTCATAACATCGAGATCGTGGGTTCAAATCCCTCCGGGACCACTGTCCAATGGTGTAGTGGTAGCACAACAGATTTTGGTTCTGTTAGCGGAAGTTCGATCCTTCCTTGGATAACGATTAAGTTTTTGTGGAAATGTTAATTATCTCAGTGTTTGCGGTGTGTGAACATAGCAAACATTAAACGGCCCATTAGTTTAACGGATAAAACCTTTGAGTCCTAATCAAAAGTTGCCTGTTCGATTCAGGCATGGGCTACATGGCTTGTTGGATGAGTGGTTTAGTCAGGGGTCCGCAAAACCTCGTATGGCGGTTCGATTCCGCCACAAGCCTCTAAAAAAAAGTAAGACAATGAACTACCCAGAGCAACAAATGCTTAAGATCCTTAATAGGGATCTGTTAAGTAATCCGATGTATGTTATTAACAATCTCCATATATATGATTGGGAATCTGACTTCCTGGCCATAACAAGATCATTGTACGCTTATGAAGTAGAGGTCAAGATGTCTAAGCAGGATTTCTTTAACGACTTCAAAAAGGATAAAAAACATAAGGTTCTTAAGGACGGCATTATTAAGGTAGGTGGTGTCATAAGCTATCCTCCAAACTATTTCTACTACGCCTGTCCGCCTAATATGATTGACGTAAATGAAGTTCCGTCTTATGCCGGGCTGATTTATGTCGATGTTAGTAAAAATAGGAAGAACGTCGTTAAGGTCGCACCTTTAATTCATAGACAGAAGTTTGATGTAGTGGGTAGGAAACTGGTGGATAAGTTTTACTACAATATGCTTACTTGGAAGAAAAGAGCTATTTCAAACGTGTATGCTGACCCAGCCAAGGAAAGAGAGAAGGGCGTACGTGCCGGGGCTGAGGCTGTGAGGAAGTCGGCCTGGGATGCGTTCAGGGCGCAGTGCCCGCACATTGCTTTCCCCTATGGAAAAGAATTTCCGATGTGTGACGATCACGAACAAGATCATCCCATGAGAGACTGCATACTTCAGTGTGAAAAAGGTAGAATATTTAAAAACAAATTAAAATGAGTACCCCACGTGAATTAAGCAGGATAGCTAATAGGATAGCCGGTAAGATGACTGATGACGGATGGATTAGCCCCGGTAGGAAGAATCTTGTCTCTGATAAGAAGGTTATGGAATTAATAGATTTAATCTTTAATGAAATATGGAGGGAATTAGATGATGGGAAAAGAGTCCATATCATAAAACAGATGATTTTTAAAAAGATTTTTGTCAGTAGACAAAAAGATAAATACTATATACAATGCATAGAAAAAAGGGACGCCAAATAGACGCCCCTTTTCTTTTTCTGTAAGTAATTGTTATTCCATTACTTTCCTTACCAACTTAGAAACAGCTTGTGTGATAGCCCACCTGATGTTAGAATTAACATTGATAGTCTGAGGAGTACCGTTTGCATCCAAGTTAATTACCTCCTTGTCTATTTCCAAGAACGGATCACCTGCTGTCTGGGTAATAACCGTATTAGCTGTCTGACCACCAGCGGCCGTAACCTTAAGAGTATTTACCAGATCGTTTATATTAGTGTTCGCTGCAATACCGGAAAATACGATACTGAAAGTGAAAGATCCTGTTGCACCAGGGTCGTTGGCAATAACAGCGCCGTTGTTGGTAGCCTTGCCTGCTGCTTGATAGGAGGCTGGTATTTTCAGCGTCAGAGGATGAGTCTTGTCCGGAGTTAAAGAGAACGTTAATTTAGTTGAGTTACTTGTACCGTTGATCGTTACAGTACCACCTCCTTTTCCTACTGATGCAGTAGGATCTATTTTTACAAACTCAGCTGCCGCAGCTTGGTTGATGGTAGCAGCTTTCTTAACACTGCCTGATTCGGCACTAAATTCTACTTGTTGCGTGCGCTGTACACGACCTTCGTATTTTTCACCTAATACGGTGACTGCCTGATCACCGTCACCTGATCCCGGATTGAAGGTTACAAAACCTATTTTCAATTCTGCCATAACATAAATAATTTTGTAGTTAATTAATATCTTGACAAAGATAGATTTATTATACGAAAATCATATTATTCATATTCATAAATTAAAAGTGGTGATTATATACAGCTTTACACCTAAACAAAATATCCAACAACTTAGATTCGCTCCTAAGAATGGGTATATTGTTCTTGAAATTGTTTACAATAAGAAGGAAAAGGATCTTATGTCAGATAATGGAAACTATCTTGGCATCGACATAGGATTAGATAATTTAGCATCTTGTGTTTCAAACACCGGTTCTTGTTTTATCATCAATGGTAGACCACTAAAGTCTATCAACCAGTATTATAACAAAAAATTAGCATTCTTAAAATCTAAATTAAAAGATAATAAACATACTTCAAAACAAATCAGGTCATTAACCAACAAAAGGAATAACAAGATCAAAGATTATCTTCACAAAGCGAGTAGGATATTGATTAATCACGTAGTTTCCAATGGTATTAATACGATCATAATCGGTCATAACAAATGCTGGAAACAAGAGATCAATATCGGAAAACGAAATAATCAGAACTTTGTTTCTATTCCTTTTAATGTGTTTATCTCAATGATATCTTACAAAGCTACGTTAGAAGGTGTCAATGTTAAGATCGTTGAAGAATCTTATACTTCAAAATGTAGCTTTTTGGATAATGAACGGATTTGCAAACATGAATCTTACAAAGGAAGAAGGACCAAACGAGGATTGTTTAAAACCTCGTTTGGTAAGATCATCAATGCTGACATTAATGGTGCTTTTAACATCATTAGAAAATCAGCAAAAGAATCCTTTGATGTAACGATGTTACCAGAAGGTAGAGGGTTTTGGTGGAACCCGGTACGGATTTCCGTATAAATATGTATCATTTCGCATTTATGGTATAAAATGGTATATAATCACCTCACCTGGGAGAGAGGTAAAAAAATGGTTTGTGTAATGGGAGAGGTAAAAAAATGGTTTGTGTAATGGGAGAGGTAAAAAAATGGTTTGTGTAATGGGAGAGGTAAAAAAATGGTTTGTGTAATGGGAGAGAGGGGATACCTACCACGAACCTCCCGCCCCCGAAACGCGTTTTCTCCCCCACGCCCCCTTCGCTGGAAAACCGGAAACGCGTTTTTACCTCAATCCTACAAACTCTCTGATTATCAACCATTTATTTAAATTATTGATAATCAATGTATTGTTATAATATATTGATTATAAGCCACTTAAATAAACATATATCCCACATATTAATGTACGCGTATAATACCGTTCTTGTGTATTTTGTAACTTTCTGATAATCAGATAATAGAATCGAAATTAATACAAGTTAACAAAAAAAAGATAGCATATATATATGTAATACTGAAAAAGGTTGTATATTTGCACAGTATTCAAGCGAGAATATTGGTGTTACATAATGAAGCTATATATATACTCCCGTTGGGTGTATTGTATGGCGATACCTTTTGCCTCTTTGCGTTGTAAAGTGGTAATATATTAGGGTGATATTGTTTAACAAATAAATACATAATGTTATGATTACAAAGAAAAACGTTAACAAACTGCAAAATTCCGTTATTAAAGAAAATGCATCAAATTTGGTAGGTGCAGTAAAGTTGTATAATGCTTTATTTGCAAATGGTTCTGATCTTAAAGCAATTTGTAAGAAGTTGGAAATACCAGCCGAATATGCTGTAAAGGTTGCAGCACTCGCAAAGGACAAAAAACGGCTGGTTGCCGTGTGTAGCCAAATGCTGCCTAAAGTAGATAATACCTTTGTTAAGTTTTCCCTATATTCTAAAGTATATAAGGATAACAAGGTGGACAAGGAAAAAGGAATTGAGGCAAAAACGGCTGACTGGTGCGCTGATAATGTGGTTTATGGCGGGGAATATAAATCTTTCGGTTTTTCAACCGCTGAGACATTGGAAGCTAAAAAAAGCGCAAAGTGGCTTGTTAAAGAAACGGACGAGTATAAAGCTACTTATGTAGCCGTTAAGATCAAATCTTATTCAATTCGTACCGTTGCAAAGTGCGTGAGTGAATATTTGGCGCACGAAAGCAACCAGCAGTAAAAAAGGTTAGGCGCGTACCGTTAAACGCGTCTGTACGCCGTTGTCAGTGGGTGCACGTCCCGCGTATGCTTTAGACTGAAGCTGACAAAACAGAGAGTTATTTTACATATTGGGGATAAATATACCGTTGCCCTTGCCGTTGGCAATTAAAGGGCCGGTATTACTGCGTGGACTATCCGAATAGGTATGGTTTATGTTAGGTATGTGAGTATAGTTTAGAAAGCATACCGTTGTACGCGGTTTGTCTCCGTTCGGGAACGTGTCTTACTGATCTACACGTTAAATAGGATCGGGCTGCGGAGAATCGCAGGGCGCAAACATGTAGCCTACCATGTAGGAACACGGAACGTCAAAACGCAAGGACACAATCGCCTTTATTTGTGGCTAAGTTGTGTAGCAGACGGAAAATATAATAACAACATAGTACGGGCCCGTACGCAAGAACTACGTACTAATTACGGGCTGTTGGTTGTAGCATAAAATTCGCATAGGATAGGAATGCGCGTCCGGTTCGAGCCCGGAACAACCTCTATATACAAAATTAATTTGATATGGAAAGGAAATTTAAAAATCACCGGGTAGATGTTCGCGGCCTGTCACGCAAAGAGGCTGCAAAGAAACGTAATGCGGCGTATCGTGAATTTATGTTGTATCGTGACCTTAAAGAAGCGTATCATTCCGATACCGGAAAAGAAAAGTGCAAGCGTAAAGTTCATACGTCAAGAACGTACGTTAAGGAAAATATAAACAGTATTTAAATAGGAATAGGGTTGTTTCGAATATCGGAGCAGCCCTATTTTTGTATCCTACTCTTTCTATTTACGGGTAGGATATTCTGAGAGTGAACACGACGACAAACAAGGTAGGAATGCGTATATTGGTTCAAATCGAAACAAAAATAAGGCTGTTTGGATATAATGCCGGTATTTTGTCTATGTCATGTCGTTAAAATTGGTCTAAAACGAAACTGTAGGCGGTTTTCTGACCCAAAATATGGTGTCGGATGCCGCCTTTTTCGTCTCTATGGATTGAAAATTGGGCTTATTGTATTTTTCTTAAAAATAAGGTATGCTTGATTATCAATTAGTTATGCTTTATAATACCCGTATTTTCGGACATGCTTATTGTATTTTTTTTGTTTTATGTGGTGGTTTTTATTAGTAGCTGATCTTTATTTTCTGTCGGTTGGCATCCGTTCTATTTTAGAGTATGGACCGGATCAGTATAATATTGTGATGGTCTTTTGTTTTTCATTTTTGGCTTGTGTTATAGGTTTGAATATCTATCTTGATAGGAGGAGTAGACGGTAGGGCGTGGGCCGAAGATCTCTATTCTCTCTATGGAATGATATTATTTCTAAACACCCCATATCCCATGCCATAGTATAGCTCAGTAGCGCTCTCCGTAGGCCGGTAGCGAGGCTCCAGAGCGCAGGTTCTATGCGGAAAGTCGGAGGATTAGCCGGGGTTGGAGAGGAGGAGAGGGAGGGCACTTCCTTCCAACAAAATTCAACTTCCTTCCAACAAAATTCAACTTCCTTCCAACAAAATTCAAC